ACAGAGCGCCACCCACGGTAGTATTCTACAAATATCGTGCCAAACTTGTAGCCCGGGAGGGATTCGAACCCTCACTACACAGAGCTTGAATCTGTTGCCATCTTCCGATTGGGCTACCGGGCCATTCAAATATCGTACATTTTCCTCCATTTTCTAACCATACTTTCACTTACGCCATACATTTTTCCTATTTTTGTATTCGTGTTTTCTGTTACTAACTTTTCCAAAATGTCCCTTTCCGGCCTCTTGTTGGTTGTACTATGATAACATTTTTGCGAACAATATTTTTGATTTCTATTTTTTGCAAAAAATTTTTTACCGCATATCGGACAAACCTTTTCAACACCGACCGGGCTCATTACTTTTACTTTCTTTTTTTTCTTTTTATTTTTTGAACAGTAGTTATCAGTTAATGCGTGACAATTTGGACAGAGCAGCATTAAATTTTCAAGTCTATTATCGTTATGTATTCCATTTATGTGGTGCGTTTCTAATGGTATCTTTTGACCTTCCCACTCGATGCGACCGCATTTTTCGCACATTTCAATCTTATACCCGGCAGAAATTAACCTTTTTCGTAACTGACTTGTGTTATATGTTGAATTTTCACAAAACACATCCTCATCTGAGCGTTTTACTCCTTTATTTAAATTTTTTCCATCTAAATTCCAACCTTGTCCGGTAAAATGAGAAATGTCTATCCCATATTCTTCTATTTTTTTGTGCATCATATAATATCCGGCCCCGTATGGCGAACGGCCTAAATATTTGCACATTCCAGCTATACTGTGGGAATTTTTAGCTGCTTCTCGATAATCATTTTCTGTGTGATTGTAACGTTTCATATTTATACTTTTACATATAAATAGTTTCGTACCCACAAAAAGTAGAGGCGTTATAGTATTTTATACTACCATTTTTTGATAAAATTTTTATTTCAAAGAGCTTGGTACCCTTGGTGAGATTCGAACTCACACTGTATAGGTCCTTGGCCTATTGCCATCTTCCAGTTGGGCTACAAGGGCATATTTTTGTACCTCCGGCGGGATTCGAACCCAGCACTGAAAGGATTTTAAGTCCTACGCCATCTTCCAGTTGGGCTACGGAGGCATTTAACAGGCTCATCGGCGTATCCGTTACTTTCAGGCTTTCAGCTAAATAGCGTTCTGCGACGTCTGTCAGGGCTTTGTTTAGCCTAGCACCTTCCTCCGATTTAAAGAATCCCGAACTAACGTGGATTCTACCTGTTTGTACCCCCAGTGGGATTCGAACCCACACATAAATACGGTCTGAACGTAAAGCCTCTTCCAGTTGGGCTACGAGGGCATAAAACCGGCGCTCTGCCTGACTAAGCTACTCCCCGATACGCATACGGGCTTCAAGGTTGGATTTTAACCAACGTCTCCGGTATTTTGAGCTCCTAACCGGATTCGAACCAGTACTTGAACTTTACAAGGGTCCCGTGCTCAGCCGTTAAACACCATAGGAGCATAATAAAACTGTTTGGAAGACACAGAAAAACTTGATTCATTTATCTTTGTTTGGGCCCACGTGGTTATAGTGCCGAAGCGGGAAAATGTCTCCGATTAAAAACCGCTCCTTTTGAGGTTAACAGAGGGAGCGACCACTCTGTTATTCAACCCCTCAGCAAGTTACACCTGCAGGGACTTGCAATCTCCTTTCAGTGCTTCCTAGTGGGCAGGGAGGGATTCGAACCCCCGAAGCCTGAGGCGTTTGATTTACAGTCAAATGTGGTTGACCACTTCACATACCTACCCATCTTAAATTTTGCGGGGATGGAGGGATTCGAACCCACAACCTCTTGATTAACAGTCAATTGCGCTAAACCGTTGCGCCACATCCCCATTGTTGCGTTTGGTGCAGGATTCGAACCTACGGTGTTCTTCACACGGCACATTAACAGTGTGCTGCCTTAAGCCACTCGGCCAACCAAACATATTTGTCGGGAAGACAGGATTCGAACCTGCATCTCCCTGGCTCCTGACCAGGCCGCTTACAAAAAGGCCAATTAGCGTACTTCCCGTTATATTTCTGAGCTCCCTATCGGAATCGAACCAATATCTGCTGATTACGAAACAGCTATAATAGCCTTTATACTAAGAGAGCATTGTGGCGGTAACCGGAGTCGAACCGATATCTGGTGGGTCAAAGCCACCCATACTCAACCTTTGTACGATACCGCTGTGGACCCGAAGAGAATCGAACTCTCCACACGTTCCTTGCAAGGGAACATCGCCAGCCTTGGTACATGCGAGCCCATTTTTGTACTCCTATCGGGAGTCGAACCCGAATCCCCGGACTGAGAATCCGGTCGCCTGAACCATTAGCAGATAGGAGCATATTTCAATGAACTTGTACTGGGTTCCGGATTCGAACCGGAGTCGGATGCTTGAAAGGCACCCCGCCTCGACCAACTAGCAGATTAACCCAGCATATTAAAAAGGCACTCAACATTTCCTATCACCAGTTTGGTCGCTCGCGAAAACGGAGCCAAAGTTTATGGATAGTTCTATATCCTTTGGAAACGGACTCAGACCGGTCTTTATGCTTGTCCGTAGTCTTGTTGTACCTTTAATTTATATTCCAATGAACTTGTGACCCCGGCGGGGCTCGAACCCGCGACCCCGACATTAGAACCGTTAACGGGACTTGCACCCGTGCCTCACCTGTTTCCCAAGTGTTTTCCACTGCTCGAATTCTAACGGTTTGGTTCGTTACGGTGAACCACCCCTTATAAAGTGTCGTGCTCTACCAACTGAGCTACAAGGTCAATCCAATAACACTAATCTTGACTAGGATAGGCTTACCTTAGATTTGCACCTCTCAAGGCGGATTGCGTCCGTTTTCGCCACCTCGCTGCCGTTTCGAACCGACAGTATCTTTAAAGGATATTAAGGCACCGCACTACCGTTGTTCCTGTCTACCATTTAACACGAGCATGCATCGCGGCAATTTTATACTTGGTAGCACTCTTTGTCATCCTGTGTCATTCCCTAAACCTACGTATGGACCGAGCTCCAGTGCCCGTGGGAAAAGTCAAGATTTTTTAATTTTCAATGAACTTGCGGGCAATAGGGGAATCGAACCCCTACCACATGATAGACAGTCACGTATCCTAACCATTGGACCAAATGCCCGTTTGTGGGAGAGGAGGGATTCGAACCCACTTACCCTAAGCCAGTACGTCACTATTAAAGGGAACGGTTTTACAGACCGCCGACGATACTCTCCCATGTATTTCAAATAACTTGTCGGGACAGAAAGATTCGAACTTTCATTGCTACCGTATCAGAGTAGTATCCTAACACCGTTTAGATGATGTCCCGAAATATTTCAAACAACTTTGGTGGTCCCGGTGGGATTCGAACCCACATCGTCGCTGCTTAAGAGGCAGGTGCATCAACCATTCTGCCACAAGACCATATTTGTGCCCCCGGTGGGACTCGAACCCACAATCACGCACCTTAAAAGGGTGGAGCTTTAACCAATTCAGCTACAAGGGCTTTCCAAGAACCTATTTGCCAGCTTAATTTATTACCTGTAACCGGCAGGCTCCATTTTCTTTCTTAGCCCTCGTATCTTGGAGGGCTAAAGATTGTATTTTCGTTTAAACTCTTTCATGTCTATTTCTTCTTTTTTAACTTCCGTTCTTTTTCCGTTAATGACAACTTCAATGGGGAACTGTGATTCGTCCCAGAAATACTCTTCCGGCTTAACCTTTGTTCCGTCTTCAAAAAACAATTCACATTCTCCCCTTTCAATCATCTTCCTAATCATCAAGGTTGCAACATAAATTGCTTCTATTTTTTGTTCATTGTCTGTCATATTGCCTGTATTATCAAAAACCGTGCCAAACTTTAACCTTGGAATGGACTTTTTAATCCTTTCATGTAGGCAGTGAAGTAAAGTACTTGATTATCAGTCAAATTCTCGTACCACTCGTCAAAGTACTTAAGAAATCTCTTATGTACGTTATACCTCCACTCATTCCAAAGGTATTCTTTCAGTTTATCGTTTTGCCCCGCTTTCCATATCTATAATTGTTTCAATCTTTTCTTTATTCAACTCTGGGTGATGCAATTCGTGATGACAATTTTGACACAACAAAACGCATTTTTCCAGTTCTTTTTGTATCTCTTCCTCGGTCAATCGGCTAAAAGCTCTGGCGGTCAATGTAAATTCCTTGTCCCTCGTATGATGAAAAACAAGCGCCGACAAATTTTTATCATAACCACAAACAGAGCATTTACCCCCAAGTCTCATTATATACTCGTACTTTTTTATTGTTCCAAGTTCATCATTCTTGCGTGAATGGTTTGTTTGATAATTTTGGTATGAATAGTATTTTCGTTTGCATCTTTCTGAACAAAACTTTTTCTGGTTTCCGGTAAGTTTTTTTCCACAATTCACGCAAAATAATTCGTTCTCCTCATATTTCCTTGTCTTTGGATAATGTCTCTTTTTTGAAACTGTTTTCTCGTTAACAATTAAATGTTTTTCCGCGCTGTTTTTGCTTTTTTGCTTCTTTTCGGATTTTTTCCTTTTCGGATACAAAACATTGTTAACTTTTGCTGCACACGAACTTGAGCAATAGGTATTTTCTCGATGCTCAAAATCTATTTTTTTTTCGCATACTGGGCAAATTTTCGGGTTTCTATCATATTCTTCCCTTGTTAATTTTCCTCTTTCAAACGTTAATCCATTTTTATACATGAAATTTTTTAGTGTCCTGCGTGTTCCGCCATTAACTTTCAATCCAAGTTTCTTAAGAACTTCACTCAACGAATTACATTCAATCAATAAGTTTTCAACTCTTTCTTTTTCCATATTTTACGCATTTTACTTATAAATAGTATTTAATGAGTAAAAAGTCAAGTTTTGAAACAAAAGTTTTGCTAGTATTTTTGAGTACACGGCAGGATTCGAACCTGCGGTCCTGGGGTTGCGGCCCAGTATGTTAACCACTTCACCACGTGTACATATTTCAAAGAACTTATTCTCGGTACCCCCGGAGGAACTCGAATCCCCAACCTCTTCGTTCGTAGCGAAGTGCTCATCCAGTTGAGCTACGAGGGCGTTTCTTTGTGGTCCCAATGCGAATCGAACGCATATCGTAGGAATCGGAATCCTAAATTCTGTCCGTTAAACTATGGGACCGCTGTGGATATGTCAGGATTTGAACCTGAAAAGACACATTTCTCGGGTGTCCGTACTCCGTAGGAGCTCTCGCCGTGCATTCCTTCGCGTCGCATATCCATTTTGAGCACCCAACCAGAATCGAACTGGTGACTATGCCATACCAAGGCATTATTTTCCCAACTATACTATGGGTGCGTACTCAGCCTTTAATACTACGAGGGCATTATTCTTCAATGAGCTCCGTTTGGCCATGGGCTTTCATATCAAGCTTCTCGGCCCAATTGACCGCCTTATATGTTCCGAAAAACAACAGGGCAATCGCCACTATCGCAATGATGACCGTATAGCCAATCGGCATCGGAACCTTTTCATCATCAAATTCTTTCTTTCTGTTTTCAATAAACCACAACATAAACTAAACTCTTAAATTTTGTACCCCAGGAGGGATTCGAACCCCCAATCTGCATCCTTAGAAGGGACCTATGTTAATTCCGTTACACCACTGGGGCATATAATGATAACCGTAGTTGGGATTGTCCAAGTACCTTTATCTGCCATATTCTCAAGAGCCCAACCTTGTGGCATTGATTATGTACATGCAGTTATCATTTGTGTTGGTGTGGCTGGATGGATTCGAACCAACGGCTTTCTGCACGTCAAGCAGATGTACTTACCCACTATACGACAACCACATATTTCAAAAATGATGTCTTCCGGACAGTAATGCGCACTCTTGTATTTGTCCCCGGATGGTATCTGTCATGTTCCAATCTCGGTTGCTTCTCAGCGGTCATGCATTAACCGTATACACTCCCTTCTTCATTAGACGACTCGACATCATTATATTGCAATCTATCATGTGCTGTTACGCCAAAGGCCATCACTTCTCACCGAGGTAGTTCCTACGCACGCGCCTGAGGTAATTGACTCGGACTAGATGTCACGATTTACGTTTACTTGCAATCCCCTCTTCACTCGCGAAACGGGGGCAATGCCACTCTTTAGCTGATGGCTGCTTCCAAGCCAACAGTTGATAGATTGTTTGTTTTTCAAAGAACTCTGTACCCGGGGGCGAAGTCGAATCGCCGTCTTATCTTTAGGGGAGATACGTCCTTCCACTAGACGACCCAGGCATTATTACACATTAACTACAAAAACCGTGCCAAACTACGCAAAAATCCCACGTACCGCTTCCCACAGGGCGCTTCCTGCACCGATTGCAAAACCAACCGCCAGATATACCGGCCAAAAATACACGAAGGACAAATTAAACATTACCCTGAAAGGTCTCTTCCATTTTCCAACGAAGGGTAAAATGCCCGGTTTGCCATCTTCATTAAGGGTTAGCGAAAATATGCAAATACCTAAAAGTGTATAACTGACAAAGAGCACCGCCCATATCCAAAAACTACTCATAACTAAAAATTTTAATGTTTGATATCGTATCTAACAAAAACCGTGCCAAACTATTCAAGTATTGACTTAAATGTACCTTTTGTTACATCGTAGAGGCTAACCAAAACCATAGCCAGGACGTAAAACCACCAAAAGACTATGAACGACAACCTAATCAGCACCCTGTATGGTCTCTTAAACTTCTCAAGCTTGAACAATGGTTTAGTTCCGTCACTGCTATCTCCATTGAAGATGGAATACATCATTAAGCCAGAACCGAGGTCAAGGACTATGCAAAGCAAAATAAGCAAAAAGTCAATCATAACTAAAATTTTAATGTTCGGTATTGTATCTTACAAATACCGTGCCAAACTAAAAATTTTCTTCAAGTTTTTCAATGTAGTCCAACGGTGATACCCCAGGACCAAGCTCATGTATCTTTTCAAACCCGTTCTCCTCGGTTATCATGGACTCGGACGGCTTGATGCTTCCCTTGTACTTTCCGTAACTGGAGGTTTCAAAATCCTTCGTCACTGGATTGTAATCTCCCCACACTGTCCTCTCGTCTCCGTCAATGGGTTCCACGTAGTAGGTCTTCCCGGTCTTCTGTGACTTAACGATGAACCTTCCCGTCTCGTCCCTGTCAAGAAGGAACCTTTTGTTAAAATCCTTGTCCATATTAATTAAGGTCAATCAAATCTCCCTTCTCCATCGCCCTCCGTATCCATCTCATAAGGATAATTGCCTTTTCGTAGTAGGGCTTGAAGGAAGCGCTCTCTCCGCAATCAACCTTGTCTGAAAGGTCAATCTCAACGAGGTATTTCTTTCCGTTGCAGGAGGTGATGATGTACTCTGCAACTCCACCGGTCCTGATACAGTCCAGCTGTGCCGTTCCCTTTACGATTTGGGTCAATGTCTCCATAATTTTTTCTTGTTATCGTTTATTCTTACAAATATCGTGCCAAACTTTATTCCTTCAGCAAAAAAGTTATGTTATATTTCTTTCTTATGCTACTTACAAAGCGTTGCATATGCTTAATTTCTTCTTTTTTCTTTTCCGTGACTGGTGCCGCATCAATCAACGGAGGATAGTCAATTATCTTCATATGTCGCTATTCTTACAAATATCGTGCCAAACTTGAGTTGTGGGTATTAAAAAACCTCCGAATCTTGGGTTTTTCCTTGCCGGAGCCTTTAGATTGGAGGTGAAGTTAAGATGTATGTTGTGGTTAGAAACCTATGTGTGCTTTTTACTTTCTACGTTCGCATCACTCCTACTTCTCCCTCTACTCCGGGTGCCTCATACCATTCATTGCCTTTAAAGCAACTTCCACAGAGTACGGCAATGGCCAGGTCGGTCCTTCTTGAATCGACTGGTCGTGAATATTGCTTCGTATTATGTAACATCTGTGTCATTGAATGTATGAATTGATTTTTGTTCGCTATATAAATATACAATCTTTTTTGAAAAAAACAAAAAAAATGTGAAAAAATTGCAAAAAATTTCTACCCAAAACAAAACCCACCTTAAAGTGGGTGGGTTTCAATTGGTTAGGAAATATTGAAAATCCGCTTGAAGATATTTCTGCTCTTCAGCCTTTGATTTTCAGCTTCCAGTTCCTTGACCTCCTTTGCCATAGCCTCCTCATTTTCGTGCGCGTTTTCAAGTTTTCCATTAAGGAGCTCAATCACCTCATCCTTAGTTACGACCTTCACCGGCTTAATTAACTGAATATAGTGGGTTTTGTACCAATGGTCATAAAAAGTGTCACGAGCCGTCACGGTAAGCTCAACATAATAGCCTCGTTCCTGGGAGTCTTTCTTAAGTTCCTCCCTGGCCAGTTTCAGACATTCTTCGGCCTCTTTCAGCCTCTTGTACTCCTCCATCGGGAGTATCACCTTTTCATCGTTCATATTCATGTGTTTTTTTAAGTTACACCACCGTTACTACAAAAACCGTGCCAAACTATATAAGCCCGGCAAAAAAATTGAAGCCCACCTCGTAAATGGGTGGGTTTCAACAGTTTAGTACTTCTTCTTCTTTCCCTCCTTTTTCTGGGCTGCTTTCTCCGCTCTCTCCTGGGCCTTCTTCTCTGCCATCTGTGCAAGAGTATAATGTGCAAGGAGTGCAGCGTCTATTGAAGCCTTTCCATATTTTTCGTAACACCCGACAGGGATATTCAATGTAGGGACTCCAATTATGATTTTGTCCTTTTCGCTGTCATATGCAATCTCATCCATTGCAAGGCGAAGCCACATGTATCTTGCGTTGAGACCGTTTTCATCAGTCCCTTCCGGTACAAGGTCAAACATTTCCCCGTTTACGAGGATAAGTATGAGATTTTCTCTTGAGCTAAGGTATTCCGCGTATTCATTCGCTCTAACCACCTTTACCGCTTGTTTCAAATTAACGACATCAAGTACCTCAAAATCAATGCCGTAACTTGCAAGACCGAGCTCATTCGCAATCTCATCAACAATCTTTACGATACTCTCATCTGCCTTAAAAAACTTTGCCATAAATCTTTGATAATTAAGTAATTATTGTTATTTCTCTTTCCAAAATGATACTTCAGCTGAATAGTAACCGTTATGGGTCCCGTACCACTTGATGTCAACATAACCTTTCAAAGTTGCCAGGGTATAGAACGTCCATACTTCCGGGTCAGAATCCATATATCCGGTTTTATGACCTCTTTTCTCGCTACGTCTGACCTCAGCCTTGACGATTTTGTTACCGATGAGGCAATCCACGTCTCCACAAATGTCATCTATGGATATGTCAATGGCGTTTCCGTAAAGGAATGAATCATCATCCGGATACATCCTATACACACTACCATCGGAACAATAGAATGTGACATCGTAACTTCCGGTCTCAAGACCTTCAATTTTCGTAATTGTCTTCCCTTCAAGGTCTATGAAGCCGCCGTCTTTCTGCTTCACTCCCCATTTCTTGTTTTTTCTTCCCATATTACTTATATTGTAATAGTAAGATACAAACAATTTCCGGGAAAAACAACATGGAAGAGAAAATAATCAGCGAAAAGGAGCGTCTAAGAAGAGAAAGGCTTGCCGAAAAGAGGAAAGCTGGTTATCGTGCGTACATTGAAAGGAAGCACAAGGAGATGGAGGAGCGGGAAGAGAAGAAGCGTCAGGAAAAAGAGGAAAAAAAACAGAAATCTGTCCCTAAAAAGAGGAAAGTTGGTCGTCCGAAAAAGAGGGGGCCGAAAAAGAAGAGGAAATATGTCTCCAGGAAGCCGAAGATTGACAAAAGGTCATTGAACATCTACGACTATAAGGTGGTGTCATGTCATAATGGCAGACAGAACGAATACATTGGAGCATATGTCAAAGTTGAGGATGCATATGAAGTGGTTGAACAACTCCTGGAAGAAAGTAAGAAGGTGATATTTCCGGCCCGCGTTCAAATTACGGACACAATCATCAATTCAAGGGACGAATATCTGATACTGGAAAAGAACAGATACGGCGACAAGGAGGCTCCGCTTTTAAGGAATGAGTACGGAAAGCTCGTCAGACAGGAAACGAACTCTGACAAGTGGATAGTGTTGGACAAGTTCAGCTATGACACTGAAGAGACATTCTGGGTATATGGTTATGACCCGGTGAGAGGGAGGAAGACCTTTGAGTGGATATACCTTAATATATTATTATATGGTATAGAGACGGCGTACGACATAAAACGGGTCATGCTGTACAAGAACAAGGTAATCATAAAGGACGATGCCGGAAACCTGGACATCATATTCTGTAAGACGGTGAGCGACGGAATCCGGTTCTACAATATGTTGAGCGAGTGGTCGGCAAAGAGGAAACTGAAACAAATCATGTTCCTGGGAAATTACAGCGAAATAGGTGACAAGAGAAGAAAACTTGAAGCCGAGCTAGTGGAAAAGACTGGCTGGACGATAAGGAAAATCCAGATGTCCACAAGTAAAAAATGCCGTTTGTGAACCTATTTATAAGAAAAATATGGGCATGGAATACCTTTACATCTATAGCGCGGTAAGCGAATTCGTTGAAGATTATTACGGCGAAGAATATCATGAACCTTGGGTTAGTCTGACACTTGAAACCGAGGAAATTAACTATAACAAGAAGGGACGCGACAGGCTGCTTATCACTCCACTTACATTCAAAGTTCTTTCTGATGGTAATTTATCAGTAAAGAATACAAATAGCGCCAGCAGAGATTTTGAATATTCCTTGAATGGCGGAGAATGGACTGCATTCTCACTACCGGCAGCTAGTGAAGAGTTGCTTGTTACAGCCTTGACTGCCGGTGATGAAATAAGCTTCAGAAGAGACAACGATAACTTTTCAAGTGCAAGATTCGTTGGCGATTCAAATCTTAAGATTGACATATACGGAAATCTTATGAGCATGCAGTACGGCAGCGGATTTTCTGGACAGACAGAGATAAGAAATCTGGAAAAAACCGAAATTTTCGAACATCTGTTTGATGGAATGGGTGTTGTTGATGCTTCTGAATTGTTACTGCCAGCCATGACGCTTTCTAAAAACTGCTACCGGTATATGTTCTCTGGGTGTACCGATTTGCTATACGCACCAGAACTACCAGCTATGACATTAGCAAACGGCTGCTACAATAATATGTTCAGGGGTTGTACAAGCTTGGTTTCCGCGCCGGAGCTTCCAGCCACAATTTTAGCAAACCAATGTTATGATGCTATGTTTCAAGGGTGTACAAGTTTGACTGTTGCGCCTGAATTACCGAGTGAGTCACTGAATAGAGAGTGTTATTATAGAATGTTCAGAGAATGTAGCAATTTAAGTTACATAAAATGTTTGGCAACGGACATTTCTGCAGCAAATTCAACATTCGATTGGACAATGCAAGTATCTCCTACCGGAGTATTCATTAAAAATAAGAACATGGAGACATGGTCCAGAAACAACCATGGCATTCCGAAAGGATGGGTTGTATATGATAATGAGTTGGTTGTAATTGACAGGCCTGTCTTTAATTACAGTGGCGATGCAAAATCTGTTCGTATTCATTCAGATGAAGATTGGTCTGTAATTTCATGTCCGAATTGGTTATCAGTTAGTATTACGAGTGGAGGAAGCGGACTGCATACAATCGTCATGACGGCACAAACAAACAATACTGGGGCTCTAAGGTCTGGAAGTTTCACCGTCCAAACAACCGATGGACTTCAAACAAAAACGGTTGTATTGGTGCAATTGACGGAGCCGGAAAACTCTTACCTTACATTCTTTATCAAATCCGATGGAAACCTGTATTGGAAAGCGGATGATAACGTGTTTACTCGCGTGATTGAATACAACAAGAACAATGAAGGCTGGGTTTCAATAACGAGTGACGCGAATCCACAGGCGATACCCGTATTAAACGGTGATGTTGTGGAATTCAGAGGGGACAACGCAACTTATACAAATGATGACAATAAATCAAACAAGATAAGTGCTTCAACAGACTGTGACATATATGGAAACATAATGAGCATGATTGACAGCACAGGTTTCACTTCCCTCTTTACGCTTGACCAGAATGTAACGAGAACATTCAGGAACTTCTTTGATGCGGTTCCAGTGATAGATGCCTCAAAATTGATACTTCCAGCAACGACATTGGCGACACATTGTTATTGGAATATGTTCAGAAATTGTAAAAAATTAGTACAAGTCCCTGAACTTCCGGCAATGGTACTTTCGGATTATTGCTATCTTGAGATGTTTAATGGTTGTTCATCCCTTTCAATTCCACCAGAGTTACCGGCAATGACACTTGCAAACTATTGCTATGCACTTATGTTCAATAATTGTACGGGGCTTACAACCGCGCCACAACTTCCAGCAAGGACAATGAGCGAAGCATGTTATGTTGGAATGTTCAATGGGTGCACAAGTTTGACAGTTGCTCCAAAACTACCAGCAACAACACTGGCAAAGAATTGTTATGGGCGAGACAGCAGTTCGGGGCCAACCGGTGGAATGTTCGAGGGTTGTACTGGACTTATTGCAGCACCAGAATTACCGGCAATGTCATTGGCACCGTATTGCTATCAACTTATGTTCAGAAACTGTAGATTGACATCTGCGCCTGTCTTGCCTGCAACTGATTTGGCGGATGGGTGTTATGCTGGCATGTTTTATGAGTGTAAAAACCTTGTAAATGCTCCTATATTATCCGCAAATAATCTAAAAAATAGATGTTATTTTGTGATGTTTAAGGGTTGCACTTCTTTGATTGATGCTCCGGAACTACCGGCAACAAACCTAGCAAATGGCTGTTATGATACCATGTTTGAAAACTGCAAAAATTTAACAGGTGCACCTGAGCTAAACGAAACCACATTAATGCCACAATGTTATTCAACAATGTTTAAAGGTTGTATTGCATTGACCGATGCACCTACTTTACCATCATCCATAATGGCGGTAGATTGCTATAATAGCATGTTTATGAATTGTACATCATTAACTGGTGCACCAATACTATCATCATTAACTTTGGCACAGAAATGTTATAAAAATATGTTCAATGGATGTACTAGTTTAACTAGCGCCCCTAGTCTTCCGGCTACAACTTTGGCGGCAGAATGTTATAACGGAATGTTCGGAGGATGTACATCATTAGTAACATCCCCAGAACTTACAGCAACCACACTTGCAAATAATTGCTATGGAAATATGTTTAAAGATTGTACAAGTTTAACAATAGCGCCATCTCTTCCGGCAAATAGCTTGGCACAATCTTGCTATGCAAACATGTTCCAAGGTTGCAGCAGTTTAACCACGGCGCCAACACTTCCAGCAACAGCACTTTCAGTGGGTTGTTATGAATCAATGTTTTCAGGGTGTACATCCCTCGTAACACCTCCGGAACTACCAGCAACAACATTGGCTACGGCATGTTATAATAGAATATTTGATGGATGTACAAACCTATTAACAGCTCCACAGTTACCATCCACAACTTTGGCCGCCAGATGTTACACCAACATGTTTTATGGTTGCGCGTCATTAACTGGAGCCCCGGCCCTATGCGCAACAACACTTTCAGAAAATTGTTACAACAGTATGTTCTACAATTGTACAAGTCTAACGACCGCCCCTGAACTTCCAGCAACAGCGCTTACAACAACCTGTTACAAGAACATGTTCAATGGGTGCTCAAGCCTGAATTATGTCAAGGCTCTATTTACCACGGACCCGGAAAGTGGTGAGTATACTACGGACTGGCTCAATGGCGTATCACAGACCGGAACATTCATCAAGAATGCTTCTGCAACATGGACAACAACCGGACCTAACGGTGTTCCTACTGGTTGGACGGTAATTACAGCATAACGATTGTCCACATAAAATAATTTTTGAACGGGGAGAGTTTTTCTTCCCGTTCGCTATTTATAATTGATATTCAATGGGAGTGTCTTCCCACCCGGTGTTCTATAACACGCTAAGTTGGGCTCTATAGCCATAGGAAAACTATATAATAAACAAACTAAAAAGAAAAAATCTAAATGGCTACTAGAAAAATACTTATTAATCGCCATACTTCGGGTAGTTCAGCTCCGCAGGCTGATAGCATGTACCTTGGTGAAATTGCTGTTGCTCACGAAACCGGTAAAGAAACCCTGTTTACAAAGAACAACGCAGGGAATATGGTCCCGTTCATTTCATGCGCACAAACCATTTCTATCGTTAGCGGAATGATTGCTTCCGTTGATGTCGTCTATGATGTTAACAAGAAAGAAGGCGAACCCTACATTAACGTCGAAACTGGTCAAACAGGTAATCAAAAAACATTCACCCTCAGTACAAGTGGTGTTGCAAGTGAAACCAATCTTAATGCTCTGAGCTCCGCTACGGTCAGCAACTTACAGAATATGACAAATATTCTGACAGCACTTACTGATGTCGTTGTTACTGATATTAATGGTGACGATATTATTACCGCAACAAAGGTTGATGAAACTACCGGTTCCAACTCTTACAATCTTACCCATAAGCAGGCTCTTGCTACCAGCGGTTTCAACAAACTTACAACTGACGCCTATGGACATGTAACTGCTTCTGCTGCCGTCACTACCGAAGATATCCAGGCCCTTGGTTTTAAGACCAGCGCTCAAACCGGAGAAGACCTTGAAGCTCTTTCTGCAAGCGTTGTAACAAACAAGACCAATATTGAGGCTCTTTCTGCGGGTACTCAGCACGACATTGAGGCCCTTTCAGGAAACGTTGTTGAATATGTAAAGGTTGTTTCTGGTAATATTGAAACCGTTATCAATGAACTTTCTGCAGGTACACTTCAGCTTTCAGCTGATACCCACAACACCATTGCAAAGCTTTCTGCTGATACCGAAGCTGCAATTGAAGCAGCTATTGAAGGCCTTGATTCCGATTCAGCAACTACCGATAACAGGCACTACGTTACCGCTATCACAATTGAAGATGGTAAGATTGTTTCTTTCGGAGAAGCTACAGACCCTCAGCTTTCGGTTGAATCAGCTGGTACTGGCAACGTTGTATCAAACATCGCTGTTAATGACCACAAGATTACTTACCAGACCGTAAGCGTTGCAACAAGCGAGGACATTCAGGCGCTTTCAGCTGCAACCATTAACCTTTCTGCTGGTACGGTTCACGACCTCGAAGAGCTCTCTGGCGCTACCGAGGCTATCTCTGGGTATGCTCATGACGAAATTGCTCAGCTCTCTGGTGCTACCGAAGCCATCTCTGGCTACGCACACAACGAGATTGCAGCTCTTTCCGCTGGCACAATCCAACTCTCTGCTGATACAAAGGCTACAATTGAGCAGCTTTCCGCTGGCACAATCCAGCTTTCTGCTGACACTGTTGCTTATGTCAACCAGCTTTCAGGCTACGCTCACGGCGAAATTGTTGAACTTTCGGGCGCCGTACAGGCTAACGAGACCGACATTGACAACCTCTCAGCCGCAACTCTTGACCTCTCTGCTGTAACTCTTACTGGCGTATCTCTTAACAACACTCCGCTTGCCGTTAATAACCATGTTGTAAGCGTTCCTGTTGCTGTTGAAGGCTCAGAAATTGGCGACGCTACCGAAAGTGGCGCGGTTGCTGACGCTCTCGCAGTTAAAGAATATGTTGCAAGCATTGTTTCTTCTGCTGTAAATTACAAGGGCGCTACCGATGACGTTCCTGCTGGTACCCCTACTACAGGTGACCTCTACATTGCTAGCAGTGCATTCACCGTTGGAGGTAAAAACGTTGAAGTTGGTGACTTCATTATTTACAACGGAAACAGCTGGGATGTTATTGAAAAGAACCTTGATGGTGCTATCACCGGTAATCTTACCGCTGACACCGTAACTCTTGGTGACTCTACCAATAGTGTCAAGTCTCTTGCCAATGGCGCATCTGGTCAGGTTCTCACAATGGCTGGTGGTGCTCCTGCGTGGGTTGACGACCCTGAACTTTCAGTTGTTTCTGCTGGTACCGGTAACGTTCTTACTGATATCACCGTAAATGACCACGAAATTACTTTCACGAAGGGTGTTACCGCCGCTTCTGATGCTGAACTTAAGGCACTTTCTAGCGCTACTGTGGCTTTCTCTGCTGCTACCGACGCTAAATTCACCGAGCTTTCAGCTTACACCAAGGATGTTGACGACAAGGTAAAGGCTCTCTCTGCTGGCACTATCCAGCTTTCTGCTGATACAAAGGCTGCTATTAACGCGCTTTCAGCTGGTACTATTCAGCTTTCAGCTGACACAAAGGCCGCGATTGAACAGCTTTCCGGCTTCGCACACAATTCAATGATTGCTCGTGACGACGCTGTATTTAGCTCAGCTAAGACGTACGCTGACGAGAAGGTTGCCGCTGAAATCGCTCTGCTTGATTCTTCAACCGCTGTAACGGCCGGTAAGTATATCACCGGAATCGCAATCGCTGATGGTAAGATTAGCGGAATCACAGAGGAATCTCTCCCTGCAAACGTTGTTCTTACAGCTACCACCGCTGCACCTGTTGACACTGCTTCTGCTGTGCTCACTGGTGTTACCGCAAGTGGGGAGGACAACCACAGCCTTACTTTTGGTATGTCCAACAAGGTGTTCAGCGCAACGACTGCTGAGTCTGCTCTCACATCTGAGTCTGCTATCACTTCAGTATCCGCTACCGTCGCCGCTGATGCTGTACATGCAAGCGCAGCTACCAAGGTTGACAATGCGCTTACGGTAAGTGGCTATTCAACGAGCAGCGCATCAAGCCTTGACTCTGCAATCGCCTATGATGGTTCAGAGGCCAAGTCGCTCACTTTCGGCACCAATGGCCCTGCTGGTCTCAAGTCAATGTCCATGACCTCTGCTGGTGTTGTTGATGTTGAAGTCATTGACTGCGGTGAATATTAGTATTAGTATTTAACAACAGTTAACTTGAAGTAGAACTTTTAAAATCCCACGGTCATTCGTGGCCGTGGGAAATAAAAACAAAAACGAATTAAGTAATGAAAAGAGATAACAGACAAATACTTGTAAATCCGCATTCCAGTCAGGAGAAAGTTCCTGTTGGTGCGTTGAACCTCGGTGAAATTGGTGTACAGCATAATAATGTTGAAGATGCTGCATTGTATGTTGAAACCGTCGCCGATAGCGAAAGTGCAGATACCGTTGCCAAATTTATCACTGAAAAAGCCATTGATACCAAGATTGAGAATGCCCTTGACCTTGTTGAGATGCAGATTGACTCTCTCAACGAAGAAATTGGCCTTCCTCATGACCCTGAAGCTTGGAACAGCGGTTTAAGCGTATGGCAGGCTATTGAGCAGACCTACGAGGAAATGACCGCTGGTACTGCAGCTGCTAGCACGAAGCTTTTCATTGATGATGCTTTCGGACACGACGAAGAATACCTTAAGCTCAGAAGCGTGATTGATGCATCCTCTTCTGCCGTAAACTATTACATCAAGTCAGAAGGTATCAGCGAGGCCATTGAGTCAGCTTACACCGTCGTTAATGACAAGGTTGAAGCCCTCTCCGGTGTCGTAAAGGAATTCTCATCCGCTACCGTCAACGAAATTGAAAAGGTCGTTGAGAAGGTGGAAGAACTCTCCGCCGCAACACAGGACGTTCTTGGTGCTCTTGATTTCACCGGTGTAACCCAGGAGGGCAAACCGATTGTCAATGTGACCCAGGAGGATGGTCTTGTTAGCGCCGAGGCTGGAAACATCAGCGCCGAATTCGTCGAAATCAATGATTCTGGCGATACCCTTGACGAGGCCCTTGAATACATCCTTGAAAACATTGAGGCTAACAAGATTGAGAGCGAGGACGGTTCAATCGTCGTAACTCCTGGCACTCCTGGTAGTGATGAAGCAACACTTGTCAAGGTCAATCGTGACGAGGCTACCATCGTCCTTAATGACAATAACGAACTCGTCGCCGACCTCAAACTTTCCGCTATCACTCCAAGCAGTGTTAACGTAAAGGAAGAGTTTGCTCTCATTGACCACAACGGTCGCCAGCTCGGTGATACTGTCAAGGTCTACAAGGACAGCTCACTTTACAGGGCATTCCTTGGCCACATTGACGACGTTCTTTCTGACCCGGATGACCCTGAAAGTCTTGTTTCTGGCTCCGGCGACACTGCCCTTGACCTCATCTACCATAAGGAAGACGGTTCATACGAGCTTGTTGCCATTGATGTTAACGACTTCCTTGAGGAGAGCGAATTCAAGGATGGTCTTGAAGTTGACAACCATATCGTTAAGGTTAAGGTTGACGAGGACAGCGAAAAGGTCCGCATCAGTAGTGCCGAGACAGCTGACGTTCTTTCCGTTAGCGAGGATGGTGTCAAGATTGCCAACATCCAGGCCGCTATTGACTACGCCGTTGCTGAACTTGCCGGTAACATTGACGCTGATGTAACCGGTGCTTCACAGGATGGTCACGTTACTGTTGAGGTTGTCCAGGAGAACACCGAGCTTACTCAGGTCGTTGTTTCTACCGACGACATCGCCTCTGAAAAGGAACTTGATAAGGTTGAGGAATCCGTTGGTCTTAACGAGGACGGTTCATTCAGTGCCGACCCGACCAGCAATTTCGCTTCCGCCGCAACAAGCGTAAGAAACGAAATCAAGCTCATTGACCAGGCCCTTAAGGAAATCAGTGACCAGCTGAATGCTACCTCCGTTGAAAAGGATGCCGCTTCTGTTGAGAATTTCGTTACCCTCGAAGTTACGAACGATGGTGAGGGTGCAACAGCCATCACCATTAACGACAGCGAGCTCAAGCAGAACATTGATTTCATTAATGACGATATCGCTACTGAAATAGCGGCTCGTGAGACTGCCGATGCTGAACTCCTTGGAACTTCAGCATCAACAAGTGCTGAGACTTCACTCTGGGGTATCAAGAATCTCCTTGAACAGATTACCGAAAATCTTAACGATAAGGCTATCCAAGCTGCTGAATTTGCTGTCCTTACTGATAGCGACAGGCAAGCCGCACATTGCAACGCCGGTATTAAGGTTGTTGACAATGGTGAAAATGGACAGAAAGTCCAGCTTGACCTTTCACTCGTCAAGATTGACTGCGGTGAGTACGAATAGATAATGCATGTATGAAAAAAGGAGGCTTTAATCGGCCTCCTTTTTTTGTCCCCCGAATATTCGCATCAGGTTCTCTCTCCAAACTCTACGCTTTTTCTTCTTGGCGTATTTCTTGGCGAACTCTTTATTTCTTTTAGTGTCGGGGTTTTCCAGTTCCTTTTCCATTTCCTTGCCAAGCTCGCCAAGCAATTTCCTTTCAAATTCGTTTTTCTCGGCAAATTGTTTGGCTTCCCCGTGTCTGACATCCTGTCTTATTCCGGATACCTCTTGTTGTGTTAAGAAATCCATGGCTACTCCCTTGTAATATCATCTACCTCAATATTGTCCGGGTCACGTTCCTCAACTATCTCACTTTTCGTTGATGCTTCCGCCAGGTCTTCAAAGTATTCCTCAACGTGGTGAACGAACCAGACCATTCCACTGGTAAAGCAACAGTCAAGAAGAAGTGCCAGCCACCAATATCCGGTTCCCGCAAGAATTATATTAAACGGGGTAATTGCGATATCCGGCAGAAGGAACCAGTCAATAAGGGACATAACCCACCCGAAATTGGCCGGAAAACACATCATGCAAGAGAAAAGCTGACCGAAGTGCTCCCCAATTGCGCTGCTTATATTCCGGATATGTTCAAAAATCCGGAACGGTCCGCTACCAAAGACCATCATGTTTGACAGTCCATAGGCAACGACACAATAACAAAATATTAAAAGTCCGTTACTCATTCTTCAAAAATTCTTCAAGTTTATCCATGCCGTTGGCTTTTATAAAATTAACGGCATCTTCAAAGCCACGGATATAAGCGTACCTTGCTGATGAATTTCCATCCATCATTTCACCATCAAAATAGCCTCCGGGCGATTCCGGGTACTTTTCATACGCCAAATCAAACAATTTCTTCGTGTACATCATTTCCAAGCTCCTTTTCTACAATCTCCTCAACCGGAGACTTTTTCTTATTTATTTCCTTCTTTTGTTTCGGGAATGTGAATTCCAAAGTCCTGAGTTTCTTGATTGTATTCTCTTCATTCCCGAATATTTCCTTCAACTCGTTAATCTTCTCCTGAAATAACTGGGCTCTTTCCATTGCATCCTTGTTCACTTGGATGCAGTGGTCAACCGCATCAAACACGGCATCAAAGCCAACCGACATCTCCGCACAGAACAGATACTCACCCTCGGACCTTTCAACGATTGACACTTCATACTTTTCCTGTACAGCGTCATCTATAATCCATCTGGACGGAAAATGTACAATGACATAGATTACGTCAGTGTCATCCACCTTCGTAACCTGCATACCACTGAAATATTCTCCGGTCTTCTTTATTCTTTCCTGAATGTCAGCCATCATTTACAATATGAATCCCGTTATAAGTGTCGTTAAAATGTGGGCAACGGAAATGCCAATCCATAGCAGCGTGTGCTTTCCAAGTTCATACTCTCCGGTATTAAGTCCACGAATAAATCTCCACCCTTCCTTAAACAAGTAGAGAAATGCGAGTATGAATGTAAAGACAAAAAACTTCTTTATAAAGAACAATAATAATGCCATATCTCAAGTATATTTTACACTATCAATATACTAAAAAAGTCCGTAAAAAACAAAAAACCCGGACTTAAATCCGGGTTTAGTTTTATATTTTTACCTCTTACATCAGCCCAAATGGTCCTTCCGTCTTAAGACGTTTCAAGAAATACGCTAAATTCTCCGAAATTGAATATAGCTTATTAACGTATACTTCATATGTAACGCCACCGGCCTCCTCCATTTTTTGTTCGAACTTCTCCGCTTCGGAATCAACCAACGCAAGTAACTGCTTGATTGACTTCTCTACATCATACTCCGCAACATTTAATGAGCCGGTTATTGCTTTCTGTACTTCTTCAGCAATTATGTCCCTTAATTGTTTCTCTGTTAATTTCATGTTTATTTCTTTTTTTTCGTATCTCCTCCAACCGAAAGAAGACTGTTAACCTTATATGAAGACATTATCCAATTCTGTACCAGTTCATTCTCATTCGGAACCTCAGCACCCTCAACATAAGCAAAGCTCATCATGGCGTTCGGGGAGCCTTCAATCTCCATAAGTCTGAACCCAAGATATTTGATTCCGAGCGCCTTTGCCCTGTAATAAGCTGTATTATCCACTTCTTGCAAGTCTTCAACACTTCCGAACCACATTTCTTTCTCACGCAGATAACTTCCAAGTGGATAAAGTGAAAGTCTTACATTATCAAACTGTTCTGCAATTGGAGTAAGAACCGGATTCATTGATTCATAAGTAAGAGATGCGAATAAGAACGGCATACCATCAAGGTTGTTCGTGCTATTGTGCAGCTCCCAGATTGAAACCCATGAAGCATCGGTCTTGATTCTGAACTTGTCCAATTCTGCTTGAATAAGTGGTGTGTTGTTCATCCTCTCGTTCATCCTCTCAGTGTGCTTTTGTTCCCTATATTGGTCAAGCCTGTTGGAGAAAACTCCTGGCTGGAAAATCCATAAGGCAACAAATACAACAACACAAACAGCTATAAGGTCCATTACAAGTTTCTTAAAACCATTCTTCTTGACGAATCTATGGATAGCTTCCATCCATCCGATTGTAGCATTGGTTGTTTTGATAACTGCATCAATCTTTTCGTTTCCACTTTCCATGCTCTCCAAGAGAGTTTTTTGTTCTTTTGTTTCCCCTGACATAACTTTTACTGTACCTTATTTAATTATTTTTCTAGCCTTATCTAACGTATCAGTAAAGCTTTCATTACTTTCGGCCAAACGGCTTGCTGTTGTAGTATTCTTGTAGTAGTCACTTGCTTTATAACCGTAGAGGGCCTTCATCCTCTCAATTGACTCGTTCATTCCCTGCTTGTTGCTGTGGGAAATGATTTCAGCCTTTCCGTTCTTCCATTCAAGAAGATATTCATTGCCGGTCTTGTCCTTCATCCTAAAGACGTTTTCCTCAACCTTGAACTCGTCCGGGATTCTTGACATCATGTGACCCTCTGTAAGGAATGTGGTCTTCTTGAAATAGGCGGTCTTGACGTTCTTGTTCTCGTAAAGGTCACCGTGTTTGAAAGTCTTTTCCTTGTCATAAGTACGTGCTGCGAGACCGGAAGCCCTGGCGTTAACCATCTTCTCCTTCCAAGCGTCAGCATCGTCCGTAATGCCTTTGAAAATGTCCTTATTACCCTCAAAGTCGCCCTGCTTCTCTATACCGTTTTCCTTCTCGGCAACACTGGTATAGCCTTCCGCCTGGGCCTTGATGCGGTCCTTGTACTTCTGGTCAACATTGTCAACTTCGTAATCAAGGGTGGTTCTGTTGTCATCACCTTCCTTGGTTTTGTCGTACTTTGCTACCTCAATGGAGTCGGCAAGTCCCCCATCATAGTCCTTTGCTCGCTTTTCAGCGTCCTTGTAAGCCTTGCCGTTGTTAGCCTTATCTCCGCTCTCAACACCAGGCCCAAGTTTTGCCTTGAACTCGTTTGAGCTTTCCGCGATAAGCGCCTTTAAATCGCTCACTTTGTAGGTCATTGTTTTCATGTCTTATAGTATCTATAATTTTTATCTTTTACCACGGATAAAGCCCGCGATGTGTTCTTCCATTCAATGAACCTGATAGGAGTTCCATTCCTTTCAACATTTCCCTCTGCTTCAACTCCAGCATCTTTTCCCTATCCGGCTCGTCTTTTTCAAGTTCCTCTTCAACCTCTTTCTTAATCTTGTCAAGGTCTCTGAGCGCTTCTGGGTTGTATGGGTTCCCGTAACCGTATATATTCTTATTCATTCTAGCAATTTCTTCCGTACTCAACTCCAGCGGTGAAAGCCCTGATTATATTTTCGTCCCCATCAAGCCCGTTTTCTTGGGCCCATTCCATTGCTGCATTTTCTGCTGGGTCCCCCTGGGATATTATGTGACGCATCCAATCTTCCGCACCTCTTCTTCCTTCTGGGGTACTCATATCATAACCACCACCTTCATTCATTTCCATGATTACACCCTTAACAGATTCGGTAATCATTCTACGAAGGTCATTCTCGTTTATTTTAAATGTCTTTTTCATTGTTAATCCTCCTTTTTCTTGTGACTCCATTTTTTACAGTTTTGAGCAAATATGGCGCGTTTTCTTGTTAAAGGATTTTTTGAGTGTGTCAATTCTTCGGTTGACTTCCCGGTTCTTTTCTTCGTTGCATTGAATTTTCCCTTATTTTCCGGGTCAATATGAATTCCACTTTTGCTTTCTCCGATATGTCCTACCGGCTGATTGGCCTTGCTCTTTCTGGATAGTATATTTTTGTGGTCCATTGCTGGGTCATTCTTGCTCTTTGCACCAAATGGGGCATCATATTGCCAGTCATTCGGTCCATCAACACCAACATTACTGGTTGTAAGGGCTCCTCCGTCGAACTCGTCTTCTTTGATAAGTTGTGCGAGTTGTTCCATTTGTTCTTCTGTAATGAACATTGTAAGTCTACCAATTGGACGCTTCATTTTCTTAGACTCGTTCTGGTACTTGTTGTTATAAATCGTACGTCTCATAATCTTTCCGTTTCCAAGGGCATTTGTTACGTAGCCGCCACCAGCAGCTCCAGCACCCTCATTATCAGCACCGCCAGATATGAAACCACCAGCATCGCCACCTTCGCCATCCTCATTCAGGACAGTTCCTTCAACAATATGATTCTCAAACAACTTAATATAAAGGTTTCTGAGCTTTTCGTCAATTCCTTTGATTCCATTGGCCATATCCTTCTTCGGAACCCTGTAAATCACCTGGAATTCATCCTTCATGGGCTTTCCATTCTCATCATAGCCTCCGTTCTTGATGCGTTCTGTCTTGACAACAACAGCAGACTCTGGAAACCCTTCAATCTCAGGCTTTGTGAGCATTTCAAGGGCTTTCGGGGCGTCTATATCAAATCCTTTAAGATAATCATCAACATCAGCCTTTAAAGGATTTTCACCAATCAGTTTCCCGATGAAATCTTCCATGTGGGAAACGAATCCGTGCCGTGTAAGCTCTTTTGCATCAGGGAAATATGTTGCTTCACTTAACTTCATTGGTTATTTATTAGTCCTGTCCAAAAATTATTCCTCTCCCATAATCCACGGAAAAGAACCTTAACGGAGTCGGCCACAATCTTGCGAACCTTCTTTTCAAGCTCCTTATCCGCATCACGATTATTCTTAAGAGCCTTATTTACAGCGTCTTTAAAATCTCTGTTATCGCCAAGTGCTGCAATATCAGCTTTACTCATGATTTCTTCAACCACAAGTTGCTGCATTTGGCTTTCGTTAACTATGACTTTCTTACCTGCCATAATACTATTATTCGTATATAAATAGTCACCCAACGGTAAAAAGAAAGGGGACTTCTTGCGAAATCCCCAATCACGTCTAATGATAAATTAGCTATTATAAATATACATTTTTTTAGGATACTATCACAACTTTTGAGAAAAATAAACTATTTATTAGTAAAGATAAAATACTATGCCTAAAAAACTTACAAAAGAAGAATTCATTGAAAGGAGTAGAGCTATACATGGCGACAAATATGATTATTCCCTGGTTGAATATCATGGGAAAGACATTAAAGTAAAAATTATATGCCCAATTCACGGTGTTTTTGAACAAACACCAAACAATCATATGCATGGGTTTGGATGTTATAAATGTGGTAGAGAAACCGTATCAAAAAAATACAAATATACAAAGGAAGATTTTATACGTGTGGCGAACGAAAAACATAATCATAAGTACGACTACTCATTGGTTGATTATGTCGATTCCCAACACAAAGTAAAAATCATCTGTCCGGTTCATGGTGTTTTTGAACAGAAAGCAAACAATCACATGAACGGGTTGGGGTGTAGATTATGTGCGAACGAAGAAAATGGGCGCAGACAAGCTAAAACTACCGAGGAGTTTATTCGTGCAGCAAGAAACGTGCATGGCAATAAATATGACTATTCAAAAACAGAATATATAAATGATAAAGAAAAGGTTTGCATAATTTGCCCGGTTCATGGCGAATTTTGGCAACGGCCAGGGAACCATTTACATGGGTGGGGTTGTAAAAAATGTAGCCAAAGCCATCTTGAGTCAGAGATGTTAAAAATATTAACCGAAGCCAGAATAAACTTTGAATACCAAAAAACCTTTGAGTGGCTAAAATATATAGCCAATCTTTCACTTGACTTTTATTTGCCAGACCAAAAAATTGCGATTGAATGTCAAGGCGTGCAACATTATTTTCCGACCAGTTTTGGCGGGGAAATCAGTCCTGAAGAGTTTTTTTCGGTTGTAAAAAACAGGGATAACATTAAAAAGAAACTATGTGAAGAACACGGGATTAAACTGTTATATTATACCCACGAAAATGTACAAAAAAATAGCGATACCTTTTTTGATACCGCCACTTTACTTAATGAAATAATAAAAGTTTAAGAATTTTCTTTAATATTACGTACCATACGGTCTAAATCTGCAGCTTCTGACCGCCATTGCTCGCGCCAATTTTCATAAAAACCGTAGAGTTTGTTTAAAGTCTGGATGTTATCCTTGTTTACGATGAGACCGTCAGCCCAAACGAAACAACCGCTTCCGGTATTCGTTTCAAGAACAAACTGCCATTTAAGATTGTTCAATGCAGGAATGGTACCACTGAATACCATATTCTTCGTCTCAGGCATGAAGATAAGCGGGCTGTCGCTAACCTTATCCGGATTAGCTTCATTAAACTGCGCTCCACTTTCAACCTGCATGCGGAAAGATTCAATTTGGCTTGAAAGTACTCTTGTTCCGAATTTAGGGTCATCGGTAATCGCAATCGCATCGGTTTTCTTTGGCTTTTCATCTTCGGATTCCCTTTCTTCCTTTATGATGCCCCAGCCAGTTCCTGCGGCCTTTCCCCTGATAGCCCTAATTCTATCAAGCATGTTTCTTGTTACATCGTCTTCTCTGGTATTCATGTGTCAAAATTGTTTGTCTTTATTGTTTAATATAGGTTGCTTGAACCGTTCCACCAATTGGTAAACCCCTCGCTTCCAAACGACCTTTTATTCTCTTTTTGTATTGCGGCCCTCATGGCTTCCGTTTTCTTCTTAAGTGCCTCAACACGTTTAAGCTCTTCGCGGACCAATTTTTCCGCATTTTCCGGTTCTTTCTCTAATTTCTTATTGAATTCCTCTTTTCCATTCTCAAATTCATCAACCTGTTCTTTTACTTCGTCGGATGGCGTTGTGTCTTCAAATATTTTCTTTACTTCAGCATCAAAATCAATGTCCTTAGGGTTTTCAAAATTTTCAGCTTCCGCCTTATCCGACTCAATATCCGCTTTAACATCTTCCGGAAGCAAATTCAACACGTCTTCTTCCTTCGTTTGTTCAAGAGCCTTTTCAAGCTTCTCAATCTGCTCAATCGTTGCAGATTTCTTGGTAGTCTTCTTTGATGTTGCCGCCTTCTTGATTGTTTCTGTGGCGGTTTTATCCTTCTTCGTTGTAGCCATAAATAGTTTGTTATTATCCTTTATAAATAGTTTTCAATAAAATATCTTAAAATACATTGGCTGTCATACCAGTAGCCAGTGCAACACTTCTCATCTTTTTGAATGACGTATTCTTAATCTGTCGAATTCTTTCCTTCGTAAGTCCATACTCCATCCCGATTTCTTCCAGCGTCTTCGGCTTATTGCCGTCAAGACCATAATATTTCGTAATTATGTTCTTTTCCCGCTGATTCAGATAGTCCATAAGAAATTTGATGGCTTCTGACTGCTCCATTTCCTTATTTCTTTCCAACCCGTCATTAAGGAAGGTATCGTCTCCCATCTCTGCCCGATAATCATCGTCATCGGTTGCCAGAGGCTTCTCGTAATCGCACGGTAGGTCTTCGTCGTCAGAGGTGTTTCTCTTTGCCAGGGCTTCAAGTATCGTCTGCTTTATCCACCATACCGAGTAACTGATTATCTTGTAGCCTCTCTCCCCGTCAAACTTGTCCAGTGCTTTCATGAGACCGATGTTACCCTCTGCAATCAGGTCAGCATACGAAAGTCCGCGACCTTGGTACTGCTTTGCAATACTGGCCACGAACTTAAGATTTGAGGAAATGAGCTTATCCCTTGCCCCCATATCCCCATTGTATTTATATTTCCGCCACAACTCAAGCTCCTCGTCTCTTGAAAGGGGCTTATAAGTTGCAACCTCATTAAAATAGGTATTTACACTCTTATCGTGCTCCGTTCCAATCTTTTGCTTTTTTAACATTACCCATAACTCTTATCCTTTATTTTCTGCTTTCAGTCATAAGCTTAGTCTTCAATTAGTTCACCATAATCTCCATCAAGAATGTGATTACAGAGTTCGGCAATATCTTCCACATTATCTTGTGTAAAATCATCTGCCTCATACTTGTCGTTGTTTATGAGCAAGTCACATTTCTTGACAATATATTTGAGCCCATTTACTAATTCCTCTCTTGTCATATCCTAAGTTTGTTACACTATTATTTCTTAATCCACTGATATGGTTGAAATATTCGATTTTTTCGTCACCAGAATTGTCTTGTCATACCAATCAAGGTCAATGTGACAGATATGGAGGACGAAGTCATATTCAAGGACAATCTTGTCATAAAGTCTCTTCATGTCTTCGTAGTTCTCTGACGCAACACTACCAAGGATTTCGTCAAGCACAATGAATGGAGGTCTTGACAGGTTGGACATGTTAGCCAGAACAACTCGTAAGGCAAGTGCGGCCTCGGTTCTTTCAAGTCCGGAACCACCTGCAAGCCTGGTTCTAACACCGTCTCGGACAAGCCAGAACTCAATGTCGTTCTTCTCGTTGACTTCCACCTCTACCTTGAAATCGGCCACATCATAGAGAAGTTCGTCAAGATGCAAGTTGATGGTAGGGATTGTATTGCGGAGAACCATCTTTGAGATTCCATCCTTACCGACCATCTGCAGATACAGCCTCCAAGTCCTTTCAAGCTCAATTTCTTGTTCAATGCGTTTAATATACGATTCTTTCTGCCTGATAGTTTCATTATTCGTGTCAATATCTTTCTGAGATGCAACATTTTCACTTTCAAGACGATGGATGGTGGTATTATAGGACTCAATATTGACTTTTAGGACATTGACCTGGGCATCAATCTGGTTGTTCCTCAGAATGATGTCCTTATTGTCCTTATAGTCATTGGCAATCTTCTTGAGCTTGTTGTATTCAGTAAGAAGGGTGGTTCTCTTGTTCTTCAACGCCCCGATTTTGATTTCCTTCTGGGCCTTTGCAAGATACTTCTCACGGGCATCTTCAAGAGCATTCATTGCGGCTTCAATCTCGTCCTTCTGGGCCTTTAATTGGAGACCCTTCTGGTAATCCTCAGCGAACTCTTCCTGGAGCTTTGCAATTGCCTTGGAGTTATCCCTATCCGGCCATTTCTGGTGACATGTAGGGCAATACTCGTCATTTGCAAGAGCTTGGGCTTCCTTCTTCTTATTTCCCATTTCGGCCTTTAACGCAGCAATTTCATTGGTAAGAGCGTCTTTCTTGGATGACAAGGACTTGTACTGACTGTCAGAATACTCAACTTCACCGATTTCAGCCACTTCATTTTCAAGGGTCGCAAGGGTCTCGTTGTTTTTCTTTCCATCCTCTATGACCTTATTCATTCTTGTTTCAATAGTGGTCACATCTACATTAAGTAGTTCATCATCAACTTTTTGCTTGGATGATAGGAGGATGTCCTTGTTTTTGCTGTCACTTTCCAGGAGTTTCTTTGTTTCCTGGATTTTCTCCCTGTTAGCCTCAATTGTCTGTGCGCTGGCGATGTTCTCTTCCTTGATGGCTTCAATGTCCGACCTAAGTGTTTCCCGGTCGTACATATCACAAAGACGGCCAACACATGATTTAGCCCACATATCCTTGGCTTTCTGCTCCTTTTCTTCAAGTGGAAGCAAACCAATCCATCTTGAAAGGATACGTCCCCTGTCAGTATCCTTCATTGAGATAAGTTCGTCAAGGTCCTTTGCGTTAGCCGAAATGATGCGGTCAAAGTCTTCCTCGCTGCCGATGGCCTCCTTGATTGCCTTGGTGGTCTTCGTAGTGGAAACATCCTGCATATTGTCGGACTCGTTCAGTTCTTCCTCCTGTCCGTCGCCATTGACACGATAGTAGGCCACATTGTTACTGATGGTCTTGGTCTTCTTCTTCGGGTCCGGCTTGGTGAGGGTTCTTCTAATGACATAGTTCTCACCGTCAATGGTAATACCTACCTCCACGAACAATTCTCTCTCGTTCGGAAGGTAGTTGTTGAACATTTCGCTCTGCTTGTCGGCTTTTCCGGAACGGGTCTTACCAAACAGCGCAAAGTGAATAAGGTCGTAAGCAAAAGTTGATTTACCACTCTTGTTTGCCGGGTCGCCTTTAAGGTGGACGAGACCGCTGAGCTTCGTGAAGTCAAAGAAATTGTTCTCACCATAAGACAGGAAGTTCTTCCACTTCGCATATCTCAGGACGAAACGGCGGCTCTTTTCGTATGCATCATAGTTAATCAGAGCATTGACACGGGAATCAATGTTAAGTATTTCATCCCAATTGTAATCCTTGACACCGTTCTTCTCAATATACTCCTTGAAAAGCTGCTGCTGGAATTTCGGGTCCTTGATGTTGTTAATCATTTCGGCATTAAGGGCCGTATCCTGACCCGAAACGCCGTCAGGGTAAATTTTCTTTGTGCTAAATCTTACCTTTGCCGGAGGAACATTATGTTTCTTGGCAATCTTGGCTATGATGCTCTTCTCCTGCTCCTTTGTGATTGTCTGGGTTGGCAGGACTGGCATCTCATACCAATAACTGTTCGTGTTCTCCGGTTCTTTCTTTGCTTTCGCCATTATTTAAGTCTTCTTCTGGTTATTTTGTTAACTACTTTGTCTGGTACACCAAGTTGTTTGAGCATTTCTTTCTGAATTTCTTTTTCTCCCTCTTGGTTTGTTATATAGGTCTGTGGATGCTCTGCTTCAACCTTTTCCATTGCCTCAATCATGCGGTCTTTTGTCTCCTTATCAATCGCCTCAGCAACATCATCCTGGTTTCCAAACATGATATCACCAGAGTCCATAATTTCGGCTTCCGCTTCTGGGTTTTCTTGCTCTTTTAACTTCACCATGACTGTTTTTACCGCCTCTACTTGGTCTTGCGCCGGTCTCTTGTAGTTTGTAAACGGTACATCCCCATACATTTCTATCATAAGTCCGTCACGAATCAACTTATCCGCAAATTGTCCGATTTTAAGGTTATTCAAATTACAGAATTCCTTCAAATCTTCATATGTCTTATCGCTTATCTCTACTTTATGCGGCATACTTAAAACAATAAACTATACAAGACTATAGTACAAAAAAACTTGATTTATTCCAAACAATTAGCTATCTTTTGAATAAAGAATAGTATAAAAATGGAAGAAAATACTGTATATCCAAGGGTTATTCTCGGTCTTGACATAAGCACGGCCTGTATCGGTGCCTGTCTTGTTGTAGATGAGGGGAAAACCGACCTGCCACGGATTGAAATACTCACGCATAAGACCCCGAAGGTACCCAAGAAGATAAAGGGAATTGAGGCCTTGTTTATTCGTAAGCAAATATTTGAAGATGAATTCATAAAGACCCTCAGCGGGTATGGAATAACGGATGTGGTCATTGAGGAACCGCTTCTGTCATCCAATAATGTGAATACCGTGGCGACACTGCTCCGTTTCAACGGTATGATAGCGGAATCGGTGTATCGTAACCTTGGTGTTGTTCCGAGTTTCATTTCCTCATACGATGCCAGGACATATTCGTTCCCGGAGCTGGTCGCTTTGAGAAAATTCAACAAGAAGGGTGAAGAATATTCACTTTCCCATGTCAAGAAGGCAATCAGGGACAACCATCCTGTGCTTTTCGGCGCTTATCCTTTTGATATTGACAAGAAGAGCGTCATGATGAACATGGTCAACGAGGTTTATCCTGAAATTCCATGGATTCTGGACAAGAACGGGGAACTTAAAAAGGAGAACTACGATGCCTGTGACTCGCTTATATGCGCACTAGCCTATGTCAATATCAATCACCACGGAATAGCGCCGATTGACATTGTGGACAGTTCTATTGACGACAAGACCGACCCGAACAACATAATCGTTGAATATTCTACCAGTGTTTGGGGCAGGAAATACACAAAAAAGATGCTTTTAGTCAAAACAAAGGAAGGGGCCGGGTAATAACCCGGTTCTTTTGTTTTTTACCTTAAAAATTTGTATATTACCAATGTATGGGAAAGAAGAAAAAAGACGGTAAGATATTCACGCCGAAAGACACCGCAGACAGAATGTTGCACGATATACTCGGGTGGGATAACTTGGTGTATGAAAATGGTCGCGTCTATTGGCCGAATGCAAGGAAACATATAATAGACAACTCTTGCGGCGATGGGGCGTTCCTGGCACTTATCGTAGATTTTTATATCCACAACGTAAGTGTAACAACCAGAAGAAACAAACAGGAGATTAAGAAACTCCTGGAAACCTATATCCATGGGATTGAACTTGACCCCGTTGAATACCAGAGATGTATTGAGAGACTTGACCGGGTTGCAGCTCTAGATGGAATTAAAGACGTAAAGTGGGACATACAAAACCGTGACGCTCTTTCCTGTCACGATTATGACGGAAAGATGGATTTTGTCATCGCAAATCCGCCTTATATCAGAACTCACGACCTTGAATGTGACCTGTCTGGTTATACTTTTACTACGGAGGGAATGAAGGACATATACCTCGCTTTCTATGAGCTTGGTTTCCGAATGATGAACGAGACCGGTAAGATGTGCTATATTACACCTTCCTCATGGTTAACCTCATTGGCGGGTCAAAAGATGAGAGATTATGTCATTGAAAACCGGAACCTTGAATATATTGAGGATTACGGACACTACCAGCTTTTTGAAAACGCGACTACCTACGTGGCAATCACAATTTTCGGAAAAGAAAAAGTGGATGCTGTCAAACATGTCACTATGGAAAGAACTGCCGATGATGACGGATTTTGGCAAGGTGTGACTTATGTCCCGTTTAACGATATGAACATTGACGGGAAGTTCTATTTCGGAACGCCTGGTCAGCTTATGCAGATGCGGGAAATCATTGAATACGGAAAGGGTACAAAGCGACAGGATAAGGTTTTCCAAGTAAAGAACGGTTTTGCTACACTGGCTGACGACGTGTTTATTCCAAAAGATAAACGGGAAACCCATAGAGTTTATCATTCTGTGCGGCCATGGAACATCATACCGGTAATCAAGTCATCAACGGGAAAACAGGAATGGTGCTATTACCCGTATTCTAAAACCGGCAAGCTGATGAATGAAAATGAAATTGACGAGGTGATATTGAATACGTTGACCGAGCACAAGGAAAAACTTGAAGGGCGGGCAACAACCGAGCCTTGGTATGCTTTCGGTAGGACACAGGCGATAAACGACACGTGGAAAGAGAAATGGGCAATCAAGAGCCTCATTAAGACACTTGATGATGTTAAACCCGTTGAGGCTCCTGCTGGCACTGGTGTATACGGTGGTCTCTATATACTCACAGAGCACCAGGAAGGTCTGAAAGCCCTTGAAACACAAGACTTTATGAACTATGTAAAGATGCTTGGAAAATATAAATCTGGAGGTTATTACACCTTCTCGTCAAAGGAACTTGAAAACTATTTGAACTGGAAATATGGAAAAGAGACAGATTAACGTTTATGTGATGATAGGTCTTCCTGGGGCTGGGAAAGACACTTGGATTAAAAACAACCTTCCGCCAGATGTCAAGGTCGTTTGTCGTGATGATATAAGGGCTGAACTTGGCTATTGCAACCCCGGCGACAAGATTATAGGCACCAATGAGCAGGAGTTTATGGTCAGCAGCATATTCCATACGAAACTGAAGATGTTTGCCCGTGAAGGTTATGATATTGCAATCAACAACATAAACATACGGAGGCAATATAGGAATGACTACAAGAAAATCCTGTCCCCATATGATGTGAAATGGATTTATGTTGTTGTTGAGGCACCGAGCGTTGAAGTCAATAAACAAAGGCGGAACGGACAAATACCTGACGATGCATGGGACAGACTCGTACAGAGGTTTCAGGCACCAACACCGGATGAATATGACGAAATAATTTATGACAAACAATAGCGATATGAAAATAGAGATTAATTTAGACGAAACTCGTTTCAAGGACCTAGTGGAAAAGGAACTTGGAACATTTACCGATGCTGAAATACATGACATACTCGGCAAGGCAATAAGCCAATATGTCATGGATAGTGAAGTCATACGAAGGCTTTTCTATTCCAAGAAGAAAGACTATTATGGTCGTGAAACGGAAGAGATTGAACCGACCCGCAGACTTGAAAACATTGTACACGAACTTGATGTTGAAAATGTATTAAGCGGCGTAAAAGAAAGGATACAGGATGTTTTGAATCAGGATGACATTATCAAAGAGATGACTGAAAAATTGTTCTATAATTTCATTGCTGGAAGGCTGGAAGACTTGTTATGGAAAAGCGGCACTTTATCCACTTTAATACAGTGCAAAGCAAATGAAATAATAGATAGCAGGCTCAGATAAAATTAAGCCCCGGTTTATGCCGGGGCTTTTGTTATGCTTGTTTATGTTGGTATTAAAAAGTCATGCCAAATTCCATCCAAGATATTTTAACGGTGGATTTGATTCCGAACAAGCTATCAGCACCTTATCAAACACCTTGCCATCATAATACGGGACGTTACTTATTCCAATTCCTTCAAAACGATTATCCAATGAAACAACCTCATGGTAATAACAAGCCAAAATCGGGATAACAGGTATCATATAGCTATCTCCGCTTATGAATATGCTTTGTCCATCAGGAATGCTTTCATTAATTATGTCGCAAGAACAGTGTGATGCACAAAATATTCTATGATATGCAGACCCTTTGTCACCAGGATATTTCTTTTCAATATTTGTCAGACATTCAAAACCCTCATGTTCAGCGGTAACTTCCTGATTTATACTAACAGTCCATTTCATATCATTCTTCGGCCACAGGAACGAACAAATCATGTTATCTTCTTCATATTTGTGAAGATTGAAATCACTTCTTTTATACGGAAACTTCAATATGTCAGCAAGATAAGGATAAACGATACGAACGTAAGACGCCAAAGCAACATGGTGAATATTCGGAAGGCTTTTCTTATTATAGTCAAACCGGAACTGCCTCATGTCAAGTAGTCTGAACCCGTCATATGTTCCGTTTATCAGGTCAAGATGACTGTCATGTACTGATTTTGTCCATATATCGTGCTGTGCGCCTCCCCATAGCATATAATATATACCATCGGAAGACTTACAAACCACCTGTGCCATTTAATTCACCGGTTTTTCGTCATCATTTTTGGAAAGCCGCAAGAGATATTGCCCATACTCATTCTTAATCATCTCATTTGCGGATTTCAGCAACTGAAGCTTGTTAATCCAATGATGATTGTAGGCAATCTCTTCAAGGCACGCAATCTGCTGACCTGTTCGCTTCTCTATGGTCTCCACATAATTTGATGCTTCGGAAAGACTGTCAAAGGTACCAGTGTCAAGCCAGGCGAATCCAAGACCGAGATTTTCAAGCCTCAATTTCCCCATTTCAAGGTATGCTTGATTGACCGACGTGATTTCCAGTTCTCCCCTTGCTGATGGCTTTACGTTCCTGGCCACTTCAACAACACCGGCCGGATAGAAATATAAACCAGTCACACAAAGATTTGATTTCGGGTTCTTCGGCTTCTCTTCAATTGAAAGTAGTTCTCCTGTTCTTTTATCAACTTCTGCAATGCCATATCTCTGGGGGTCTTTTACAATGCAACCATAAATCGTTGCAATACCTTCTTCCGCCATATTTTTTGCTCTGGTCAGTTTCTCTGTAAAACCGGGGCCATGAAACACATTATCACCGAGTATCAACGCGCATGGTTCATCATTTGATAAAAATCCACATTTTTCCGCGATGATAAAAGCTTGGGCTATTCCATCGGGAGAAGGCTGTTGCGCATAGGTTATATTTATTCCGAACGAGCTACCGTCTCCAAGCAACGCCTGGAATGCTTTTGCATCGTAAGGTGTGGTTATAATTAAAATATCTCGTATTCCGCCAAGCATTAAAGTTGATAATGGAAAATACAATAGCGGCTTGTTATATAATGGTAATAATTGTTTTGATGTGCTTTTTGTAATGGGCCACAACCTGGAGCCAGCTCCTCCACTAAGGCAAATACCCTTCATTTTTAATAATTTTTAATAATTTATTTTTATCACTAATCAAAAAGTCAGACTTAAAAGCTGTTGAATAGTACAAAACCCTTAGTCCGTGTTTTTCGCATAACTCTTTTTTAATCTTATCCCTTTCCTTTACTCTTTCAAACTTTTCGTCAGTTTCAGTTATGTATCTCATTTTAACGAAATGTTGCTCACCCTGACATTCTATTACAATATCATATTCTGGCAGGTAAAAGTCAAGCGATAGTGGTTTTTTGTATTTCAACCACGGAAATTTTTTTTGTTCTTCAAAACGAATGTTGTTCTCTGTTAAAAGTTGTGATATTTCTTTCTCCATATGACTTTTAGAACATTTCGGGCATCCTTGTTTTTGCCCTATATGGTTGTGGGGTGTTTGCCAGAATTCCCCATGCTCTGGACAGATAATGCAAACCGGTGTATCTGTTGTTTTATATTCTACTTTTGAATAATCGTATTTATTCCCATGTAACGTGTTCGCTTTAGAAATAAATTCTTCATTTGTTAGGCGCTTTTTTAATCCGTTTAATTTATTTGCGCATTTAGGACAACCTTTACCTTGTAGATGAGAATGTGGCGTTTGTTTAAATTCTCCGTGTTCGGGACAAACAATAATAATCTTTTTGTCTTTTCCGGAATATACTGATTTTGAATAATCATATTTATCGCCATGTATTTTTTTCGCTTCTTCAATAAACTCTTCCGTTGTTTTTTTATAACTCATGTGTGCGCATTTAGGACAATTTTTCTTCCCGTTTAAATGGTCGTTAGGCGTTTGTTTGAATTCACCATGTTCTGGACAAATAATACGCACCTTAGTCATTATATTCTTATATATGGTTTTTGAATAATCATATTTATCACCATGTATTTCTCTTGCGCGTTTAACAAACTCTTCCGTTGTCATCCTTGTTGTATTTCCTCTTTTTTCGTTAAAACATTTCGGACAACCGTTACCTTGCAAATGCATGTTCGGAGTTTGTTTGAATTCACCGTGCTCTGGGCAAATAATACAAATTGGCGTTCGGGTATTTACATAAACGGATTGCGAATAATCGTATTTATCCCCATGTACTTGCCTTGCTTTCTCTATAAACTGTTCTGTTGTGAGTTTTTTCATATCTTGTCAATTTACATATAAATAGTGTTATCTTTTAAAAAATCCACCAGCAAATAGTATTCCTTTCTTACAATATAGCCAGAAACAGTTTAAAAGTCAAAACAAGCTATTTATGTCTATAAATAAAACTATTATGGAAGTAAAAGAACGAGTTATCAACTTACTGAGCGAGAAGCTTGGTTATGATAAGTTAGAAATTAAAGAAAACCAGGAATTCGTAAACGACCTTGGAACTGATTCGCTTGATATGGCTGAGATAGTTATGGGTATTGAGGACGAATTCGGTCTGGTTATTAGTGATGACGAAATTATGCAGGTCAAGACGGTTGGAGACCTCATTAAAAAGATTGAAAACAAGAGAATGGGGCGTTGATTTTCAATAGACAGATACTATTTATAGTTAAATAATTGCAATTATAAACAGAAAACAAAAATGGCTAAAATTCAAATAAGCGAAAGCGAACTTAGACAAATCATTCGTGAAAGTGTTGAAAATGTACTTAATGAAATGGATGAAGGCGCTTGGGGTGACTTTAAGCAGGCTGGGAAAAACTTGCTTAAAGCTGGTGGAAATGCAGTAACAAATGCAGTACGTGGCGGATTAAAGGCCGCAAAAGGTGGTCTACAATCCGCTGGTGGGACAATAGCAAATACAGCCGACCAACTTGCCACAGGGGCCGGAAATGCTATGAGGAGTGCTGGTGCTAGGATTGGAAATGCGGCCAGAACCGCTGGTACAAAAGTAAGAAACGCGGGTGATGTTGTTCAAGGAAGAGCAAGACAAATTGGAGCTACTATTGGTGCAGCTAAAGACTCTTTAGGCGATTGGTTTAATGGAAAAACCCCGGCTGTAACACCGAGAGAAAGAGTAGCAAAGGCTAACGATGCTGACCAGGCTCAGATTGCGGCCAGAAATGCAGCTCTTGCACGGCGTAATGCACAGGCCACTGCAAATGCACAACAAAGGAATGCGACCGCTTCCGCGAACAGTGCAGCAAGAGGTAACAATAGGATTGCTCAAGCAAACAATACCCTCGGACAGGCTAGAAATAACTTTGCCAAGGCTGAACAGAACTGGAATAACTTCGTTAACGAGGAAGATAACTAATAGTCCCGAAAAAACAAAAAATTAAAGGTGGTCATTGTGACCACCTTTTTTTATTGCTTCTTGTTAAGCATGACCTGACCGATAACACCGAGGACACCGATTCCGCCAAGGACAAAACCGGTCGGGGTGAAGGCCAAAAGCCCAACGAAACAAACAGCGATTGGAAGTGCCGTAAAAATGTTCGCAAGAGTCTTATTCTTTTCCATGTCTCTAATTTTAAAAGTTAAACATAATTTTCGTAACTATATAATACAAAAATCGTGCCAAACTTCAGGCCTGGCACGATATTTTTGTAGCATGTCCGGATAATTAAGGAAGAATCCAGATAAGCAAACCAAAGACACCGAAGAAAATTACATAGATAAGAATAACTTTCCACCAATTGACTTCGGTTCTGAGATTCTTGAGGTCTTCCTTGATTCCCTTCCAGAACCATCCCTTGCCGTACTTCTCCTTATAGTCGTCGGACCAGTGAAAAAGGAACTGTCCGAGAGTATACCAAAAAGATTCAAGGATGACGATAATGGCGAGATTCCCAACCGCATATTTTGCGATTTCAGCGATGAGTGAACCCTCAATGATTGAACCCCAAATGAGCCCGCATGCTGCAACAACGATTGTGCAGATGACAGCAATCCAGATGGCGCCCTTAATCATAAAATTTCGAAATTGTTGTTGATTAGACATAATATATATTCTCCTTTTGTTTATAAATAGTACTATTATAAGTAAACTTCAATCTATTAAAATATAACGATAAACGGATAAAAGTCAATAACAAATAACGGGAGGTTTTACCCTCCCGTTAAATGATAAGTTAAGTTGTGTTATTGAACTGTTACGTCAATTACAATAACTTTAACAGCCCTATCCGGTTTTGAGCAATTTATCGTTATGGCGTAATGGCTTCCGGATGGAGCATTATTCGTCAAATATATTGCCTTACCATTGTTGCTACCCAAATCGTATGGTTCAGCATACTGCATATCTCCGCCAACCGTAAATTTTCCGTACTCTCCGCCAATTATAAGTGTTACGCCAGTTTCACCTTGCACATATAAGCTTCCGGAACCAGGCTCAACTATTATGACTCCGTTAGGGGTAGTTATTGCGCTAGCATTGTCAACTGGAATATGGGATGAACCGGACAAAAGGTGCATGTTAACCGGGTCAAGCTCTTTCTGGGAATACAACTGATGAACTTTAATATCTTTTGTGACCCAAGGAACTGTTCCCTTATATACAAGCTGCATAATAGTGTCTCTTGTTTCACCGGTTGGATTATAACCCTGATTTGGCGAAAAATAGAGTTCATAAGGATTATCTAACGATGGCACATAAGCGCCACCATGCCCAACGTCTGTACTTACAATTGGGGTAAACCCACTAAAATTAAGTCCAATTTTGTCATCAATAACGCCAGAATTGTCAATATAGTCAACCATCCTATGCACCTCCACGTCACCATTCTCATAGCGGCGATTGCTCTCTATATAAACATATGGTTTAATAAAGTGTTCCCCAGAATTGATTGTAACCTCTTCTTGCCCGATGTCCTGACTCTCAATGTTGAAGAACTTAATGACCACATCATCGTCGTAGTAATGGTTAGCACGTTGTTGAATAACTAATACTGCGTTATTTGACGATTGATTGTACGTGGTCTTGAAACGCACCACAAAATTTCTGCTGTTTGCAATGTCATAATGCTTTGGAATGTGTGCAATAAGTTTTCTTCTGTTATCAAGCCCGGTCGCAGATATTGTTGCACCTGATGTTAAATCAAGACCATTGGTTTCTCTGACTGTGATGCCTTCGCCACTAACACCTGTTATCCTGGTTTCAATAGATGTACTAATCCAGAATTCGACATCCGCTTCTGCTGCAGACCTGCTAATTTCTAGCGGTGCTGATGGTGTTTCTGCGGTTTCGCTTGCATAGAAATATACATACCCAGTAGGGTCTGGTGGTACCGGTGGCATGTATTCCTGGCTGACGGTTATTGGTACACGCTCAAACGACGTGCAATCTCCGCTGTAAAGACTTTCAACATAGACAACACCACTTCTTTCCGCGCTTGTTTCAGTGGTTGTTATTTCCAAATTAAAACCACCGTTGGCCCTAGAAATATTCAATGTTATCCAATCATTCCCGTTTGTATCAGCTGAAATATTATAATTCGTACTTACAAATACGCTTTCCGTTGACCCAAGCTGCGGCGCGGTTACTGACTGTTCAGTAACAATAAGTCTAGGGGTTGGATATTGTGTGACTGTTATCTCTTTCTTGACAAGTGAATCGGCCGGATAGTGTACCCAAACAAAACAATCCCTTGTGGTGCTTCCACTGTTTTCCTTTACTACACTGATATTTAGAATACCGCTTCCGCTTCCATTTTCTGGAGACACTGTTACCCAATCAATTTCAGTTCCTATGTGTTCAACATCAACAACCGATGCGTGCCAGGTGACATCATCTGTTGTAGTAATTTGCCTTGTCACACTAAATTGATTCTCGCACACAACCGAAATTGGAGTTGTGTCAATATCAAAATCAATAAATTTGCCATTTACAGTTACACGTGATGTTCCCGTAAATGAGCTATATGCCCTTACATAGACTGCAGTGATATCCGCCTCGGTTCCAGCTGAATCGTATACATAGCTTTGTACCAAACCCTTGTTCAAATCATTGTCTACATAAACCAATTGGTTGTTTGTGGACCATTGGCACCCTGTCGTTACCACTTCTGTTGTTACAGGATTTGGGTTACTCCCTTCATAGGTTCTGAATTCAGCCTGAAGTTGTGTAAAACCGCTGTATTCAAGAGTGGCAGCTGTTGGAACGACGACAAGCGCATAGTAATATTCTGGTGCTTCTCCTTCCTTCGGGGCAACAACAACCGAAGCATCATCGGTATATCCGCAATAACTTGCTGTAATGAACACGATTTGTTCGGCATAAGTTTGGTTATCTGATACAACGTGTCCAGCGGAAACTGTTGCAACATCATATTTGTCGGATGTCCATGTACAATCCGCAAATTCCGTTACGTTCAAACTTTCCGTTGGTTCCAATGACCCAGCTTCATATGTATAGAACCATGCCTGGAGGTCTATCGTATCTGCTGACCCGATGTGTTCTCCTGACGGAACAACCTCAAGCTTATAAGTTGTTTCCTCTGCCGGTCTCTTGCTAACTTGTATTGCCACTTCATTGCTTGTAAGACCGCTATAAGTACCCTTAATTTTAATTTCTCTATTGGTACCGCTTAATGATTGGTTGTTCGCCACAAATTCTCCGGTCGTGGCGTTTATTGTGCCATAACCAGGGTTCTTCGTAACCGTCCAAGCAACATTTTCAGGCGAAACAGGGACCCTTGATGTTACATGTCCATCAACGAGTGTTACATATTCAGCCGTAAGCCAAGAACTTCCACTCCAGGCAATACTGGATGGGGTTGCTGAAATACTAAGCTCGTATGTGGTTACGCCAGTTTCACCACCACTCTTTGTAACTGTTACCTGGCACGCTCCTGATGTCTGATTATATGTGGCGGTGATTCTTGCTGTAACATCCTGAGTGACACTAGAGTCATTATGACCAGATACAATACCGTTACTACTTACAGTTGCGTGTGAGCTGTCAGAACTGGTCCACATGCAGTTCGGATTTCTGGTAACATCCACACCTTCATCCGGGTGTCCATCTGTAATTGTATAGAATTTCGCCGTCAATTGCTCCGAGCCGTTGTATGGAATAGTCATGCTGGCCGGATTCACAACCAATTGATATGTTACCGTTGAACCACTGGCCTTGCCCACAGTAACGTCGCAATACCCCGATTTTCCGGAGTACGCTGCTGTAACTCTGGAAGACCTGGTCGTTGATGAACTCGTATTGTTTCCGGATACTGAGCCCCCATTGACGATGACATAATTATTGTTGCTGGACCATGTTGCGACATTAGTAACATTTATGCGGTTAACTTCTGTATCACCCTGCTTTCCAACATAGTATGACGTAAGGGAAACGTGTCCATTGGATGCGATTGACGCCGTTTTTGGAAGAACTTCCACACTATATATGGTTTCAGCTGTTGTGCCAGAATCATCGTACGGCTCAACATCAAATGACCATCCAGTTACAATGTAAGTTTTCCCATCCTTGGTTACTGGTTGTGCGTACTTATCAATATCGTCCGGATTAATTGGAACGCCAAGTTCGGTGTACCAATCTGTATTGATAGTTTTTTCAACGTTCGTTATCGTCGTTGACACTTGTATGCCATCATATGTAAGTCTTGCCGGGATTTGCAAATTAACATTAGACTTGTCGTGCTTCAATGTTAAATCCCACCTACCTTGGGCATTCTGCGTTAATGCGTTTGAATTTACTGCCATGTATTAGTTATATTATCGTTTATTTATTCGCTTTCTTTTTAGTCAATATTGCTTGGCAAAAATCAATACCAACCGTGTGAATATCCACGGTAGGTTATATATGATACTGACCCATCTTCCCTCCAAGATTTCTCTATACATAAACCATCTTTCCAAGAATTTCCGGCATTATCATAGAACGTTAATTCGATAAGTTTACCTCCATGAGTATCGTATATTCTCCACGCTTGGTTCTCAATTGTTAGGTAATAACCATTTATCTGTTTGCCATTGATTATAACAGAGCCATACTCCAGACTGATAGGTATTGCTTCACTGAATGTAATTTCGTTATTATACGTCGTATTGTCTTCCTTGACTACAGTTTCTATTGTAGCATCATCATCAATGTAAATAGGCCTAGTCTTAGTTGAAAGGTGGTCACAAAATCTATAAGTAAAATTATTTATATTAAGACCGCTTAAAGGAATTATTAACAAACCACTAGACGTATTTGGGTCATATGTATCATATTCAGAGGTGTTACTATAAGGGAAACTAGCATACGAGTAAGGCTCTTGTACTACCATGCACCTACAAGAGTGTTCTTCTGTGGTATCCAACGTAGACATCCCTGTTATCGTAAAATACTTGTACCGAGAGCCCTCATAACCCTCAGACGAACTAGCCTGGTTTGCCGTAAGAGTCACAGCCAGTTTACCTTGATAGTACGAAGTCCCGGCCGCTGGGTTAGAATAAGGTATACCGCTTGAAATAAGCGTGATGTCTGAAATCCCGGCGGACAAATCCGTATACCCAAAGGTGCTCTCATCAATATTATCGTACCAGAATGTATACTCCAGGACTCCACCGGTTTGAGGACAGACAGAAGGTTCGGACTGCCCGTCGTCAATAAACGAGTATTCTTTACCTTTAAGTGATATCTGGGTACTTACATGCTTTCCACCCATAGTCGTTGCAGAAATATTTATATACAAGAGAGAATAGCCGTCATTGACAATATTGTTCTTGAAACCGTACCCGTGTATATTTAATCTTCCGTTCCCATTGTGTATTTCAACAACGCCATCGTAACGTTCACTACAAATCCAAAACTCACAACCATCTCTATCCGAATCGTTTACAGAGTTACTTACGACGACCGTAACCGCCGAGGATGACTGATTGAACCGTCTCTTCGTTACAACCCAAGATGTCGGGTCTATCTTAATATCTTCTCTTTCCTCGCTTGTAAGCTTACTGTCAGCAAAAAGCCCTCTCAAACCAGGGCAATAACTACCGCTTGACCTGTATCCACCTGTAGTGATGCTTAGAGTGTAGTCTGCATCAGTTCCTGGGTCATCTGGACCTGGTCCTGGGTCGTCTCCCCCACCATCATCGTAAGCTTTTTTCTGCGTTATCATTTGTTGGTCAGTTGAACCGTTCGAGCCAATAACTGTAATGACAATTGTCCTGTCCGTTCCAGTATTTGTATATGCTGGAACCCCTATTGTTACTGTATCAGTATTTGAGCCTTGCGTTTTACTATACGACAAATAACCGGCATCGTCACTAATTTCCCATGAGACGTTACTTGAAATAATTAAACTAACCTGGCCTCCACCAGATTCTACTGTGCTCGGATGAAGTTCTGTGGTAAGATATGGCGTATCCCCACTATCATCACCTGTCGGGTATGGAATAATACTCATATTTTCCGGTTTGTGGACGATGTATCTTATTCCATCTTTCGTTACCGGGGTGTATTCCCTAGTAACTTCATTTAAGAAATCAATAGAAGTGCCGAGTTCTGTCCGCCATCCCGTATCAATCTCTTTCTTCGTACTTGTCATACTGAATGCTACCGGAATTCCATTATATGTAAACTTAGCAGGGATGGTCACGCCAGCCTTGCTATGTTTAATCGCCAATTTCCATTTTCCTTGCCTGTTTTGTGATAAAGATGATGCCATTTTTATCTCTTTTTATATCTTATAAATATTTTTAATTCCCATTAACTTGGGTTAACGTTCCGTTTACATTAATATTTTCCACCTCAGTAGGGTCTTCTTCCTGAGTCAAATCGCCTTCAACGTAAATCTCCTCTTCCGGTTCAGGCCAATCATCCTCCTGAACCAAAACACCTTCAACAAAAATCTCAGCTTCTGGCTCTGGGTCGGTGGATGCCTCTTGCTCAAGTTCACCATCAACATATATCTCTTCATCGTTAATTGATATACTCTGGTTCTGTGTTAAGGCTCCCGTTACAAGTACAAAAACATTCTCATCGTTCTTCTGTTCAAGCAGCCCTAAAATCTCAACATCAACTTTTTGTGTGTCTGGAACAAATGTTACATGTGCTGATGCAGACAACCCATCGTATGTTGCGGTTATTGTTGCTGTAACCTGTTCATTAGCGTTCGTACTACATATTCCCCGTGCAACCATTATCTGTGGATTGCTACTTCTCCATGCATTTGTGCCGACCACGCTTGTCGTTTCTACACCACCAACTACGGTATGAAGAATCGGAGTAAGTTTTATCGTTTCAGAATTTAACGCCGTTGACGATGGCGGTGTTAATGCCAAGTATCTTCTTGTTGTACTACCACCACCATTATCCCCATTAAATGACCACGATAAAATTGTTGTTGACGGTATCATTTGTGTCAAATACGGAATAACAATCTCATCAATGTAATCAATCATTTGCCCACTCAAAGAGCTTAGTTCCATGGCTTCAAGATTAAAATTGATTACCATGTTTTTGACATTGACTATTGAATTTGCAGCAGCTTCCCCGTTTATTGCCCCATTTGGCTCCGGATTGAAAGCTGATGCATAACTGCCTCTTGTATATACTTCAACCGTATCCTCCTTAAAATGTGGCCTAGCATCAACACCTATATTTAAGTCCTGGTTTATATTTGTTGTGCCGTTATCCCCTAGGGCAGATTCTGGGTCATAGAAAACAGAATCATCACATCTTCCACTTGTAACTTCAACCTCTTTTAAAGTTATCCTTTCTCCGTATTTACCCCTGCTCGTGTTGTAATCATCAGAAAAGAACCAACATTTTCGATTGTCTTCCTGTCTTACTTTGTCAAAAGTATACTTTCTGATTTTATCACATGATTTGTCGTCTATCCCCATGAAATTATGGTTAATCAATGAATACCCAAAAATATCCGTAATACTTTCTACATAAGAGGCGCCGCCATCATACAATCCATTTCCTACATGTGGGTTATTCCCGGTCGTGTCATCTTTTATTGATTCAAGATATAACACCAGCGTTCCGGCAGAATTCGGGGTTTGTATTTCACTGTTCCTTATGCTTCGCCATCCGTAGGTTCTTGATGCACTATTGTATCCTAGGAACTGATACAAGTTCTTATCCTCAAGTACAAAATAGTGCGACGCGTCAGAAAGCACCTCACCAATACCCTTCGTATAAGCTGTTTCAATTTTTGATATGTCAGTCACATAGATTACATCACGAAGCTTTGATGAAGCATAAGCCTGTTGCAAAAGCTCGTCAAAATCCTTTGCAAATCTCATTCTGGCTTGTGTCTCGCCATAAATTTTTACAGTATCGGTTTCCGTTATTTCCTTAACATTCGGGGCAATTCCAAGGTCTATCTTTTTACGTTTTCTATTTCCCCAGCCACCATTCATCTGGAAATAAAGGCCGTCATCATATTTCTTCTTTTGTGAATACCAAGGAATTACATAGGAATAATCCCAGAACCCATTTGGGGCGGAAGCATCCTCAACGAAATAACCAACTTCTGCGACCGGTATACCGCAATACTCCCCATATGGGTCATTGATATTAAAATTTATCTTGTACTTGTTTATCGTTGAAACATCCTTTGCGAGAGGAAATGCTGGCAAATCCTCAACTGGTAAGTTTTTAGTATCACTGCAGAATTTTGTATATTGGCTGCTTCTTCCACTTACAACATAGATATATTCATGTATATCATATTCATTTGGCTTAAAACCTAACAGGCCAAGCATTGCATCTAATCCACCCCTCGTACCCTTTATTGAGAAAAGATATCTTGAGTTAAGCTTCAAACGACGCAAAAATTCATTGCTTGCGTCACTTTCAGTATAACCGGATGTGAGCGCTGGATATAGTGAATCCGTTATCAGGTCTTTGTTTCCGGTAAGTTTGATTATTTTTGTCTCCCACCCTGAAATTTCCAGAAGGTCTGTCAGATGATAGTCTGGCGTATTGGCCTTTTGGTTATAGGTGACCGTATTGATTCTCTTTATTCCATCAATATAGCGTTTCAGGTCATCAAACTGACGACCATACAATTTTACAATCGGCTCAATCCTTGACGTGTCTATCTGCTCTAACTCTTCAATCTCGCCATTTTTGTTTGAAGTGTAAGTCCAATCAAGGGTCTTTATTGCTTCATGGGTGAGTGACCTCCACATATTATCACTGAAAAAGTCGTCATAATATTCGGCGAGGTTCATCAATGATTCCAAATACGTATAATATGGACCAGAAAGGTCTGGGTTATATCCGCCATTGAGTGAAGGCCAGATATAACTTTCCATCGTATATGAATACCCCGTTTCAACTTCTTTTGGCGTTTCAAATACTGCCTTATAAATCGGCTTGGTTGAACGCTCAAGAAGTACAGCTGTGAAATCATCACATGTACGGAAATATTCCTCAATCAATTTCTCTTTCGGCCTTATGTGTGCTCCTATAAGCTCTTCAAACTCATGGTTTTCCTGCTGCTGAGGATTGGCCCCAAAAACGAGGGAGCGAACTGCTCCAAGTACAGCTTGCTGTTGTGTTAACGTTACGGAAACACCTATTCCTTCACCACCTTCATTCTGTTGAGCTAACGCGGCGAGAACCCTTACGCTTATCGTATTTGATGAATTCGCTTGTACTAAATTGCCGTATACGGTAACAAACTCAGTACCAGCCGGTAACTTTTGGACCAAATCGCCGATAACACCAACGTCAACAATGTCTCCTGGTACGTATGTATAATAGACAACCCCGTCTGTATAATCCTTATATACGTTTATGAAGATTACTTTTGTAGTGAAGAACATTTTGATGACGGCTATCTTGTCAACCTCAACATTCTTACCTTGATAACACTCGCCGAGAGACGTATCTTCTACTTCAAATCCGGTAAATTCGTATTCTCCGGTAGTTTTACCACTCTCGTCAACAGTAATCAATGTATAGCTTGAACCACATAAGGAGAAAAATCTCAATGGGTTATAAACACTGTTCGGCTGAAGATTCTTACTCAGGATATCTATTCCGTATTCATTGAATAATAGTTTTTCGGTACTTGTGACACCCGTATCCCATACTTCGTCGTTTGCTTCATCCCACTCATTAAATGAATAGCCAACACCATTGTTAGACGGATATATGTTGATTTCTTCTTTTGAAAACCATAACTCCGCCGGGAAATCAGTAATTATACCATTAACTGTTCCCTGGATAAGCTTTATTGCAGAACCATATAACGCAAAATCTTTTAATGACGTATAGTTTGGCTTAAGCCTGATTTTGGTGTCTTCACTGATTCCGCTATCTATAATATTGTCTAATGTCCACGCCCCATTATCTGCCGTTACATTGCTCGGGTTCGGTATAAATTTACCCCTTGAATGTTTTTTCTGGGCATTTATACCGAGTCTGGACGTGAACACAAAATTTGAATCGCCTATTACGTATTCGCCCTTAAGAGCGTTCGGCATCGGATTTATGGTTGTATAGTCGTTCTCATAAATCGTCACGCCGGAACCCTTCTTATGCTTCCTGCGTAATGTGAAATCGGCTTTTGTTGTTATAAATCTTCCCATAATCCTTAAACAATATTATCGTAATCTTCACTACTGTCAATATTTTCCCTTTTTCTCTTAACTGAATACATTGGCTCACCAAGCGTATTCTTTTGCTCATAGAAATCATACTGCTGGTAGATTTCTTTATTTTCATTGTAGTGCGTCATAATTGCATTGTCGTGGTCCATGATTGTATCACCCTCAAGCATTGTCGTAATTGTCTCCGCATCATGCTCAACCATTTCAATTTCTATCATGACCGGGCTGAACTTCGTATTAATGATGGCTACAAGGTCCTTCTCTTCAACGCCTGTACCTATGCTTGGTGCAACATTTGGGCTATAATTGCCATATGAGCAAGGGGTTAATGTACAAAACAACAAATTAGATGAACTATCTGTGTATTGATACCTTCTTGGAATATTGACACTATCCGTTACCGTAACCCATACAGGCTTGCAGAAATTACATGACGTTATGATGAAAGCTCTGTCAGTTCTGGTTCCCGTCGTGGCATCAAAATATTCAATTCTATAACCTGTAAGGTCAGTAACACCGTCAACAGCCCCCTTATTCACTACAATTCCCCTTATTTCGGGATAATCAGCAAGGACACTTACATCCTGGAGATGCGTTATACACTCTTTCGGACGAATATAAACGGTGTATATTCCGGTATCATTGAATGTATCAAGCGGAAGTTTTAAATTGAACATACCCGGAAGGACATTTTCAACCCCATTTGATACTTCTGTTGTTGAAGGTACAAGAAGCGTTGAGGACAATTTCTTAAATTGCGTAAAATCCTCGTTGGTGGTACTTCTATTCGGTCTATAGAAGTAAAATATTTCTGCATCTTTGCTTGGGTCTATCTTAGCCCCTCTTATTGTTCCATAAAGTCCGCTCATTGTTTAAAAGCTTTTTAATTTATTGATTGTCAGGAAGAAACCACCCATTTCCGTATGTTTCAAGGTCCTGCATTGTATTACATTCTGTTAATTTATAGTGCCTCTCAAAGGCCGACACACCACCTCTATCTATCGTTACATTTACATCAACCTTTGGAAAATTTGAAAAATTAGTCAAATAATCTTCTTTCGCAAGATAAGCATCAAAAGCATAGTCTTCGTTCCATATCTCCGCCGTTGATGTTTCAATTATATTTGCCGTCGTTCCGGTTCTATAAAGGTTATACCTCGGACTATAGAATTCCTTTGCGTCGCTTTCAAAGTCAATATAGTCACTCCATATTGGAACATTGTCAACACCATCAAGATTTACATAATCAACATGTTTGTTATCAAGCGTGCGCCTTTCATAGTAAACATCACCCCCTCCACTGTACGACACATATTCACCCATATCGGTTCCAATAAAATACCCGCCAATCACATAATTTACGTCAACATACACCGACGTTGCGGTCAAACCGATTATAAAATCACCTCTATAAAGATTTGTATCCTCATCAACCAGGTAGACATTTGTGACATTTCCTACAGCATACGGAATTGTCATGTGAGTATCTTCGCTGTTGTCATATTTTACTCTAAAATAAAAACTTGTTGCGGCTGGGTTTCCTGGCTCCTCATCATAAACTTCCGAAATTCGTTTTGCTGAGGCTTTAGTTGTTACCGAGCGATAGTAATTTGTGTTCGCCAATTCTGCGCTTGTTTTTCCATCACCATTTAACAGCCCGGACCCACCGCATTCAGAAACACTCCAATTTCCGCCAGATTTAGTGCAGTGTACAAAGACACCAGAAGGGTTATTAAAACTCTGAAAAAGACCAGGGAGAACATTATCATCGTCATCCATATACTTTTTGCGAGTTCTTAACGTTTTAAGTAACGATTCAACTTCTATTGAGCCTTCTCCGGTTTTTGGGTAACGTTTTCTTTCTCCCGTAATGGAAATTTGGTCAATAGTGAAAGCCCTCTCTTGGTTTCCGTGTCCGTGTGGCCTCTTCCCGTCACCACTTCCTTCTACATAATTTTCAACATATTCAGTTCCATCTATATTGGTCAAAGTACCAACATCGGTAAAATTTTGGCTAATTAAGAGCGGCATTTCAATGCATGGAACGGAATAGCTCAAACTATTCACCCAGTTTATGGCACGATTGACATCACCTATCTTTCCGTTAAGGAAATCAAGCATATCTTGTCCACCACGGTCCTCCCACAATTTCATGTTGCAACAGTCTGCGGAAAGAGTGCGGTAGTTCGCAAGCCAGTCACGATAGCTTTTAACATCGGAGTACGCCATCACTTTAGGCACTTTAAGATGCTTGTTGTAAACACTTGCCGGTACGCTAAGTCTTCCTATAAACTCGTCAACTTGTTTGCAATATGCTGACCATTTCTTTTGTTCGTTAGTATGTGGCTCGTAATCAGTACCATCTAGATAGCTTGCAAGTTTCTGGAATGAATCATAATCATCAATAAGAACAACATATTGGTCAGAAAGTATTTCATTTGATTTGTATACCCGTTCTGCACCATCTCGCAAACTATGAATTTCTGTTGAATAAAAACAGCTGGACGGGCGGGCAGCTAAATCATACAAATCAATATCCGTACCGCCAGAAAAGCAATTGCTGTTATTGTTGTACGAAAAAGCATCAAGGTCTTCAGTAAAGATTATATCATCCTCTTTATACTGAACTTTACGAAGCTTGATACCATTACGGACGATATTCAAGATATCATAATATTTTTGGAGCATCGCTTCGTATGACTTACCTTTGTTTGAAAGAAAACAAGGATTGGCGACAAATTGGCCCCAGTTTCCATTATCCCCGGATGCAATCTCCAAATTAAGCGAAGTAATGCTAGAGCAGCCAGTAACATGCTGGTCATATTCCTTACCAAATTCATAGTAAGGCATTATTCCCTGCGTTCTAGTCCTGGCATCCTCAATGCATATTATCTTCTTTATATAATCCATATTGGTCCTTAGTCTTCAAAATTGTCCGGAGTTATCATAGGTTCAAAAAGGTTAAACACTAATCTGTCGTTTTCCCACACGATACCATTTCGCCTTCCACCCATTTCTTCATTATCAGCCGCAACAGCATCTGGGAAACTGTATACATACCCCCTATCCGTTAACGAAATCCTTACCTTAATATAAAGGTTTTTAAGGTAATTCTCAATTGTTAGGTCAACCGGTATGTCAACCGTACCGCCCATACCATCTGACTGCTTTCTCCAGAAAATGAGAGGTACTGTTCTTCCGTTTCCGGCATGGTTAAACTCTATTTTCATATAAATATCCTGCGGGTAGTTTTCAATGGGTGCGTCCTGTCTAAAAAGATACAGATTAAATCCCTCTCCGGACTTTGATATGTCATATTCGTCATTGACCGTAATTTGTGTTGTGACAGCACTTGAATTGTAGTTTTCTGACGCCGGTGACCACACTACTGGAAACTCCAAAAAATTGTGATTTTCATTCGCGTCAAGAAGCTCGGCCTTTCTCTTCACAAACTTTCCATACAATTCGCCACTATCTAAAAATATCGTAGAATAATAAAGCAAATTCTGGGTCAGCGGGTTGTCATCATCATAAAATGAAAGACGTATGAATGTTTGTTTTACCCTGTTTTTCTGGTTGTATATATCATCATCTGTGAAGCCAAGATACCCTATAAGATTTGATGAGTTCAAAAATTCTTCTTGTGCGGTAGTGTAAAAATCTTCCTTGTACTTCAAATCAAAACTGCCGTTCCTATTTAATCCATTCCCATTCCATGTTTCAGTCGCATCATCAACATGCCAAACGTCTTCAAATTCGTATTTTGAACCGGTTTCAAGCTCGCTTAGCATGTTTCTTGAACGGAAATGCAGGTTAAATGTAAGACCGGTTGCCAACTCAAGCTCATTGAAAGTCGTTTCATCATCTTCGGTTGTCCCGGATTTATATTCTTTAAAGAACGCCGGAGCATATTTAACTTTTTCAAGGTCAATGAAATCTGGTATTATGCTGTTTTTAATTTTCTTTATAAACAAATCATTTACCTGATACTCCTGAAACATTCTCTTAGCGTCATAATCCTCATCAATGGAAATACCTAGCCCCATGTAATTTGTATACTTTGAGACAACAACATCGCTCCCCGGATTGCATCCGTCGCCGAATGTATTTACCCTTTTACCGTCGCTTAGACTAAAATAATATGGATTTGTTGCGAATAGAACTTGGTCTCCTGGGGATGGAGTGAACTGCTGGCCTTTGGTTATCCCGCTTATTTTTGCCAATACGCTGTTTTTTTCCATCGTTTCGTAATTAAAACGCTCTTTTTCGTCATCACAACAATATCCTCCGATATCGTTTATGTCTTGTCCGGCGGTTATTTCATCCGGATAACATTGCGCAAGGTCACCAAAATAGACTATATCGCCGTTGTTCTTTTTTACATATAATTTATACGAGTTATAGCATAAGAAATCACCAGGTGCCATTGTGACATCTGTTGTAAAGTAAAATTTGTATTTATACCCATCCACACTGTTTATCTTAAGAAAAGATTCAACCGTATAGGGCTTTATGAAAATATAATCAAAATAACAATATCTATAATCCCCGGAATCAACTATCTTTTTAATAACCGCATCGTCCTCACATACAGTTATCATCTCACCAGAATTACCACTTGCGTATTTTGTAAAACGTATTTTGCTTCCCTCGCTTAATTCAAAAGATACTTTTTTGTTAACAGCAAGGCACATATCCGCACCACTTGATATCAACTGATAATAAACTTTATCAATTGGGACAGTAATTACGGGTTCGTTTGTTTTTTTTGTAATCTTAAATGTTTTCATTTTAACAGCTATCTACCATAGAATCAATTATATAACTGTAATAGTCCAAATTAAGTTTCGCATTGCCTTCAACTTGGAATCTGCGCAACGGGTTGTTGAATGCCGGTTTGAAAACGTGGAAATCATTGTGAGGGTCTTGTCTTCTGACAAAAACATTTATGTTCTTGTGCACATAAAGCCTTCCGTTTGTAAACGGCATATTATAGAGAGGCGAATCGCTGGTCAGTTCGGACATCTTCTTTGGTCCTCTCCATATAAGTTTCTGGGACGACGGAACGAATTCAGCATATTCTGGGGCATTTTCTTCCAGCATTGAAATTATGTAACCGCTTTTTCCATTCGCAAGTCCTCCGGCTAGTGAATTACTATTTATCTTCGCTGTCGTTGTGATTGTCAATGTACAGGTTCCATTCGGATTTGTGTTAAAAACATCCAGATGGCCCCTATATGTCATATCTTCCATCACATCATAAATTGAAAATGGCTGGCCAATGGTAAAATCGTACGAAACCGGAGATACGATAGTAATGACACTGATGTCTCCAGTTTCAAAGGTACCAGCGGACGGGTCATACATCGTAACAGATGATGTATATGCACCCGCTCCATGTAAGGGGTCAAAATTAATCCTTTTTACATACAACTCATGTATCTCGTCATCAAGCTCCTTAAGCTTTATTTCATGAAATGGAGAATAAAAATAACCTTCCGGGGCGATATTCCCTGGAAATATTTTTTCTTCTTCCATGTCATTCACTATCTTGTTCAAGGTATATGATGAAACGGAAAATTTATCCTGCTTAGCTGCCCCCATAACAATCTTTGGAGACCTAAGTGAAGACATCGGCATCACAACGTTTGCCTCTGAATATGTTTCTCTATTTTCTTCCATATTATTCATTTACTTCATCTACATCAAACAGGTCTCCGACCAGATTATCATAATTTATGTCAAAGTATTTGTTGTTAGACAAACACTCTCTTTGGGCCGTATTGAATCTGTGATAGACTTTTTCAATGGGCGTCTCAATGAAATCAATTTTGCTAAATTCAACTATATCACCGAAAAATTCATCAAAATCATCAACTGTTATAGCACTTTCAAGCGGGGTCGGGGTTCCGCTGTAATTTCCAGTCGGAGCGTCATATAAAGCTAGTGAAAGTCCTTCAGCATAATCCCTGTCAAAGTCCGGATTTTCAATAAATACATTATAAAGTTTCCTCACGTTGTATTCCGTTGACTCTTCATCTGACGGTAAGTCAAGGCCAGACGTTACATCTCCGAAACAGTGAGAATATTCAACAGTATCCGCCGTAAAATTATTCTCTTCGTACCATTCTTTATGACCTCTGTTTGTCTTGACGGATGCAAAATAAACACTTGTTAATGGCCTCCCAAGGTTGTCTTTAAGGCCACTTACACATATGTCATCATTAAAGATGACCTGGGCAACCCTATCTCCGTAGATATTCTCTCCAAATGCAATCTTATTCTGGGTATATGTCAGAGGCCTTGATACGCGAACAAATATGTCATTAGCAAGCCGTATTATTTTCGGGCTGTTTTCATTGATTGTCGTTGGTTCATGTATTACTTTGGTGGCCCTCCCGACAAGTTCGGCGTATTCTTCGCTTGGTACCTCATCCGGAAGAATCATAACATATTCATAGTTTAATAACTGCTTGAACTTTCTGAAATAGTACCTATCATCAACGCCGTTTTCAATCTTCTTATAGAAAAAATAAATCGGGCCGGATACATTACCCGTTGAATCCTTAATCCCCGGTAGTTTAGTTTTGCCTTCGGACTCAATCACACCACATATGATATTAACATCGGACATTTTTATGGTGAAATAATGCTTTTTGTCGTTTCCTTTCTGGTCGCCAACACTAATAACCTTTACTGGAACTGTATATCTGCGAACTTCAACCCCATTCGTAGCAAGGTATTCTTCCCATTCCATATTATCAAAAAGTGCCTCTCCTTGGCTGTCACGATAAAAGAGTCTTATTTCGTCGCCCGGATTAAGTGTATGCCTTAAAAGGGTATGCATCTGGATAAGTTCGTCACCAACGTTATTATAAACAATTTTTGCATTTATGACTCTTACAGCATTCGCAAGGTTTTTGTTAATTTTTCCAAACGTTTCGTAATCACTCTTATATGGATACACAACAGTACAATCCCAATTCCTTTCCAATCTCTTTTTGAAACGATTTACTTTTGGGATGAAGCTATATAACGACCTGTCCGGATATAAATCAACAAAGCCACACGGAACTTCATTGTTCAATATTCGGTTTAATGAAATTTCTTCTCCGTTTAATTTCCCGTTCGGAATGTTTATGTATCCTGTATTATAAAACCCGTACCAGCCATTAAGCTCTCTAAATTCATCATAAAATGCTGTATTAATTGACCTCATGTTGTCCAATTGATACATTCTTATGTTTTCGCGTACCAAGTCACTTCCTCTCACTGGGCCTTCGCTTTCCCCTATAACCCTGGTGACCGTTTTTCCACTATGGTCAATTGCAAAATCAAAAATGGTATTGAATTCAACTGCATTTTTCGGAGTCACACTCTCTTCCATTTTTACGTGCTCAAACTCACTCGTCCTTAAAAGATGGTTGTTGAAAAAATCGTACCCACAATGATATTTGAAATTTCCGATTCTTTCGTGCGAATACTCTGTATCACGTACAGCACCTATTTGGTCAACTATTTTATTTCCATCAGTGTCACCGCTCTGGTTCATGGTGCCTTCTGGAAATATATCAGTATTATCTTTCCTCACCGTCTCTATGGCAAGATTGATTGCGGAATAACTTCCTTCCTTATATACCGGTTCAGTTACTGCATTATATAATATGTTGCTGCATATAGGATTAACCGACAGAATCATGCGATAATTTTCACAAGCATCCCTTTCTTCAATATACAAGTCATTAAGGCTCAACATATCTGCAGTATCTGAAAAGGGTATAAGACGTGATTTTGCGGAGAGGTCAACATTCATTGACTTCTCCGCATTACCGCGCATTCTATTTAAACTTTTTTCTTGTAAAAGTTTCCTTTGCATTTTTTTCACTTTTAACCATTATTCTAGTTGCCCGTTCTACCGCTTAACTCCTGTATGTCGTCCTTAATTTCGTCAATCTCACCCTGGATATCAGCTAACTCATCCTTTGTCTGAGTTATTGTGATGGTGAAATTGTCAAGTTCAACGTTTGTATCGGTACATATTAATGTTATTGTTCCTCGCCTATCGCTTCCAGTATCATTAAGGGCTAAATGAACAACTATTGAATTGTTCGTAGGGCCATAATCAGAAGTTCTATAAGTTATCCATCCTCCCTGAGAGCTAACCTCAATCCTAAATGTTACATTGGTTGAAACAGGTATCGCAACCGACTGCTGTTCCTTATTGTAGGTCAAGGCCGACGGTGCATTAATATATGGTTCAACCCCACCAGTACCTGCAGGATAAACAACAGGAAGCATGCCAATCGGATACAAGCGATATACGGTCATTTTATTATTTGTTCCATCAACAGGCTTTTGATAAACTGCAACTATCGTCTTGAGGTTTTCTCCGCTGAAAACATTCTTAATTTTTCCCTTTGTTGAAACCTCAAATTCTTGACCTCCATTGACAATGGATGAAAGAGTATCCAAGTTTAAAGCGAATACTGGCTTTATGGTATATCCGTGCAGTAACGTAATTCCAACATTATATAATTCACTCTCAGATGCTGGCCTCACCTCTTCTTTGACTCTAGCACCACTGTCATTAGTTATATAATATTCATACCTGGTGCTTCCGATTAGCGGATTTCTATATGTTACGGAAACAATTTCGCCCTTTTTATCGTTTTTTGCATTCTTATTATAATATCCGTGACAATATTTTTGTCTGTTGCTATTGTCGTTGTCATACGCTTCATCAACGACCATTGGCGACTGAGACCTGTCAAATATCTCAGCGGACGAAATATAATATTTGGTTTCTGCGCCCAAAGCCCCTTCATCTGAATATACGGTCCATTGTCCAGACATTTCACTGTTAGTGTCAAAAAGCTTTATGACGAGGTCTTCGTAGAATGCCGTTTCAAAAGAGCAACTATCCTTCAGTAATGTATGGTCAAAACCACCCAAATACCTCTCAGTAAATACATTTGGATAAGAGGCCTTAATCGCTTCTTCCGGTGGTATTCCTTCCCTTACAGCATAAGAGATTTGATTTATATCCACAACGCTATCAGTAAATGCGCTTATTTCACGCCCATAGGCAAAACCGGTAGCAATCCATGAACCCTGACCAAACTTACCATCAGGGGTAATTTTCCTCTTACATTCGTAATCAAGGCTTGAGTTTGTTGTCAGTGCATCATAAAATCTTCTGTCGTTCTTGTACATGAAATATGTATCATATTCACCAGCTGTATCCCCAGAATAAAAATGATTATTCCACGTAAGACCATTGAAAATATTACCCTCAACCTTATATGATGCCGGTAAATTATTTCTTAAGGCAACAGTTTCATTATTTTCATTTGGCGACACCGACAGAGCAACAAGACTCCATGTAGCGGCGGAAATTTCCCCATAGAATGGCTTATATACAGAAGGAATCCTCAACGTCGGATAAATTGTTGCCATTGAAAGCAATTGTGTTGCAGGACCTTCTGGGTATATATCTGTTGGATACTTTGCAACCAAATTTCCTCCCCGAACAACCGGGAACATAATCGTACCGTCCTCAAATACAACAATACAACCATGTCCATTCGTCAATTTTCCATTTCCACCAGAAAAACCAAGTGTTACGGTTCCATCTGAAAAATTATATGACGTTATGTTCGCGTCAAGAGCATCTGCAGCCGCACGCCCATCTTCGGTATAAGACATAGCGTCAAACGCATTCCTAAACACCCCAGTTTGTTCCAGTTTATTTGATGGATTAAAGTACATTGTGGGTATATAGGTATATGTATCGTCTACAACATAGCCCGGGAAGTCATCATAATCATTGGAATAACTATTTGGTGTATTTCCTTGCGCATCAACGCCTGTTCCATTCAAACTAGCCCCAGGAACACTACCTCCCTTTTCCGGCTGGCCAAAGATGGCAACATCACACTTACCCTTCGTGTAAATATAATTGTCATAGGACAGGGCATCATTTTCTGTTTGGCGATAATATGTATGACGCATTAGCCAATTTTCCCAGCCAGAACCACGGAATGGGGCCCCATTATACCAATCAGCATTTGATATGTTCTTCAGACCGCCATTAAACGCGGGGGCATAGACTGAACCACCCTTGTATTCTGGCTTATATGAAAGATAATCGCAAGCAACATAAAGGTTTACCGTTCTATTATCCTCAATCTTCGTGGTGTAAACAGAGACATAGTTATCGTGATAATACGCTAGCACTTCAAATGTACCAACGGACGGCACATAATATAGATGCCACATTTCGCCACCAGCATCAATGTACGTTGTTTCGGAATATGTTTCGTACGGTCCCGGTACACCATTCTCAACCTTTCTGAATTTAAAACTAACTCCATCTCCAACAGTATATCCGCTATTCAGAATAGTAAGATTGTGGTTTATTTTAATGAAACCACCCTTATTCGGGGTATTTGTCGGACCTGTGGCTGGAACCCTAAAATTAACGGTTTGCACATCAATTTGTACGGCATCTGCACCGAAAACAAACTTTTTAGTTAATGAATTATCAATACTATCCGTAACCGTAACAACATATTCATGCCCAATTGATAAACCAGTCTCAACTATTGTAGCAAGCTGCATGGTATCAATTTCAAATGTTTTCGGGCCAAATTTATCACCGCTCGTGCTGTCAATAACAGTTATCTCATATGGCGGAATCATATTATCAATCGTCAGTAGCGCCTTTCCGTTAAGATTGCTATCTATTGTTTCATTTATGTTGATTAAAGGCTCCTTCATGACGTTGTTTGACTGACACTCGCTAAAGAATTGTTTCTTAAATTCATCAAGCGCAGTTGAACCATCCTTTAGACCGAAGTAAAAATAGAAGGAATTTTCGTACTGCGGGAAAATATAACCACGGCCCTTCTTTGATAAGAAGTGCTTTCTCTGTTCATTATTGCTAAACCCTTCAAGGCCAAATCTAAACATGAAATAGTCATCAATCTGGTCTTCAACAGTTCTTCTTTCGGTGTATTCAATCTCCTTAGGGTCATAATCATCTGGTCTTTGCCAAGCGCCCATAAACAATCTTTCAAAAAGACTTGTTGCATCGGTTATGTAATGATGTTCAGCCCTATCATTTACTTTTTTGTTATACGGCGAATTCGGAAGATGGACAATGCTTCCCAAAGAACCATCAAATCCATCCGGGCGCAAAAACCTGAAATTATATTTCTTATATCCCGTAACATCATTTCGTTCAGTCGCATTCAGAGTGTGATGATTAAGCGTGGCGAACATTGACCTAAATGAAGCCCCTTCTATATCAACGTTACTTATAAGGCCAGTCGGAACATAATAACGATATTTTATGTCACCCTCAATAGTGTAACCGCGCACCTCTTCCCTTCTCTGAGACATAGATGCGCCAACCTCACAAATTCTTTTGAGGTTAACACATGATTTTATATTTGATTCGCTGTTTGTGCATGATAAACCAAGAAAATGGCCTCCTGGATAATAAAGGAAGTCAAACCTTCTATTACCAGCCCCGAACAAACGAGCCAGGAAACTTTGTGAATCTTCCAACTTACCTAAGTCCACATCGTCTTGACCAGGGCCTGAATAGTTCCAGTTTATACCCGCCGCTTCCGTTACTGGAATCGGGTCATCATTTTCTTCATATGTAATTGCATCACCATCAGTCTTGCTATATGCGCTATATGTTGACTCATAATTTGGCGTAATCCTCTTAACACCTTCTTGCTCCGGAGGCGTACCACCCTGACTCTGCTTATTTTTTGAGGCGCATATTGTTCCATCGCCTGCAGCATATATATAAGCATCGTCATCCATCGTAGTCAACGCCAGATTCGTCGGCATGATATAAGATGAATTGTTCAGATATTTGAATGCTTGTGGTATACCATTTTCGTCACAATCATTCAAAGTACCAAGTAAGACAATGTCTGTGGCAAAGAGCAGCGTACGAACCCTTCCATTATTGGTATCTTTCCACTCACAAGGCTTCAAGTAATACACAAACTGGCCGAGCATTGTTGTTTCTTCGGTAACAAGACCGGATTTTTTTCCAAAAATGCTTGACTGGTCCATACCCTGCTTCTTGTGACACTTCGCAGGTATAATGTTGACTCCACTGTTTCTTTTCTTGGTTTTAGGGGTATTGTAGCAATTCCGTTCGGTTACAATCTTTGACCACGGGCTATTACTTGTCTCAGCCGTATATTGCAAAGAACATTGTTGTGTATAATACCTGGACTTCTTTACGCGAGAAGTCTCAGAGTTCATGCAACCAAATACCTTATCCTTATAATAAGAAGTGATGAGTTTATCCCCTTTCTTTAGGGAAATTCTATACTTTTTCTTTCTCTTTATTTTTCTGAACCATCTAGGAAAATATATAACACCATTTACCCAGTCATTATAGAAGTCAAATTTAATAACCCTATATTCTTGGGCAATATTCATTTCAAAGCAATTAACCAGATAATTGACATCTCTTGTCAAGCATACACTCCCTTCCTCACTTGAAGCCGTATTCTGAACATCAATGGAAGTTTCATCAATAAATTCACCAGAGTTCATTGAGTCCTGTGTGTCTTGGCTTCCGTCCAAGCCCTCAAGATTTTCTCCGGTTCCAGCAGCTGCAGCCAGTGTATTTTCCATTAAAGTTCTGGTTGTTGATTTAAACCTGTTTTTCCCTAGCGTACATCCTGGAGCGAAATACCACCCTTCCATATCCGGACAAAGTCCGTCACCAATGAACGTACAGTGAATCCCATATCTTCTTATGACGGGATTAATAAATTTTGCAACTATGCCATCAACAGCATTTAATATAGAATCACCGGCTTTTGAATTAAAAAATTTAACGACCCTCGCAATAAGCTTTACTGTTGGGAAAAACAGCTCAAGTACGCCTGCTATAACTTTTATTATACCAGCGATAATTCTATTGACAAGCGTCACAAGCTTTATAAATAGTTTAACAAAAATGCAGAGGACAGTGAACATGAACGGCAGCTTAATGCGCATATTATTGTATGGCATCGGATTGTTTCCGCCATAATAATTACACGCCTTTATACCAGAAAATCTTTCATTTCTCCATCTCTTTGACTTTTGGAAACGAGGTATGTATGACTTGACTGTATATACACCATTCCAGAACAAGTCTCTATAAGAGCTTTCATCAGTATACGTACCAAAATTATAATCAACCTTTTCACTATCAATATCCGGATTGTTCGGAATTAGATACTTCGCCCTGTAATAGCTTTGTATGCTATTTTCCATGTCGGTAAGTGATGCACGGAAACGAACCCTCGCCCTTGTCGGAATACCTTTTTCAGGGTCATCAGTAGGAACCATATTTCCGTATTCATCGGTCATCATATAATCAAGGTTCATTGGTATCTGATAGCACCAGACACCATTTCCATTAATAAGCTGGTTTCCTTTGATTGCAAATTCTTCAACGTTTCCTCCTGGTGTTTTGCGTATCATCTCAATGGTACCTTCGCCAGCGGTAAGCTCATCCATGGTCCCCATTTGATTTGTGGGAACACATTTTTTGCTAACACCGTTGGACGGATTGTCCGAAATAGCACTGCCCATGAACACGCATGTCGGCTCAAACTTGAATGAAATTTGAATGTCGGCCCTGGTAATCCCTATATTGTCACCGTTATCTTCATTTCCCCAGAATGGATAAACATAAACAGGCTGGTTCTGACTGAATATTTGTGATAGGCTGTCAATGTTTTCGTCCTTCTTGAATTGGTTCGGATTATCAAACTGTTCAATTGTATATCCCTTATAAACGAAATCTCTCGGCCTCTGTGAAAGAATGCCGCAATCTGATAGGTCAAGGTCCATATGGAGAGTCTGCATGCCAGTTGGAACACCGCATATAACGTAGTCTCCGGAATCATTCGTCCTTGTTGTGTAGATATAGTACTCGTCAAAAATCTCAAGAATTCCGTCATTTTCAAGCAAGTATGTCTTGTTTGGGAATGTTCCTACGGCCTTGTGGCAGTCTTTTACTGATTGGTCCGGTAAAAGATTATACCTTATATTCTTGTCATTTTGGGTTGATGTTGACGTATATGGATATAGATTCCACAATTCAAGGTCTTTATTTGTCTCGTCTGCCGGAATAAAAACACTTACCTTGGCATTCGGAACGCCAAAGTTTCCATTTGCCAGCACTCTTCCAACAATAACGCCATAATCAGCGTTATGTAGCCTATAGGTGTCCTTATCGCTGATTTTAAGTGACAGAATTTCAAAACTGTCATATTCCTGGTCAAGATGTACGTCAAGAAAGCTATCAGCCTCTTGACCAACTGTTGTTCTTATTCTATACGATTTGTTGTGTTTTGCCATTCCTTGTATTGTGTATGAAACCTAAAATTTTTCTCATGCTTATTTTTCTATCTTTTGAAAATAGAGAAAAGATGATTAAGCCAATAAAAACGATTGGTATAAACGGAAGTATAACAAGATATGCCAGCATCGTAATTACCGCGTCTCTCTTGTTGATAGTAATTTTCGGTTTGGTTTCGCTTCCGGCTTTTCCGTTATACGCATAATATTTTTGTATTTTTTCTATGTCTTGGTTAATCTTACAAGCACACGCCATTGTCAATCCCTTTTTTACTAAATGTATTTAGGCATTACCCTTATATCTTTTTCTGGATATTTGATTTCAAGCATCGTGTCCCCATCACTATATATGATTCCGTCTGACGCCTCAAGGTCTATCCTATCTCGTCCAGGAACCTTTTCTTCTTGGACCCTGTTACAGTCACTACCGTAAAACAGCTCTTGGTTTGTTGGCGTTGAACTGTACCCTGAACCGGTTTCATTGTATACCCTAAGTTCAATAAGGTTCGCAACGCCGTCAATCTTTGAAATTTCCTTTTTAAGGTCACCCACATATAAGTCATCGCCCATATTTCGCTTATTGATGTCAAAATAGTCCATTGTCTTGGCTATAATCAAAGAAACAACGTCACTAAGGTTATAATTTTTATCAACATGAACTTCAACCTCAACTGACAGGTTTATGATTCGGCCGGGCTTTATCTCAACGAAATCATTTATCATCCTATATTCCGTCAAATAGTTCTGAATGTTTTCGGCTAATAGTGAAGGAAGTGCAGCGTCAAGCTTCTTACGATAGTCAATTCCAAGAAGGTAAAGCATAATCTTATTGTTTTCCTCTGCACAGCCAACCCTAAACGGAGTCCCATATTTAGGAGGCATCATAAGCACTCTATCAATGTAATCTTTTACGACAACGCATCTGTTTTGAGCACCTTTATTATATTTGACCATATATTTCATCTCCTGAACAGTAGGCATATCTTTACCTGAAACAGAAGGTGTGGTATTAACGACAGTGATTGAACTTCTTACGGCTGATTTTGTGGCTTCGTTTGCGTCGTGTCCAAGAGGAAAATCCGTCATAAGCCTTGAAATTGAAGAAATAGCCCCTTGTGCCACATTGCTTGCGCTTCCACCACCAGAACGATAAAGAATGAATATTGTCGTGCCAGCCTTAGGCATCTCACCAAGTGAATCGTTACGTATGGTCTTTGTAATTATATACTTACTGAATTCGTCCATATCGGTTATGTCCGGATAATCAACGCTTCTGAGGCCAGGTCCAAATATAACTTTAAGATAACCGTTGTCGGTGTATTCAGTTATAAACTTATGCTTTACTGGCTTCCATTCGCCCCTTGTAACCTGACAAGTCGGATATGTCACATTCTCGCTTGAATTATAATAACCATATGTATGAACTTCAGGACAATTATGCCTATTTAAAGTTTCACCCCATCTAAACTGCTGGGCCAGGCTTTCAACTTCAAAAAATCTAATCATGCCTTCGCAAATTTCATCCCCGTGCGTAACTTGTTCTTCATAAGAATAAAACTCGCCATAGCTTGGATATGAAGTGAGTGCGTCACCATCTTTCATTATGATACTCTCAACATTCATGACGCCCTCAACCGGTATTACTATTTCCATGAACGGCTTAAGGTCGCTGGTCTTTATCGCTTTCTTAAAAACACGGCTTTCACCAGCAGTAACAATTGCAAGCTTGCTGATGTTATATTTCGTAACGTTTCCGTTAGCATCAAGCACCGGCTCAATAGTTCGGTCACTACGCATGAAACTGTCGTATTGTTCAGCGAAGTTGACATCATACATGACCTCAAATATCTGGGTACTTGAATTGACCATCGTACCCCTCTTGATTACCGGAAGATATTCTTTTGCATATGTATCATTAGCTACTGGGACTTGACACGTAAAACGAACTTCCGCCATAGCACCCTTAGGCCCCGGAATCTTTACACCGTTGTTCCTGGCAATATTCATCACGGAATTTGGCTCCTGTGCACTGTCAATGTTCGTTTCCTGGTACACCCTGTCAATGTGGTATGACAGATTGTCGGCCACATCAGCATTAATATCTATGAGCCATGAACCGATTGAAGCATCGCTATATTCGGTCGCCATATCCGGGTAATATTTCCTGGAATAATCCTTAAGGGCGTTTTTGTAATCATCAAAAGTTCTATTCAGATATGATATTCCTTTTTCCATGTCTGCTTGTTTTTGTTTCTATATTTTATACTCTGAGTGCGGCGGTCTGTTCTATTTCGTTCATGCCCTTTGTAATAGTATAATGTACAATTACAATTTTTCCGTTTTCACTATTATCATCATTATAAATTGATATGTCTTTGAACGTTACGTCCGGAACATATTTGTATACCTGCTCTGTAATATCCCTGCGAAGCCTTTCAAATGTAGTCTCATCGGCTGGTTCGTGGATGTACTTGATAAGGTCAGTCCCGAAGTCCGGATTGCGGAGTCTTTGACCTTTTGGCGTGAATATTACATGCAACAGCCTGCTTCTTAACGACTCTTCTTTACTTGTGTTTAAATCCATGTATAGTTCATCATCGTTTTCCAAAGTAAATGGGTAACGAATGCCGTATTTCTGTGTGAGTGCCATCTTAAAAAGTCTTTGCGTATAAATAGTTTTGTTATATTTTTCCCTTATTATAAGATAACATTAAAAGCAGTAATAAAAAAGAAAAAACGAGCCACGAGGACCCGTTTTTTTAAGAAAAATAAAAATAGATTAGATGTATGTATGAATAGATTACAGAGGCATATCCTCCATCTTAGTCAGTATTTCTTCTTTGTTCTTTATAATATCATTTCCGCCAGACTTTCCATAATATAATAAGTTGATTTTATTAGCCATGCAATATTCCCTTTTTATTGAATCGTGTTCCTTCCTTTTTTCATAACCATCATCTCCTCCAAAAAACGGAACCATTTTAAAATGCTGGTCGCCTTGACATTCTATTGCGGTGTTAAAAAATGGGAAAATTATTACTAAATATACATACCTTCTTCCATTGTAGTATAGGGTATTTCGTAACGCTTCGGGAAATTGTGCTGGATGTAAAGCGTAAGGATTCGTTCTGACATGAATCCGCAAATCTCAGCCTGCCACTTAACCTCTCTCCACGAAAGCTTGAACGGGTCATCGTATCTGATGTACCTGCCAGCTCCGAGGTTTCTTCCGATGTGTAGGATAAGGTCTTCGTATTCCCTGACGCCAATTCTCTTCATGAAACGTTCCAGAAGGTCAAACAGGAATTCGCAGTACTTGTCGTATTCCTCTGCTGGAAGGATGAATCCATTACTGTAATAAAGGTTCTCTCCCTTCTTAATGTACTTGTCCCAATCGGCTGCATAGTCCGGATGAACCTCCTTGACGATTCTTTCCATTGTCTTCAGGTCATCAATACAGTGCGAATAGCCATAACCAGCCTCAATGGTGTTCGCCGGGATGAATTTCTTCGCGTTTTCCGGGAAGTTATACGGCTTGCAGCAGATGATATCGTATTCACCGAAAATCTTGTCAAAGTCCGTATTCTCGTCAATTTCCGTAAAGCGACGGCGATACTGCGTCTGTCCCTTATACTTCGCGTCCTTTACGTTTTTCCAAATCCAATAGATACCAGTGTTTTCAACATAATATTGATTAAGATAAGAAATGTTCTCACCGGTATTGTCCTTGAGTTTGCAAACGTCTTTATTATTAACTGCAGCACCGCACTGGAGAGGCGTCATAATCTCGTTGTTGACAAACCCGTAGTCTACCGGGTTGAAGCACAGCATAAACAACTGTACATCCTTTCTCTTCTCAACGTCATCACCCTTGTCATATTTGTTCGGGTCTTCAACAATGTGATAATAATCAAATAGGTCAATCCCGAGACGTTCCTTTACTAGTGCTAACTTTTCGCGGGTCGGTTTGTTTGACTTGAAGAATCTTGTCTTTAACAAATACTCAAATTTATCACTTGTCAAAACCTGGTCGGGGAAACCTCTTACAATCTTATCAACATATTCCTCAATGGTCTTATCACTATAATGGCGGATAAAGAGCTGTGTATAGTTATATGGCATAAGGAATTTGTCGGATGGTACCTCGTTACCAACTGAATCACAACACTTCGCCACACCTTTCGGAGAATGTGGATTTTCAAAAACGACACCATCCAAACCACCCCTAACAATTGATTTGACATGGAAATTTTCTGGCACGTTATCGTACGCTCTCTTAAAATCAATTGGTTCAACAATCTTCTGGAATCTCATCATAACAGGCCTTCCATCATTATGTACAAGGTCTGCATCATTAAACATGAGCCAGTTGATGTGAATCATGTCAAAGTCCTTGTATCTCTCGTCACTTAGAGCTTGACTAAGGCTTGTGAGAGCACTTGAACCGAACGTTATAAACTCGTCGCAGTCAATGAAAGCAATCCAGTCGTAGTCGTTCTTATATGTTTCATAACACTCATTATAAGCATCAACCTGGCATACCTTCTTATTGCGGTAATCCTTCAAAATCACATATCCGCTGTCAATATAGTCGCCGATTACGTCGCGGAAATCATCCTCTCCGTCATAGTTATTGTCAAACAGGCAGATGTTCGTGAATCCAAGCATCTTGTTATATTCAACAAACTCACGAATATATTGATTCTCCTTGCGCCCAATACAGCACGCCAAAGTTTTTAATTCGTTTATCTGATTTTCTCCACCGGTAATGTTTACGTCTTCTTTTTCCATATCTATTCTTTGTTTTTTTCTCTTATAATTTGATGGAAATTCCTAAAAAGGTCAAGTCCTAGTCTTTCTTTTATATACTCTAGTTTCTCTACTGTTGGACTATTGACTTGAAAAAACCTACTAATAAGCTGAGTTTTGTAAAGTGGGGCTTTATGAGGCTGGTCAGGGAAACCCCTTTCAAGCTTATTTATAAATTCTTCAACGGTTTTTTCTGAAAAATGTCTGATATACATATAATCATAGTTCATATCTATCGTTCTCTGGTCCGGTATAACATTTTCCCCATTCCCATTACAGCAACTGCCAACATTAACCGGTGTGAGAACTGATTTGAACTTTATATCAAATAAGCCACCCCTAACAATAGATTTTATGAATTGATTTTCCGGAATAGGACTTCCCCTTAGACACTTCGTGTATGGCATCATCTGTTTTGTAAATCTCTCAAGAACGGGTCTTTTATCATTTCTAACTAAGCCATTGTCTTCATAGAGCATCCAATTTACATGAATCATGTCATAGTCATCAAATTTATGATTTAACAAAGCCGTACTTATATCTGTTATATCATCAGACGAAAAGGTAAGAAACTCGTCACAATCAAAAAAAGCAATCCAATCATAACAGTCTTTATACTCACGATAACACTCTTCATAAGACTGAACTTGGCATATTTCTCTATTACGATAATCTTTTAGAATTACATAACCATCATCAATGTAGTCCCCAATTACGTCACGGAAATCTTCTTCACCATCAAAATTGTTATCATAAAGGCATATATTAGTAAAACCGATATTCTTATAATATTCAACATACTCGCGAATATACTGGTTTTCTTTTCGCCCAATGCAACAAAGTAATGTCTTTATGGTTTTCATTATTTCAATACGCTTTTATATACATTTATATATCCTTCGCCCATCTTCTCCGCCGTAAACAGTGGCAATCTCTCCCTCTGTTTCAAAATCAATGAGCTACGGTCATCTTCTTTCATTGCAAACAGTTTTTCAAGACTCTCATTAAGCGATTTTCCGTCCGTAATATCAAAATACTGCCCACAATCCCCAGCAACCTCGTGAAAAACCGGAATATTATTCAGGAGCGCCGGACAATCATTCTTGTATGCTTCCAGAATCGGGAGTCCAAAACCCTCAAACTCACTCGGGAACACGAAACAAAATGCATGATGGTAAAGGTTATTCAAGCCATGTTCATTGAGATAGTGATTTTCAACCCTATCCTCTAACCCATACTGGCGAAACATGTCCAGCTCAAACTTGGTGAATTTCTGTCCTGTGCAAATCAACTTGAACTCTTTATGTTCCTTCATGAACGGAACTATCTGGTTGAAAAATGGAATGAAACACTTGTAATTGAGTGGACCTTGCCTTGTTCCAACATAAAGAATGTACGGGAAATTAAATGGGTTATTGTATTCGTAATTTTCGGGCAGTTCCCTGTAAGCATTATATACAATCTCTATTTTGTTCTCTGGAACCTTGTAGATATCAATAATGTCTTTCTTTGTTGCCTCGCTGATTGCCACTACTTTGCTTGCCGCAGCCATAATGTCACGCCTCTTGTCAAAATCAGCTAAACACATACTTTCATTAAACTGTATGTAGTCTCTGAGTCTTTCAAACGCAAGGTCATGCACCGTTACTACATATGGTTTATTTACTCCATATTCAAGAAAATACGGGTCATAGTGGGTTGGGTGGAAAATATCATAATCCCCACGCTTGATTGCGTTCTTGGAATAAATCCTGTTTACTTTTTTCCAGTCAATTCCTCCGTCAACTGCAGCCGGGTCTAATTTTCCGGCATTTACCAACCTTTTGAACGTCTGTTCTTCTGTCGGATAGCCTTGGGCCAACATATAAAGGTTGGTGGTTGAGGCTATTCCAACGCTAACCTGCTCCCTTTTCTTAACCTCCTCAACAAGCATGGAAAATACATTACTGACACCACCGCTTTTCTGTATATCAAAAGCCTGGTAATCGTATAAAATCTTCATAATCAAAACTTTATATAATCTTTCCAGAATGTCTTAAACTCAAACAAGTATGGTTTATGGCATCCCATAGGTAATTTATTATTATTTAACTTGAAAAACATACTTGGACCAACCTCAAACGAAAACTCTCTACCAACCTCAACCGGGCTAATCTTCATTTCCTTTTCGCAGTTGTTTGAGAAAAACACGTCTTCCGGAATGGCTTCATTATCAGCTTCTGCCTCATGTGCCTTGCATATTTCAATAAATTTGTCAACCCTTCTCAATGAAAAACCACCATTACCGCATTTAACCGCTGTTGCTGTGTTTTTCTCCGTGTCAATTGAAATCCACGGAGCACCTATGTAATCATACCCAAGACTGATAAAGTAGTCTATGTTGTCTCCGAAAGCCCAGCAATCAAGCTGGTAAATCATCATATACTGATATTCAGTAAAAGAATTGTAAAATTCCCACCTCTTGCATAAGTGGTTATATGAGTTTATGCTATTGAAAAATTCCTTAGCCAGTCTTTTCACTCTAAACTTATAATTCGGACAAAGGCTTGTATAACCGGAAAGGTCCAAGCCAAACGGAGCAACAAGAAATATATCACGTTTTTCCCCAAATGTTCTTACACATTGCATGAGAGAAGCTTGCTCAAAGAAAACCGGATTTTTCTTATAAACCGGAACCACTATACAGCATTCCTCCTTATATTCTTCCCATTCTATCACTTCTAATCTTTTCTTATAATATAATTCAGACACATATAAAAGTCAAATGCCCCACACAAAGTGCGGGGCATCGTCCTATTCTTCATTCACTTCATCTCTTCCACCTTTCGTCAGGTAATCGTAAAGGTCGTCAATGTTATTTAGGTCGGCGATTACCTTTCCATGAATTTCTTCTCCTGGGTAATACCACTCCTTCGTATCGTTAGTGCTTTCGTAAATCTTGTGGTCAACGTCATCGTATAGCCACCAGGAAACAAGGTCAAGCCCTTCTTCTCCAAATTCAGACTTCATCAACTCATCAAAGAAGATACCGGCATACTCCGTGTATTTGCAATTGTAGACGTCTATCTTGAGCTTGTACAGTTCATCAGTGAAATCGTTGTACTCCTCAATGTTATAAATCATCTCCTTGAATTTCTCTCTTGTCATCATATTCTATCCTCCGTAATATTCTTTATCTGGTTTAACCTTCGGGCGACATTTCTGCCACATAACACCGGCCAGAAACGCATTCGCTATCTGGTTGTGTATAACATCAAGCTTCATATTCTCCTTGCAGTATTCAATTGCTGCATCCATCTCTTCTTTTTCAGACTTAGTCATGCTTCAATTGATTTATCTTGTTTATTTTTTCAACAAACTCTTCCGGAGAACAACCGGCATGAATGGCAACACTTCCCTTGTTAGATTTGCGTTCATCGCCCGAACAGAAAATCCAGGCAACAGCTCCAGCATTGATATCCCGCACGCAGAAGGCGCTATTGTCTCCACCCCAATCCCTAGGAAAACGGATACCCCACCCACCATCGTAAGGAATGTAAAACGGAATCCTTACAATTTCAGTCTCAGTCCGTTCATCGTTCTCATTGTAGTAATCGTCATATGGGTCTCCGGCATTGTACTCATAAGGTGCATCGTCCCAATCATCGCCCCACTGTTCTTCCAAAGGAATCGGGGTAAAATACGCATAGTATTCCTGCTTCCCATCAATGTATTCAGGATTCGGGTAATCTTGCGATTCTGAACCCCTTCTCAGTACTGGATTCGCCCAATAACCGAATTCTGGGTCATCTGACGACATGCAGCCCTCCCTATGAAGCTTTTCTTCCCTGAGACGGTCCTGTTCCTTCCACTCGTCAGTCTCCCTATAAGCCTTTGCCTCTGGAGTGTAGTCCCAATAGGTCTGGTTAATCTCGTCAATGTAGCATAGTTTCAACTTGTCGTACTTGACCGCGTCTTCCCTTTTGATTGTGGTGTACATAGTTTAATCCTTTTTCCAAAACTTGTATGTTATGTCATCAAACTTAAAACTAACTTCATTACCTTCTTTCTTATGATGCACCTCATATAGTTTCTGATTCGTAGTCTTTTTGTTAAGTGGCCCATACTCAGCAATATACGGCCCTACCTTTACATATGAGAACACCGAGAAAAACTCAAGCCCAAGGTGTTCCCTTCCTGAATAGAGCGCCGCCTTTAACCCCATATCTTCAACCATCTTCGCTAAGTTTAGTAGTCCAACGGTGTCCTTCCCCTCGCCCATGAAACAAACACACGTAATGCCCTTGTTCTTGTTTATTAGGTCGTGAAGCACATCAATTGTGAGTTCTTCTCCGATATCTTCACGGAGCCACGGACTATGACACCCTACACAATGGCCGGGACAGTTCGTAATCTCAATCGCCAACGTAACTTCGTCAGGTATCTCTTCAAAAACAACAGCTGTATCTAAATATTTTATCATACTTTTTTCAAATTTAAGCACACCCACTTATATTTCCAATATGCCGACCAGTTCTTCCTAGCGGCATAACCGATTAGAACACCCCTTTGTTTCCAGGACAGGGCCTCCCAATGACCATGGAGTTTAGTCCTTCTTGTCTTCTGTCTCGTCATAGATTACTTCCTCGCTCATCTGAAGACGGAGCCTTAATTCCTCGTATTGTCTGTGCGTTTCAATGATTTTTCTTGCCGCTTCTTCCGACCTAGCATAGAAACCACCCATCCACTGAATGTCATCAAGGTTATCACCTTCATTAAAACGCTTGTAATCAACATAAAACTGTTCTTCAGAAGCGGTTTTACGTTTTCTGATTCTGTACTTAATATTCATAACTGAAAATGTATTATACAATAATAAGATACAGATTTTTTTCTGAAATAACAAAATATACTTAATGCATTTAGTGACTATTTATAGAAAAATTGTATAGTATTATGAAGTTACAATTGGATGAACGCGCACTAAACCTCTATCTAAATAAAGCAATAAACGAAGAAGTCAATGAGCTTTTTGGCTCAAGAAACAATAACGTTAACATTAACCTTCTTGGAACATTAGCTACTGACATAAATAAATTTGAGCAGCTTCTTAATATTGCAGAACAAGGTATCGGTTTAAATAGCCAGCCAACACAACCAGGAAACAAAATCAAAGTGCTTGGCGGTGGTTTTGACTTTGTAAATACTACGAGAAGAAATCTTTTAACTGCTGTTGAAATACTCAGCGGATTTGCTGATAGGGTTAGCAATATTGAGCAAAAACTTGGCATTAATGCCTTAATGGAAAATGCTGCTGGCCTGAGTTGGAGTCCGGCACTCGGAGACTGGGTTATGGGTACCCAAACAATGCCTGCATCAGTTGCTAGGACTACCAGTATGATTACTCGTGGCGTTTCATTTGCAAAATTTCTGGCAAACCCTTATGTCTGGATTACCGTTGCAGTTACAATAGTAACCCACTGTGTGCTTGTTGGACGTAGTAAAAAGAAACAGAGAGATATTGTTAGGGTTTCAAACTGTCTACAAGTACTTGCGAATAGAGTGAAGAATATCCTTGAGTATTTTGCTAAAAAGGCTGGCGTACAAAATCAAACCGGTCAACAGGCACGTGGTACTCAACAACCCGTGTCAGAAAGCATTTTCAATGGAATGAATGGAAAGAAAGCAGCGAACTATATACCAAACATCGCCAATGGAATGGCTGAACTTTCCTCTTTAATGAAACAACTTGAATCTGGACAGCCACAAGTAGAAATGCCGCAAAGTCTCAGCACAAGAGCCGAAATAGAACAATTCCAGAATTGGGCTAATGCCCACGGGTATGTTGACCAAGACGGACAGCCCCTTGTACCGGATGGAAAATGGGGAAAACGTACAGCTTACGTATATGACCAAATATCGTCTAAACTTGCTCAACAACAAACCCAGCCACAGCAAACCGGTCAGGAACAAGTAAATGAAAGTAATTTACTTAAAGAAGGACAACTTGACCGCGCACTTGCAAATCTGGAGAAAAAGGTAGGTGTGACTGGTACCGGCGGAGCTGCATATGCCGACGTAAATAACATGTCTGGCGTTGCCGGTGGAGCATCAAGGCTTCAAAACAGTGAAAACGGTTATAACATAGCTGCAACATATCCAAAGGTTTTGAATCAATATTTGACAAAACTCAATGAGCTTGGTTTTGATACTGGAAATCTTCAACCTCTTCCAGAAACAGGAAAAAAGAGGTTTTATTCAAGCCGTACACACTATAACGACACCGACCTTCAACAAATTCAAACAAGAATTAATGAGTTACTGAATATCGTTCGTGGCGCCGTCCAAAGTGATGATACTAATGTTGTTCTTCCGCCAAAACCTATTATTAGGAAACAAAATCCTAAGTCACAACAGCAGCAACAACCAGTTCAGCCTCAAACAAGAGAGCCAAGACAACCCATTTTGGCCCAAACAGACCTTCCAAAATTAGATTTACCAACACAGGTTACCCCAACGCAAACCCAACCACAAGGATTAGTCGGCACTGATAGACAACCATCATTAGCACAAAGCGCTGTACAGGTAATGGGTCAAACCGCAAACCAAAGCAATATGGGTCTGCGTGACAGAATTTCAACCAACAGGAGAACCAGACAAAACGCAAATAATGCAATTAACCAGATGGTAAGAGACGGCTCAATGACACGGCAACAAGCAAGGGACGACAAAAGGCTAATGAGGGGCGCGGAAAAAGCATTAAGGACCGGACAACCAATGAATGAAGAAAACTTCAAAAAACTTGTCAAACAAATAATACGAGAAAATCTGAAAAAATAAAAATAAACCCAGGGGTAACCCTGGGTTTTTTCATTTCATCTTATTCGTAGTATCTCTTTCCGGCTTCCAGCTGTCTGGGCTCCGCAAATGAAGAAATCCTCTTGAGGTAACCAATAACTCTTGTCAGGTAGTCAAGGTTTGTGCTTCCGCAATGAGGGCACTTGTCAAGGGTGTGCTTTGAGATGTATCCGCAGTCGTTGCAAACCGTATTCTTTACGTTGAAAGTAAAGTAGTTGCAACCATTTGCGGCGGCAACATTCATAAGCTGACGATACTGTACCTTTGAAAGATGTTCGTGGAGGTTTGCGTGTAGGGCTGAACCGCCATCAAGATACTTAACATACTCGTTTCCGTGCAATTCCATCTTCTGGAGAACCGACAGGCTCGTATCTTCCGGATTGTAGAAATATGAGCTGTAAAGGTTCCTGTTCGGACTTACCCAGTAGCCATCCTTCTGGTCCCACTTGTAGTTCTTTGCGGCAAGATTTTCAGCAGGTACAAACTCTGTATTGAACATGCAGTCACGAGTCTTGTCCTTGCGGTTCTCAATGTTAATAGTTTCAAGGATATTATTGACAAACTCACGATATTCCTCATTAGGACCAACCTTGATTCCGAGGAATTCAGCTGCATCAGTAATTCCGTTAACACCAACAGTAAGATACTGCTTCCTCATGTCAATGAAACCAGCATTATAAACATCTAGCATGCCTGCCTTAAGGAAATCCTTGATGGTTTCGTTGAAAGCTGTCTGATACTTGTGGATTCGGCTCGTCATCTCACGGATATCGTCCCTGATATACTTGTAAAGCTCCTCCTTATCATAGGTAAGGCCTTGCTCGGGTACATTCTTACCATCCTCAACAGAAATATCCCTGTCGTCAAAGTAACTTCTCGCCGCGTCTTGAACGAGTCTCGGCAGGTTCATTGACATAACTGACTTGGAACCGGTTGAAACTGACGCAGTACCCATTGAATACTGGTGTGTGGTGTGGTTGTGGTCCTCGTCGGCGTTATCAAGGTCTTTTAAGGAATTACGAAGTCTGCAGCAAGACGAAAGACTGTCTGGACTATCAGAAAGGTAGCAGAAGAAACTATGGCCCTCCGACCACATTTCAGCGGTGAAGTCTGCATAATCCTGGTCAACGAAGTCATTTCCTCCATTTGTGAGAAGTGCCATTGTCTCAACCGGGAATGTGAGAATATACTTCTCGCGTTCCTTGTTAAACCACTTCATAAAGTGCTTCTGAAGCCATGAAAGGGTCTCCCACTTCGGCTTGGAACCATCAGGGAACTTGAAATCACCAAATACGCCCTCAAAATAAGGCTTGTCAAAGTACGAAATGTTCCAGAATACGGTCTGATAACCACGATTACCGGCTGGCATGTTCATTGAGTGGACGACCTGCTGGAACGCGTTATCAATAACCTTAACGAGCGTCCTTCTCTTTGATGTAAGGTCAACTACATCGTCAAGATGGTCAAGATAATCCTCGCCATAGTCCTTGCGGATGAAATAATCCATGTACATAAGGAATTCCGGGGTTGCTACCGCTCCCATGAACTGTGATGAAACAGAATAGACCAAGTTGATGAACTCTCCGCAGAATGATTTCAGGTCGGTCGGGGCTACTGATACGCCACCGAGTTTCTTGAGACCATCTTCCAGGAACGGATACATTGTGATAGCCACACAATAGGGATAACCTGGTGTTCCTGATTCATCATGCTTATAAAGGACATGGCTTTTAAGGTCTTCAAGATACTGTTCAGCCAACTTTTTGCTGTACATCTTACGAATCTTGTCCGTAAGAATGTATCGGTTCTGCTTGATGTTGTTTTCCTTATAGAGTTCCTGACCGAGTGTAACGATATTCTTGTTCGTCACATTGGCATTGGAGTCAAATTTTGAACCGGTGGCGGCATTTGAGGCATTGATATACTCCGTAATGAAGTCTTGCTTCTTACGTAAGTCCTTATTGTCGTCATTATTCTCAATATAGGCCTTAGCGACCTTCTTGTTTATGGACATAAGGGCTTCTTCTACCTGTCTTCGTATTTCAGACGTTGCTATCCCCTCATAAATGAAGAGGCCGTTAACGATGCTATCAAGAATTACATCTTCGCATTTTTCTCCTGCGGTCTTATAGGCCTCACAAATCCCGTTCTTTACCTTATCACGACTGAACTCTTCCCGAGCTCCATTACTTTTTCTTACTTCCATATATTGTTCTTTGTTTATAATTTATCTATCTTTTCCGGCGGTAGGTAAAGATAAATATTCATCACTTAGCTATTAAAAAACAAAAATTTCTTGCCAACACGGAAGTGACTGTGTGTCAGCAAGAAAAATTTGCAAATAATTTTCAGTCCATTTTTCCACTACCCGAAGTTAATCACATTCCGTTCTCCGTCGTCCGCAACTGTCTGACCTTTAAGGACTTCGCCTGTCGTTTTATCAACGTAGACCTCTTCCTTCGGCTTATGAACGGCATCGTACGCCCTCTGGTATAGCTCATTGACACCGTTTCGGTAATTCTGTTCCTTGAGTCTCTCGGCTTCCTCGGACCACTTCTTTTCCGAGTTGTCAAATTCCGATACCTCATCACAAGAAATCGTACTTGTTCCGTTATCAAACCTGATGTTATGGAACACTGTGCCTGACTTACCTGAACGATTTTTAAGCACCGCAAGGGTTGCACGGCTGTTGTCAATATCTTCAAGTGACCTGGCAATGGAGATAACCACATGGGCCGCTTGGACTTTAATGATAGAACCACCGGCCTGATTCATCGTTACGACATCCGGGCTTGTGATACTGTCCTTATTACCCTGTGTAGGAACCCATATCGCTATGTCAAGTTCCTTTGCGAGGTTTTCAATCTTACGGATAGTATCTCCCTGTCGCTTCCACTCAGAATCGGTACTGTAACCGGATTTCTCAGCCAACAAGCATTCAAAATAGTCAATAATTACAAGGTCTGGCTTCCAACCAGTATTTATCAGTCTCTTGATGAAGATACCGATATCGGTCGCTGACTTGGTATGTGCCAGGAAAGGCTTAAGCCTCAAGTTCTTCTGAAGCATCTCCTTTCCCTCATAGTGGTCAAGCGTTTCCCTGATTTCGGCTATCTGTGCACGGTCTTTTGTGAGATTTCTGGCCTCAACACCTGTAATCTTTGAAAAGTGCTTACGTGCAATATCAACATCATCGTCCTCAAAATAAATCTGCAACACCTTGTAACCCTCATTATTGTTAAGGTCACACCTGTAAGTCGCGGCATATGAAGCGATGCAGGTTGAAAATGTACTCTTACCAAAACCTGCAGAGCCAATGATAAGTCCGATTTTCTTCTTTTCAAGACCGCCGTTCAGAGCATCGTCAAGTTTACTGATACCCGTAGGGATTGGAACTTTAAACTCCTGCGAGAGGGCCTTATCTTCCAAATCATACGGGGAAAAGCCAAATTCATCCTCATTACCGGCCAACGATGCATCATCCAGCAATTTCTGGCATTCATCGTAACGGTCAATGTCTCCGTTACCGGCAATTTCAAGAATTTTATTCGCTACCTTGATAAGATTCTGTTGCTTGAAGAACTTCAACGCATTCTCTTTTACGAGAGTATATCCTTCAAGAGAGGTTTTGAAATGAAGCTTGTCAATAAGGTCCGTCCACTCTTGAAGTTCATTTGTCGTCTTTGCCTTGGACTTGAGTGCTATCCCCATCGTTTCATACGAGGGGACAACACTCTCTTTGAAATAATAGTCCTTTAGGGTTCCGACAAATGTACGCAGCAAGCTGTCGGTAAATGCGTTTTGTTCAACAATGGTTGATATCTCACTGAAAAAATGGGGCTCTTCAATAAAGCACTTGGCCAACTTATACTGGAAATCAATATCCAGATAACCAAGATTACTTTTATCAATCGCTTTTCCCATATCTCAATTAGATGACTTTCTTGCTTGCTGACTTGTTGTTATAAACGAGGGTCTTTCCGGACGCTTCGTCACGGTATTCCTCACTGATTGTATAGGCGGAATCATCGCTATCACTGCAAGTGTAGCAAATCTCCTTAACCAGCTTCCACACGAGGTCGCTACGCCCCTCTACGAGCTTATAGAGGATATACTGCTCAAAACCGACACGATAGATTTCGTCGGCATCAAGCCTACCCCTCTTGTTGGATAGGTCAATTGAATTACGGACAAAGCGAGGATAAACGCCAACCCAAGTGGTGGAACAAACCTCACGGCCATAATCCAGGAACGCAAACTTATAGGTCACATAATCGTCATCGGTAAGCGGCTCAGAGAACTCGCCATCCTCAAACTTGAATGTGAGGGGAACAAGTTTGTCAACCCCGTTCCAAGCAAAATCGTGGTCCTTTTCATCCCGGATAACGACACCCTCGCCACGAATAAGGGAATCACGGTTCTTCTCGCTTTCAATGTACTTTTCAAACTCATCCATGGTCTTGAAAATCCTCGGAGCGAAGATTTCAAGGTAGATGAGGGACTTGGACTTGAGGTCGTTGTCAATCATCTCGGCACAACCACGAATCGTGTCCATAAGCTCATTTGATTTGAGCGAAATAGGATTGAAATTACCAATCCTGAAATAACGCTGGCAAATAATGTCGTCGCCAACGGTTAGTCTGAACTCAAAGCGCTCCTTAAATGCGAGGGCCTGCTCAAACTGCTTTTTAACTTCTGCCATTCTTGCAAAAAATTAAAGGTTAAACATAAAAAACTATAATATTGTGTGTGTTAAAAACTATAATATTGTGTGTGTTTCGTAATACTAATATACAAAAATGTTCCTGGGATAACAACTTATTTAGACATTTCTTTCTTAAATCTTTTAACCTCCTTGTCAATCAGCGGTTTATAAGGTTCAAAGAAGAATGCAAACCTGTCGGAATCAGAAAGCTCGTCAATTCCATCTTCCAACATATAGGAATACAGGTTTTCAAACGACCTGCCTTCCGGGTCCTGGACATTGTGCATCATCTCATTGAGCTCTTCCTCTGCCTCTGTAGTAAGAAGCGGATGTTCCAGGTTGATAATCTTCTCGTTAATCTCGTAGAAGTCGCCGGGATATGCCGTTCTTGACACACCGTTAACGATGTTTTCCTGCCATTTAAGAGGTTTTTTCTTCTGGCTGATACGTTCCTCCACTTTTTCCTTCGCACGCTCCCTGACCTCGTTTATGGCCACAGGACGGGTAAGAATCTCCGGCATCAGTTCCGCTAGTCTTGTCTCTGAAACACCGTCAATGTTTCCGATATTGTCAGACTTATCACCACAGAAAACTTTCTTCAATACGACATTCTGATACGGATAGCCTTTCAGTCTTATGAAATTCTCGCTTGAATAGAATTTCTTCTTGATGTTGTTATAAACACAAACACTTTCGCTGATAAGTTGGGTAAGGTCTTCGTCGGCGCTCATGATTACCACCTTTTCGTTTTGCAGTTTGTGGTGTACATAATATGATATAAGGTCATCGCCCTCGGTCTTCTCGTCAATCATCCACCTGATGTAAAGCTCGTTAAAATACTTGCACAGAAGGTCTCTCTCGCGGTCAAAGTTTTCCTTAACAATTTTCTCAGCCGGTGTAAGCTCCTTGACTGGTTTCTCTTTCTTCTTGTAGATATGATTCTGCATTTGGGCAAGGTATGCGTTGTATTCCTTCATGTAGTCACTGAGATTGGAATGCTCGGCATAATCTTTGTCTCGGTTTGCCTTGTACGGAGGGTATATCTCGTAACGTAGGATTCCGGAGTCGTGCGCATCGAAAAAGACATATACGAAGTCGAAATCTTTTTTCTGCATAATCATTCGCAGCTGCAGCAAGAACTGGAACACACCACCATAGTGTATTCCGTTGGTATTCAATCTATTGTCCTTAAATGACTGGCGAAGAAGTGAGCCGCCATCTACGAGTAATGTGTATATTGATTCAACACCTGCATTCGGGTGTGCTTCTTTTATCTGTTGTCTTACTGGTTGTCCCATATAGATATTATACAAAAAATAAGCGGGATTTCAAAGTCCCGCTTTATTAGTTTCATTTAATCAGAATTTTTGGCTTGATAATAAGCAGAGTCCCAAAAACTTTTCCATGATATTGACCCTTCTTTTTTGTTAAAGGTTATACTGTTTACTTCAACCAACACTTGCTTCTTTTTCCTAATATACTTGTCATTATAACCATTTCTTGCCCATTGTGTAACTGACAGGTTTTGTTTTTCATCTAAATCCCAAGTCGTTACCAGATAGCCATAATAAGGTTCTACTTCATCATTTATCAAGACAATACTATCAATTTGAATGTCGTAAACTCGGTCAAGTTCTTGGATAACTAATGGTAGTCTTTGCCTTTCTTGCGAAAAAATTCCATGTTTTATTTCGTTAATTGTTGGCTTGTTAAACCCACAGCCAAACAAACATAATAGCCCAGCTATAAAAACTAAAATCTTCTTCATACTCTTCATTATTCATCAAAGTTATCTTCCTCTTCAAACGAAACATTGGCAGTATCTGCGGCCTTGATTTCCTCGTTCCCAAGAGCCTCGGCCATTCTCGCCATAATCTCAGGGATGTAGGTCTTCTTGTATGCGTCCAGTTCCTTTTCGCCACAAAGTCCGTTATGCACACAGCAGATTGTTCCGGCATATGTGACATTGAATGGTGTCGGTAACTGGTTCTTGGCGATTGAAATCTTGCTTACCACACCATACTGATAATCGTTACCCTTGAACGTTGCCTTGAGCCTCTTCGTACCGGCCTTTGCGACGCCACCGACATGGAGCAGAAGCCTCATCGCGTAGAAGAATGATTTACCACCCTTGTTTTCAATGGAAGCGGCTCCACCAACGGAGTTCATGGAATCAAGCCAAATCTTATTGACGACGAAGAACGTGTTGGTGTATTCGGAGTTCTGAGACCTTGACCCCGGAATTCGTGCGTTGATAATGTTGTTGAAAGCCACCGACAAGGCACCAGCGTCAAACATGTTGTTACCGGCCTTGCTCGTGTAAGACTTCCAGGAACCGATACTACCAACGGAATCCCAAACGAACAGAAGCGGCATCGGAAGTTCACCGGCTTCTTGTTTGTCAATGAGGTCGTTTATGATGTAAGCAATATCCTCAATAACAGCGACAGTCCTCTTCGTTGACTTTTTCGTGCCGGTTGAATAGTCCATGTCTCCACAGTAGTCGCAGATAGCCGCGTTGTTGAAAAGGATGAAATTACCCTCGTAGTCGGTAACCCTTTCCTCTCCAGTTTCCTCGTCAACGCCCATGACCGGTGTAGCTTCCATGCCACAGTCAATGGCATACTTGAAGTCAAAGTTACCCTCGGTCTCAAATATGATTGGAAGGATACCCTGCTTCTGTGCGGCTGCGATGAGGCAGTTCTTGATTGTGGACTTACCCGTGTCGGACCATCCACGAACGCCACTCATGTAACCAGCCGGAATACCAGGAATGTGTAGGGCATCCTGGAAAGCCTTTGGCATGATAATCCACTCCATAGGCTTGTCAGCAACCGGGGCACTTGAAATTTTCTTCTTGAACGCCCCGATATCAAATTTCTTGATTTCCTTTTTCTTTAATGGTTGTGCCATATTAAGTTTTCATATTATCCTTTATTTTCTTTAAGCATTTTGATTGCCTCTTCAACTTTCTCCGTGAGGCTTTCAATTTTCTTTCTTGTTTCTTCGTACTGTTCCTCGGTCAAAAGTACAGGATTTATGCATTCAACTCTCGTTTCTGAATCTCTGGTCGGAATAATCAAAGTGTTAACAGACTCATCATATCCGACATGTTTTGAAACCTCTCCCAAAATTTCTGAAACGGTTGAACCACATCCAAACTCGCCTATATTAATATAGACTATGATGAAAAGTTTATCTTTGTCCAACATATTATTAATTTTTTCCTGTACTTCCAAAACCACCATCACCTCTCTCAGTATCGTTAAGTTCTTCAACCTCAACGAATTCAATAGGCGTTGTAATTCCAATTTTCATCTGTGCCACCCTATCCCCAGGTTCATACTTTGGCATATCTGGCATTACGTGGTAGAAATAAGCCCAATATTCGCCAGTGTAAGGTCGGTCTCCGGTGCCAACAGAATTGCAGAGTACCATTCCAGTCTTGTAAATTGAACTCCTTGGGCGGAAATCAACCGACAAATTCGTTTTATGATAAGAATGAACCGGCGAAAACATTGAAAAATGGCTATCAGGCAAGTTTATTCCCTCGTTTTCATCAATCTGTAGAGCAAAACCAAGCGGATATCTATATACATTCGGTGCTACTTCCTCACAGTCACACGCATAGACATCATAACAGAAATCCTCATCGTGTACCTTTGTCGGGAGTTTAGCGTTCTCCCTTAGTTTCTTGAATTTAACTTTCATCTTCTTCGTCCTCCTTAAAAACGACACTTGTCCATGATTTGTATTTCTCTTCGTTCTCACGGTAAAGCAACTCAACTTCTTCAACCTCGTCAGAAAGTTTCATATACCCGAAGGTTTTACCATATTCCGGAGAAAAGCAGTCGCACATAATTGGATAAACCTTTTCAAACCCCAAAGTGTACATAGGAATTTCTGAAATCTCCACTACTTTGAACACCTTCTTATCATCCGGTATCATAAACACGTCACCGACTTTTAAATCTTTTACATTAATTTTCATCTTCGTTTCTCTTTCTATACATCTTATTTCCAGTCCTCTCGTAGTAGCACTTCCGGCAAAGGGCAATGTACCTGTCATCACCGCCAACTTCAACCTGGGCACCTTCCGTTACAATGTTTCCATCACTGTCAATTCGTGCATTGAACATTGTCTTGGTGTCGCATGAACAGCTTGACTTGATTTCAATAAGGTCGTCGGCAACTTCAAAGAGCCTGCGAGAGCCAGGGAACAGGTGCGTCTGGAAATCGGTCCTCAACCCAAAACACATTACATTGATTCCAAGGTTGTCTGCAATCGCTGCAAGCTGGTCAACCTGGTCCGGGGTAAGGAACTGTGCCTCATCAACGAGAATCCACTTAACTTTCGGATTGAAGAACATTTCATCCTTTTGACAGACATTTCGTACAAGGTTGAAAAGGTTAAGGTCCGGAGAAATACTTGTGCAAGTCTTATCGCCGAGTGCTCTTGAATGGATTATTCCTTCTCCATCCCTCGTATCAATCTCGCTTTTGAAAATAACATATGGAATTCTCCTCTCCTCAAAATTAAATGCCGTGGCTAGTAACTGTAGAGATTTGCCGCTTGACATTGACCCATAATAAAAGAATAATTTTTTCCTTTGTGACATATGCATTACGATAGAAAAGTTATCCCAGATTGTTAATCCGGGATAACCTTATTTTTTAGAATGGCAAATCTCCGTCATCTTTCATAATCAAGGAATCAGTAAAGTCCTTGACAGGTGCGACTTCTTGTACTGGCTCATGAGTGATTTGGGTCTGGGCCTGAGCTACGCCTGCGGTAGCCATGGCCCTTTCAATCTCGGCGTTGGCCTCATTGACCTGGTTTGCCTGTCCCTGTTTCTTGGCATCAATCTCTTCCTTGTCGACCCACTTGCCCTGCTCTCTGTCATACCAAGGAATTTTCATCTGGCTGATAAGAGAAAGGTACTCATAAGGCTTGGTGGAGAAAACGTCCTGCCACTTCTTCTCATCGTAAATCCACGCCTTCATCTGTTCCTCGTCACGGGAAAGCGGAGTGCTGAGAGATGCGTCAAGAATCTGCGGAGCGGCGTTACCCTCTGTAATCGTAACATTGAGGTCACGACCATTGTAGATGTCAAGGATGTTCAATACCTGACCGGCACGCTCGCCCTCTTCCTTACGGAGTGCATAAAGCTTGAGGATTGCGTTGTACGGGTCGGTCTTGTCGCTTCTGACATTGAACTTCCAGAATTTGACGCCCTCGTCTTCCTTTCCACGCTCAATACAACGAACGATGACAGCCTCCCTGCTCTTGTTGGCAATGGAGATGTCCTGGAAATTCTTCTTCTTGATGGGGTCTGTTTCCTTTACGGATTCCTGATATGCAGCTTGATTCAGCTCGCAGAAAGGACACTTGGTACCATACTTCTCATGGTCAATGTCCTTATTCTTTGAAAGACAGATGTAGGACTTGTAACCACTCTTTGATACCTCCTTCGGTACACGCACATTATGCATGTGTACCTTAACGAAAGGATTTCCGGTTTCAAGGTCCATAGGGAGAAGGCGAATCGTGAGAGTCTTGGATTTTTCGCCATTCTGTTCATCCAAACGAACATTCAGATAGTTCTTCTCGTTGAATGCATTGTGTTTTGTGTAATTGCTTGAATTATCGTTATTCACAACGATGGATTCGGGCGTAATGTTCGGTAAGTTAATTAAGTTACCCATGATGTTAAAAAATTTTAATTAAAATTATTATTTGTTTGTATAAACCTGTACCTCTAAAGTACAGAAAATTATCGTAAAAAACAAAAAAGGTACAAGATTTCTCCTGTACCTATAAATAGTTCAATTGTGACGTTTTATTAAAGCCCAAGCAAAGTTTTTAGGGTAGAATTTTCGTTGTCCCTCAAAGTTTTAGCAATGCTCGAGTAGTCAGTAGCATTTCTTACGTCGTCTCTTGTAATCGTGTATCTCGGCTCTCCGACACCGTTCTGGTCATCCTCCGGGCTGTAGTTTTCCGGAGCATCATTCTCCATATATTCTTCCGGTGTCTCCTGGAAAGGCTTTGATTGAAGTGAACGCATAGTAAGTTTTTCAACTGATGTAGGATTTCTCTTCTCAAATTCAGATTCAAGATTTTTCATAAATTCAGCATTTGACTTCAACTCACCCTGGAACTCGCTGAACTTTTCAAGAAAACGTTCAAACTTATCGGTGAGTTTATCAATTGCATCTTCATTTCTCTTCTGGCCATCAACAAGTTCGTCAACATCAATGACTTCCTCGTCTTCTCCACCCTCTTGGTTATCCGGTGTTGCCTCATCAAAACTCTCCTCTGCGGTTGCATTAGGGTCTTCATCTTTTCCAACCGGCTGAGGGTCAAATCCGGGAACGCCACCAGCGGCAGCGCTCGGGTCTGCGGCTGGAGCAGCACCAGCGGCTGCATTCGGGTCTGCAACAGGCATTCCGCCAGCCATAGGGTCAGCGCCAGGAGCAGCACCTCCCGCCATAGGGTCAGCACCAGGCATTGCACCGCCAGCAGCAGGGTCTGCCATTCCGGTAGCATCGTCAAGTCCGTCTCCGTTTCCATCAACTTCCTCAATACTGTTGTCGCCACCAGTTACATATTCCATAATATAATTGAAACGCTTTGCTTCTTTGAGCAAGCCCTTTTCCTCTAAAAACTTCTTGTCCATATTAGTCATTAAGAACTTGCCTATTATCTTCGGTAAGAACAATCTTTGAGCTTTCGGTTCTCTCAATAAGACCCTTGTCCTTCTTGACAACCTTTACGTGGTTAGCCGCTTTCATGTTGTTCATGATTTCTTCGGCCCTGTTGACTTTCTCGTCCATGTCTTCATTCAATTTCTTTGAATTATTCTTTTCGGCAACATTTTCTTTTGCCTCTATGGCTTTTTTATCCAGCTGATTTGTCATCTTGACCGGGATATTTGTTCTCTTGTATTTTATAACTTGTTTAATGAAAGCCATGTGTATATTTTTACTATAAATAGTGTTATTTTTCTAAAACGCGAGAATGGCGGTGTTTAGGAGTATAGATACGGCAAAATATAAGCCCGTCCCTTCGCTTTATACCTTATTTCTTTTGATATCTCATCATTGTTTTTTAACAAATTTACAGAATTACTGTTATAAACCGCTGAGAATATTCTTTTCTTTGTGTATTCATTAATATAATCGCAATCCCTTAGCGACAAACCGACGACTTTATTCGTACCATTATAATATAGGTACATCATATCCCCAGTAACGTAGATTGTTTTCTGGTTATCCGAGCCAAGTGATATCAGGAACGACTCAAATCTTTCCGGCGGAGTTAAAAGAACATCATAAAACACATATTCAAGGGACTCTACAAACTTTTTGAATGACAGGTCCTGAAAATTTTTGAGGTTTACCTCATATTTGTCCCTTCTTTCATACTTTCCATAGGTCCAGTAAACATTGTCTGTGACTTTCCATTCAATAATAGACGCATCTGGATATTCAGCCTTTGTCCTTTCCCACCCGATTATTAAAGTAGGAATGTCCGGGATAAGTTCTTCCTTATCCCGGACAACATTATAAAGCTCATCCTCATTAAAAGGTTCGTCTGTCAGTATGTTAGCGATATGTTTCATTATTCAAATACTTAGCGTCCAAGATAATGATACATTCTTTTTTCAAAAAAAACAAACTATCCCTCTATAACATTATCTTCCAAATTGTTTGAGTCGTTAATGTAACAATTCAAATACTTATTTGACCTTTTTACCCTTTGTATAAAATTAAATAATTCCATATACGTTCCGTGAATTTCATCTTTGTCAAACTCTGAACTGGTTCCAAACAGCATTATCGGCGTCGCACCTCCCAAAGTTATATCCAAAAATCCGTCGGTTTCGTAATCAGAGTAATTTTTAATGCCTTCTATTATTTCGCAAACTCTTCCGTGAAGTCTTGAATCTGTGATTTCTATGTGTTTGAACATATCGCCGGTCGCAACAACAGATGTATAAATTCCTGCTGGTGCTGAAAAAATAGTTTGATTATCTTGCGGAACGAAATAGTCTATTCTCCCAGTTAAACCATACGTCGCCTCTTTTGTCTTTGAGATATTATCATACGTTTCAGTAACATTTCCTGGATAGAACACTCTGACCGACAAAATTCCATTTATCCATCTTTCATCATCCATCTCAGAAATGGTCTGTCTTTCAAGATAAATAACAGCCCCGTTAATATCATCAACATTTATTTTATCCAAAGGCTTTTGTGAAGTATTTTCCGCCTCTACTGATGTGCCAGGCTCTTCACCGTTTTCACCACTATACTGGGTCTGTCCGGCACTCTTGTTCGCTGCATTGGAAATCTTATCACCCTTGAAAGGAACGGAAGGCCTTGCTTGTCTTGTGCCAGTAAAGGTTGTAACCATTCCCTGTGCATTGATACTGTGCTGTACATTCGTGATTAGGTATGCACCCTTCCACATTGCGATGTTGTTTAATTGAAAATACATGAGTGGCGTAATTTGTGCATCTCCAAGCATCTCAACACTGCAAGTATATGAATAGTTCGCATAAACACTATACAGGTCCTGCCCAATAATTGCAGATTCTCTAGGACCACGGTTGTTTGCATAAGATATCATGAGCTGATTTCTTAACGAATATTCAGTTACTTGGTGGTCTTCCATTGACAGTCTTATATTTTTAAAATATGACTGACTCTGCTTTGCAAAAGTTACACCAAAACACGGAACAACCAAACCGTTTTCATCATTGTCAGCAAACATCGGTTGTTCTACTATCTCCCCCCACGTATTCGCCAAATCAAAGCCATCATCTTTGAACGCGTCGGTCCCACTTTCATTTTCCGTATCAAGTTTCGTTGATTTCTGGTTTGTATATAGTACAACAAAACTTGGTTCAACACTATTGCTCCTTACGGCCTCATTATATGGAAAAGCCCTAAAAACATCTGCTATTGAATTCTGCTCGTTTCCCTCGCCAGTGTATGTTCTGGACAACCCTAACATAGTTGGTAAGGTAAGAAGAGAGCACCCGGCCAACTCTGCGGTTATACTCAATAATTTTAAGAGAGAACGGGACTCAAGGTCGGATGCGTCGCTTTCTTCCGTAAATCCGCCAAGTTTTGAAGCTGTCGTTATGAAATCTGTTAAGTTTGGCCTTATTTTCATACCTATTTCCTGATAGAATTCATTCATATAGGTAAACCTGGTAAAATCACTCCGTACTCCGTTATTTACCATTCTTTCTGGCACACAACTAAACACCCAACTTTCACGCCGCCTGCTGCATAACCACCTGTCGTATAAGTTTTTTAGGGCCATATAGCAAGCAAGCTTGAATCCTTCATCTCGGAAGAACTCCGGCTTGTTAAACTCTTCTTCTGGTTTACCTAAAGCTGTAACACCATCTTTTGCCTTAAGGTCTTCTGCGGAAACTTTATATTCTTCTTTAATGCCGCCTATAAAAGCAGCCATCGCATCATTTATTGCATTTCTTGGAACCGTATAGGTTTCGTTTGGATTATCAAGTAGAGAGAAATCAATAACTGAGGCAAAGCTGGTAAAAAAGTCCTTGAACTTTTTCAGAAACTTATTTTCTGTGTTGCTTGTTTTTATGAATACACCGGTTCTTATCTTCTGGCCGTTTAATTTTCCTAGTTTGTCGTCTTGGCCTATTTCATATACTTCCCTTAAAGTTGAGGCGTTGTCAAAATTTCCAGCGCGTTCCAGCGTCAAGGCCAACGTCACTGCATCTGGTATATCTGAAAGATTTGACATTACAGACCCACCGTTTGCACTTGTCGTTTTTTGGAGCGCAAAATTCCTTTCAATTGTCTGAAAATCAAGTGATACGGACGGTATGGAGGTTTCATTTCTGATTTCGTCCGGTAACTCACCAACAACTGATGAGTCCGGCATTGTATATTCTTCGCTACCGGTTGCCCATCTGAGGAAAAAACGAATAAGCATGTCCCTTCTGGCTGAAGATACATTTTCTGGTAATTTTCCGGAGTTTGTATAAATATACTTTTTTCCTAAGCACGGGTCATTGTTTTCAACATCTGATTCAACATCAACACGCACATTATTGACACTGTATTTATAGTTTATCGGGTCTTCATAAGCATATCTATCTTCCATAAAGTTGAAATACGTGTTTCTCCAGTATACAGCGCCTTCCCTCAGCAACAAAAATACCGGGTAATCTCCATTTTCAACCTTTTTCGGCAATAGAAGCTTTTTATCTTCACTGAGAGGAATTCCAAGCAAGAACAAATAAGCCCTAGCCTCAGGTGTTTTCTGGCAGTAATAAAGAGGGTCCATGAAAATATTCGTCTCGCCGCCAGTACTTTTCCTATAAGAAGGAAGCGATGGCATGCTTTCAAAAGTGGACGTATTTCCATTTCTTTTATATAGGTCGCCCAATCTAAAATTCTGTACGTTTTCAAAAGCCTTTTTATCAAACGTTATCTCGTTTAACGATGCTGGAAGTTTCTGGTAGTTTGGAAAAAGCTTTGCAGCAGATACAAATTCACCTGATGCGTGCTTATTCAAAACAGAATCAATTTTCCTTCCACTATCAAAGATTCTACACGTTAAACTATTGACAGTTGTACCAGAATTATTAATCTGTACGAACTTTCCGTTATTTTTCCCAATGTTTGCTCCATTAACCGCATTTGTCAGGACTGACGGCTCAAATGTACCAACGGGATAAAACTTTGCAGTCAATCCTGGTTTATTTTCGGTTCCAGGATATTTTATCCATTGATATTCAATATCTCCAGCCCCGTTTGTTCTGAACATCGGGTGGCTATCTTTCATGAATTCATTAAGCAAATTTGAACCGTCGTCCGCTATCGTGTGAAGCTCAGTAATGAAACTATCCTTCGGCGAGTACCCCTTAATTTTAAATGCCCTAACAACATTGCCCACCTCAAGCTTTGCAATCAGCTTAGCCTTTTCTGTCATATTCTGCGTCATTGTTGAAGTTCCATCCTTTGACCCATTATCCGAAGATACGTAACTTCCTCCAAGTAAAGAGAAATAACACCTAAGAAGGAAAACCTTTGCCAACTCATGTACTGGTTTTTGAAGGTTAGCCGCATCAAGAACATCTACATATGGATTATGCTCGTTGTCAATCAAATCATAATAATTTGTCGGGACAAGATTCCCCTCCTTGTCAATAGTATTATATCTTGACTGTACCGTTTCATATCTACGCCTTGACAACGCCGTTGCATTAATGATAGCTTCAACAAGCTGTACCTCATCAAGGTCTTTTCCACCAGGCAACGACCCTGGCCATTGCATTACGATTTCCTTGTCTTTAGAATCCTTTACTGGCTCTTCCTTATAGAACATTGTAAACGGAGGTAATTTTCCTCCATTTCCGGAAGGCGATGAATCTCTTAACGTGTTTTCATTAACATCAACTTGTATGTCTTTTCCACATAACTTCTTATAGCTTCTGCTCTCGTCGCCAGACTGAATTTTGTTCCGTATTTTGTCCAATGTATTATAGAAACAGGACATGAACGTATCAACGTGTGCAAAAAACATGTTGTATATATTTCTCATGGTTGGTTCAAATCCAACAGCATCAATTATCCGCTGGTCTCTGAATGCGTCAAGTTCTTCAACCAATCTATTGACTTCACTAGCTTCTTTATTTACAGCATCTACTATTTTATCCCTATAGTGAATGTCATCTATTTTGAACGCCCTTATTGTCCAAATCTTCTGTGAATCGTACCTAAGCATCGGAGTTGTGGGCTCATTTTTATCGAATCTACGTATAAGTTCATCAATTAGCTTCTGATAATCATCAATTGATGTCCCTGAGCCACTAGTCATTTGTGACTGCTCTCTATCAAACTTTAATACGGCATTTTTAGTGTCGGAACCTTCTTTTTTAAATACCAGTGACACAACACGGCCATCAAGCATTTTTTCAATTTGTTCATCAGTGAATCTTGATGAATATGTTTCTTCCTTAGCCTCGGCCTTTGCCTTTCCCTTCTTCTCCAATTCTTTTGCGTCAAGGTAAACATCTTGAAATATTTCTTTGGTATTGACCGTATTTTCTTTGTAGTTTTCCGTGCCTTTGGCAAGCTCATTGTATTCATTAAGCTCGGTGGAAAAACGCATGAAAGACTCAAATATATTCCTATTTTCCTTCGGAGAATTCTCCATCGCAATGAAGAAAAACCCATCTGAGTTTTCTTCAGTATCTGTTGGTGACCATGAGCGCCAGTAACCGGTCTGTTTGGTAACTGGGAATTCCGGTAATACGTGTTTTGCCAGTTTTTCGTGCAGTTTTTCTATTTCTATTTGTTGTTCGCCTTCAGGAGAATGAACGCTTTCTTTTTTTGCCATTATGTCAGCATTTTTTACTGCTGTAAACAATTCGGGGAAAGTATACATTTCGTGTCCGGATGGCCTTTCATCTGAACCTAAATACCAGAAATCTCCATTTTTTATCTTTTCATCCCACGTATTTTTTCCATAAAGGTCAATATACGGGGCAACATATAAGAACGAAAACGGTATGTCACTATACATACCATACATATAGCCAATGAAACTGGAATGTATCTCAAAGTTACCATTTTGTGAATTGAATTCAATATTGCATTTCAATAAGCTTAAGTCATAAGTAACCTCCTTACCGTAAAACCCCTTGATGCTGAGTTTGAAAAGCGGATATGGGAAGCTGAAAAACGCCTTGAAAAAATTGGAATTGCTTTTCACTGCTTCATTTTTTCCTTGACTACCACCCCCATTGTTATAGTATTCGTATTCGGCGGGTTGCATTAATGAAGCCCCTCTGACATCAACGAAGGTAATGTCAACCATAGGGAAGTACCAACTGTCAAACTTTACGTTTATTGATTCAATACCCAGACATTCTCTCGTGTTCGTCTCCGGATTATTCATGCTGATATCGGTAAAATTTGTCGTAAGGTAACCCTGCCCGCCATCAACTGACGTGCCATCCATGAACGATATTGTTCCGTTGTCGCTAGAATATTCTATGACGCGATTCGCTATATCCTCACCATCGCTAGGCAAGCCACAATCATATCTGTTTCCGTTAATTACTCGAAGATTAACAGAAAAGGAATAATTTTCATATGGCTGAGGTATTCCGTTCTTTATCTTATTTCCAGTACTATGTACAAAAAGATTATTCGGCTCAATATATTCAACCCTACCTAATTTTTTTACCTCGTTTTCAGCTGACATTTAAATTCTACTTATAAAGTTTCTTATATTCTTCTATGGATGCCCGATAGTCCTGTATTGACTGATTCAACGGATAAGGTATTCTTAAAACAGACTTATCCGGGATTTCAAATTCAATAGAGCCATACTGCGGATTCGCCTGCATGATGAGCCACCCGTAATTACTATCATTATAATACTGATAGGATAGAATATCAAGTCTTGTTTTTCCCCTATAATATACTTCGTAAAAATCTGTGTCCTTTGCTGGAATTGCGCCAAACGGAACGATATCTATCTTACCGTCCTGCCTGAATTGTGTATATCTATCGTATGATGCCATTTTTACTGTTTTGTTTCATTTTGACCGGGACGGGGCGTCCTTGTATAGAAATCCCAATGCTCCGTTATATTTGCATTCTCATTTTTGTTAAGAATTACTGGTGACCATGACTTCGCCTTGTCATCTTCCGGCGTAACAAACGTATTCCTGTAATCAGCCCTTCTATCGTAAACAGATGTATTCGCATAGAAATTGTAAGAAGCTGCGTTCTGGAGCCTTGAAATAGGTCCTGATAGGTCACTTCCACCAAGGAACGTGAAGTTCAGTGTCACATTTGCATACATTGGCTGCAGACCAATCCCTTCCGGGTTAAGGTCCCATTGGATGCCACCTCCATTATCGTATTCTATGTTAACACTCTCTATACAAATCTTCGTATTAAAGAAGTCTCCGATTCGTAATATACAGAATGGAGCACGTCCAAATGACAAGTTTCCGGCACCATAAGCACTACCCATTCCAAGGTCTGACGCGGAAATCGTCGGGCCCTGTCTCGTACACTGGTGGAGGAACGTAAGTCTTGCATTAAAGCCTTCCGGCGTGATTGAATGGAATGCCGGGTCAAAGTAATCAACCTTATCGGAGATATATCTCTTGACCATATCGTCATTCTCGTTTATCTGCTTGAAATACGTATACTCGTTGTCGTATGTCTGGTTCTCGTATTTAGTTGAATCATCAGTAATATACTCTTCAAAATGGTCTGTCTCAACCTTTGTGGTTGTTACCGTTCTATTATCATAATCATCAACATCCGCGAATTGCTGTACCTCGGTTATAACCGTTTCAGTTGGGAATATCTTGAAGGTTACGACGGCGGCTCTTGCTGCTTTTGGTCTGAAATCAGACTCTGTTGCTGAGTTAGTTGAATCTATTTCCCCATTCCCATTATATGTTATCTTGTCTCGCTCACCAAACTTAAAAACACCAAGCCCTTCAATCCAGTTGGCTATTACCTTTGCCCTATTCAACGCTAATATTTTATTTGACTCAGTGTAGCCGTGCTTGGAAGCAAAACCCTGAACATCAATCTCATATTTATATTTCATGTTCGTTACAGCATCCAATTTTGTTATGACACTTCCTAGATTCTTATAAAAATTATACGCCGGAATGAAATACTTGTTATTGGTGTCAGCCGGTATCTTTACTAATTCTTTAGCTAAAGCAAAATCTCCACCAGCCCCAAACGGTCCTGGATTGCCGTTATTCAAATAGTTAACTAACTCTTCACCATCCGGAATATCATCCCCGAAAAATGTCCCATAAAAGCCAGCATTTAGTCCAAAATCATTAATATCTTTATAACGTTCTGGGTTCGTCAAAGCTTCATCATTAACGCGGTTATCAACCGGATAAAACCATTCCCTAATGTCCCCGTTCTTGTCTTTTCCTCTGTAATAATACTTATTTTCGTAGGTCATACCGGTACCACCTTTTCCGAGCTCATAACCAAAATCACCAACGCCTTCCCTTTTTCCCTTTTCAAACATCTCGTTAAGACCAGCAACAGCACCGCCAGGCTTTGTTCCATTATTGAAGTCTTCTGCAGAATAATCATTCGGAAAATAGAACACACTGTAGAATGTAATGGCTTCTTTGTCGTTTGAATCCTCTTTTTTCAATGGTTCCTTTTCTTCCTTATGTGTGCCGGTCTTAACTTTTTCCTCGTGGGATTCTGTATTCGTCCATTCGGTATCTATGATTGTATATGGAACGTCATACTCCTTTCTTGGGTTGAATTCAAGAGCATCACACCCGGCAAAGTAGCGGAGAATCATCTCGTCCTTGCTCAGCGGGTCTACCTTGTTCGCGGTCTTTCCCATTTTTCCTCCACGCGCCCACTCATTGATAACAGACGGATGGTCAACGAGAATTGTAAACGACAATGTTCCAGTTCTTTCTGAATTTACGTATGAATAGACCTTTTCGCCTCTTCCGATAAACTCATTTGAATTCCAGTTGGCCCTAGTCTGCTCACTGAATTTGAGGTTGTACGGCGGAAACCACATGATACGTCCACCGTTCGGGCCTCTCTGTTCCGGGGTCAATGTCATACCTAAACCTTTGGCTATACCTGTGAGCGTACGTTGCTTCATTGTCGTCCCATCACCTAAGTCCAAGTTAAGCTTAATTTCCGCTTCTGAACCATCTTTCCTTATCAGTGTTGAATCTGGTATGATGTCTTTCCAAGCAAGATTTTCAATGGAAAACATGCATCTCTTGATTGAATCATCCTCCATCTTGCTACGGTCATTGACATAGTATGGTGCGAATATCGGACGTCCATTTTCCGGGTCAATGGACGTCATGTTCTTAAACCTTTCATATCCCTTGTTCGGACGCATAAGCTGGTCACCCTGGTGGAGTGTATAGTGTTCTCTGCCAGCATTCATTGAATCATCCGCCCATTTACCCCTAATCAGATGCTTATACTTTGAATATTGGTAGTGGGTAGTCCATACGCGGCAATATGGATTCGGATAACCGTTTTCGTTTGTGAGGTCAAGTTTTCTTAAATTTCTACCCCTTGACAATCCGTACATGTGGTCCGTCGCTGTGTTCAAGAACCCGGGCATACCCTCGTTATTGCCATTAAGGGTTGCAAATCTGTTAACAAGAGACTTAATCTTTCCCTCGTAAAACATCCTGTTCGTCTTTCCAAGCAGACCCTTTATCTCCTTTTCCGGTGATGTCGTGTCCACATTTAGGAAATAAGAATAATCAGATTGTGGGATTGCGTCTCTGTCATAAACAGCAACACGATTCCTCTGCTGGAATTCGTAGTTTTCAACATATAACCCGTGTTCAGCAGTACCGTTTAGAAGGTTTAAATAATAATGCGAACCCATATAGTCCCACATGTCAAGCAGCGGACCACGATATGGCTCCCTACCCGGTATGAAGGCTTCAAATTTATCCCTGAATCCCTGGACATGCCCGTTCAACGTTCTTCTAACAAGATTGCTTTCCAATGGCTTTAGCACATACGGCTCGGATGGGCTATATCTCTTTGAACCAAGTGCGAATGCCTCAATGTCTTGATTATCAAAAGGATAGTTTATATCTCCAAAAACTGAATAGGTGCTTCGGAGATATATCTCATCGTTTGAAGGGTCTCCGCTCCTTTCCATGGCAGCGTTTTCAAGGTGCGTATATCCGAGCAAATCCCTTCCGACTGTTTCATCAAGAAAGCGAAGATGATTTCCCTCGCTCTCGTAAACATCATAATATTCCCCGATTGCTGGTGCTCCCGGTAGTCCAAAGTTATAAGTACCATCAGAACCAGGGTCTTCGTACCTTCTCATGTATGGGTTTCCGAGAAGGTTCGCTGTCCTGGCCGGTGTGCTTTTTGGCCCGACTCCACCGTATGCGCTGCTGGCCCTACCACCAATTTGTCGGCGAGAAACCTTTGTCACCTCCCGAGCACCAATACGTGCATCAAGTGTCGGTCTGGAATCATCGTCACCGTTTGTCAGTTTCATCAAAGTGGAATTAAGGCCAAGTAGGTTACCTCCCATTGTCCTCAGTTCCTGCCTTATTGCATGACCTATGGCAAACTTATCATAACTGCTTATTCCTGGAAATCCGTTTATCATTTTAAAATCGTGTTTCTAATTTTATTGACTATTTTTTCTTGCGCCTTGTTTATCTATCTTTTCAATCGCGTCGGATATCATTTTTGAAAACTCGGACATAAGTCCATTGTTATCTTTCAATAATTGTACTATATCAATTGTCCCTATCTTTCCGTTGTCCCCATTAACGTCCATTGACAGTGTTCCGTTAAGGTTTATTGTATATTCTCCACCGCCATTATATGTTGCCTGTCCGGTTGTTTCTTGTGCGGCAGGTTTTGAAACGGTTTCTGACGGCATTGTCTTGTCATTTGGTTTGAATGCGTTATTCCTCCACATGTTAACGGATTCCCTAAATGCTTCGTCTAAACCGTCAATAATAATAGGACTCGCAAAAAATGGTTGATAAATTGGATTGCCGGTTATCGCCTCAAACCTGCGAGTTGGACTGACAGCGTCCGTAGCGGTTATTACGGCTTCACCATTCGGAATTTTATCTGTTCCGGTTGCTTTCGTAGTTTCCAGAAAATCAGCACCTAAAGTTTCCTTCATGAAATCATTGGCTTTCTTCGTGAATCCATCAAAAAACTTCGTAACCGCATCCATCGCTGATTGCATGGCTACCGGCAAGGAACCTTCCTTTCCAAATGTATCTTCTATCGCTTTGGATAGCATCGCTTGGCCTTCGCTTAACGAAGTTGCATCAAAAGCCTTTCCAAACTTAACTAATGACCCAAAAGCCGCAGAAATAGCAACACTTTCGGTTTCTTTAAACGGGAAATCCATCTTTCCGGCAGCTGATATGGCTCTGTTGTCAATTGCGTTAACCAAAGTATCAACAACAGCTTCCAAAGTACTTACACCGCCAAGGACGCCAGGCTTAATTTTATTTAAGGCAGCTTCATTTGAAATTTGTTTACTTCTTCCCTCAAGCATGCCCTTTATGCCAATTACCGACTTTGCAATTACCTTTATATCTTCACTTTCGGTCCTGGTTTCCTCTATAAGTTTCTTCTGGAGTTCTGGGTCCCCGGATATTTGTGATAATGTTCTAAACTCCCCGCCAATTGTTGCTCCGGCCAGCCCCGTCTCACTATCAATCGTTGCAATGTTCGGAAGCATTTTTTTGACTTCATCTGAGAAAGTATATCCTTGCATTTGGGACTTTACCTCTCCTATTCTTGCCTGGGAGAACGCCTGCTCTAACACATTATTTGCATCAACACCCATCGCCTCAGCCGCACGGATAAGTTTCATCCTTTCAAGAGGGTCCATTCTTACTTCCTTCCTTGACGCATCATAATAAGCTGCGTTCTTGGTCATCTTGTTGAATCTTTTTTGGAGTGAACCCATATCTGTCAGGCTTTCATTCAACATGGCCAATGGATTTGCTAGGCCTGCGAACGACCCGCCAAGAACCTGCAGTCTTGATGCTGTCTCTATTGCTCCTTCAACTGTCCCAACCTTTTCGGCAAATCTTGAAATCTGGCTCATATCCTGTCTGATTTCTGTCGCCTTCCTTGCCATTTCTTGAAGGCCCCTAACACCATCCCTGAAATTATACCTTTGAGCCATTGCCAGATTACTCGTAAAATTTTTGGCATATAACGATGCATTTATGCCATAGTCGGAAGCTTGTTTAAACAACTTTCCAGCTGCTTTTGTCGCTGAATTCATTGACTTTCCTACTTTGTCAAATCCGGCAACTATGTCTGATACAACATCATCGCCAAATACTGTTCTTGCTGCAACCAGATTTTCTATTTCAGAACCACCGAATCCCTTGTCAATAACTTCTCCCTTTTCGTTCTTGTATACGCGTTCAACGTTATCTATCGCGATGTTTCTTCCTATTTTTGAAAGAACCTGACCCGTAAGTTTGAACATCTCTTCACTGGAGATATTATAATTCATGGAGAGAGACAGTGCCTTATTTTGAGCAATCATCCTCTCCGTCATTGTCATTATGGATTGACCAGCGAAGCCTACGGCTTTTCCTAAGTCAATTGCAGCTGACTGTATTTTTGAAAAAGGCTCTATCATAGACTCTAACGAGCCAAGCATAGCATTAAGGCTCTGGCTAACTTTACCCAGACTTTTTGTGCCATCCGCTATCATTCTTTGTAGAAGAGAACCATTTTTTGCTATTTCAGCTTCATTTGTATCTTTTGACATTTTGAAAATATAGTTTCTCAGTATAAATATCTTCTGCGTATTTTCTTAAGCAAGAAAAAGGGGTATATTAACCCCTTCTTGTTCTGTTTTTTATGTTTTCCTGCTCAATCTTAGCGTACGTATTTATTTCTTCACCGTTGTATTTCCTTACACCGCTCTTCCTTTCATGCTCTGCCCGCAATCCTTGTTGCTCGGCATTATGCTTTTGGATAAAGTACCTTCTATCATGAACGGGGAGTTTCATGACGGTTTCCATCGGTAGTTTCATGTAATGCGTACATCCCCAGATTTCATCCTTAAGGATTCGCTCATACTCAGTCGGTATCAGTGAAAAAAATAAACTGGTCAAATTGTAGAAACACCTTCATGGAGCCACCTCCGAGACTCTTTGGCTTTTCTATCTCAAAATTATAATCAACTCCTGGTGTGTTTCTAACTATGTATTTACGTATAGAAGCTGCATCGCGAATCGGCATCGTAAGAACATAATCATGGATGAATTTCCTGTCCGTATTTCCGTTAACAGACATGATTTGCATTTCAAGCTCGTTTGATGCCCTGTGTGAATATTTTGATTCACCGTTTTCGTGCTTTTCCGCCCAATTTTCAAGCGTCGTTATCGCCTTTGAAATTTCTAAGCGGTCACTTGCCGTCATATCATCTTCTTCGTCAAGATAAAATTTCAAAATGTCATTGTATCTGTCAAGAACATGCTTTTTCAGGCTTGATACCTCGGATTCGTCAAGTCTGGCAAGGTCAACGTAATCGCCATGTGTAAGGAACCTGAACTTAATCTTGTCCTTCGTTACCGGGGTTTCAAAATCAAACCATCCGTTTTCGTCGCCAACCAAATTAAATTCCTTGTATTTAATCTTTGAAAGGTCTATTTCCGTCTCAAAGCTTTTCTTTGTCTCCGGGTCTGTTGTCGTTACCGAATACATGTTACCATACGCGGAAGAACGGAGAAAAAGGATAATTGCATCTCTATCTCCGTCAAGAAGGTCATCGGCATTGATTTCCGGGTCGCGAATCTTTTCCTTCAATATTACGTCAAGAACCATATTATCACGGTAAAGGTTTGGTGAAACTATGATATTCTCATCCATTGCAGTCAGATAAGACACCGCAATTCTTCCCTGTTTGTTTGGATAACATTCGCCCTTTGATGGAAGAGGAATGATGTCATAAGCAGCCATCGGATTTGCCTCATCTCTTGACGGAATAAGGTTGACAACCGATTCTAACTTCTTACTCCTTTTTATTTCTTGCGGACGTATTTCCTTTTCTTCGGCAACCTTTGGCTCGTCTTCCTTCTTTGTTACTTCTTCAATCTGTTCAAACACGGTCTTTTCAATTTGTTTTTTCTTTACAACTGGCTTTTCCGACTTTTCACTCCTTTCAAGCTCTTCCATTGTCCCACCAAGAAAAAGCCATTTATCTATTACATCCTGTTCGCCATTATGGAGTAGTTCAAGCTTTTCGGAAATCTGGTCATCAGTATATTTTTTGGTACCATCTTCCTTTAAAGCGTTTTTCATCGCGTTTGTGGTTTCATTAATTGTCTTCTCCCACATGTCAAAAGAGGCCTTAAGTTGTCTCTTCTGTTTTTCAAGGTCTTTAATTTCTATCTTTGGCATCAGTGTCTCTTATTCTTATCTCTTATTTTTCTTTGTTTCTCAGTATATTTTCCAATGGACTCCTTTAAGGTCTTCATTACCTTCTCCGGATTATCGTGTATGTCATGTTCCCAAATTCTCAATATCGGTATTCCATGGGATAACGCCCACTCGTCCTTAACCCTATCAACCCATTCGTTGTGCTTCTGCATCGGGTTCTTTTGCTCATAAGTCAAGCCATACGAGTGGTAATAGTCCCCATCAACTTCAATGATGACATTCGCATCCGGGCAAAAGAAATCATAAAACCGGCCGATATCCTTTGCCTCAAACTGTCTGATGTATTTCACCCCCAGTTGGTCCAGGAAGTTGCTTGCGAAATAATCTTCAAGTTTTGAAGTTCCGTACTTCGGGTGCGGTCTTTTACTTGGCGCTGTTTTCCTTCTTTGTGTCTTCGCCTTCGGTTTTGATTTCGGTATCGGTTGTGCCATTGCTACTTATCGGTCCAGCAAACAATGTTGTCTGCTTTATTTTCAAATTTCTATACTTGAAAACCGCCTCGCAGAAATGTTTTTCTTCCCCGAACAGTCCGGTAGCAGTGTTATCCAAAACATTAACCACGCGACACCCATAGAAACCCATTTCATAGGAAACGACCCTATGCCCGAGGTCGGCCCTCACCCTAATAAATATAGGTTTCCGCTTTTTGAAAAATCTCATCCTGTCGGACCTTTCTTTCAGAAGATAGAGAAAAATTTCATAGTCTCTCGGGTCGGAAAAATGCACACAAACAAGTTTTTTCTCGGTATTGTATTGCGCGGTTACAAACTCCGTATTCACCATATCACAATAGCTTGACAGGTCGCATGACGTGTGGGTCCCTGGCTGGTTTGTCTTTTCCTTGCCAAGTTCAACCACGCCGGGAACAGTGCCAAGGTCATCGTCAAACGGCTCATCATATACAGGCTCGTCATCCTGTGGCTCGGTCTCTTCAACATTAACCCAAGCATATGCGTCTTTTTCTTCTATCTCAGGAACACTCGTGGTGCCAGAATGGATAATCGTCACATCTTCATCTGGTGCATCGCATTCCACGTCGTAGGAGCGTTCTTCCACCTCATCAGACTCTGCTTCAAGGGGAACCTCGTCACCGGACACTTCATCTGTTTCCTGGACTTCCGACTCGGAGACAGACATGTCGTTCCTTTCTTCTTCCTCGGAATCAACAACGTCCGCTTCGTATTCTTCACTATCCAACTGGAGCCTGACCGACGGATTTACTCTGTCCATGAAATCATCATCAAACTGATTTACGGTTCCGACAATCGTTGCTTCTTCGTTGTCTGGACTTTCCGGCTGTACGTATCCAGTGGGCTTTTCATCTGGCTCTTTTTCCAAAACCGTCGCCGTCGGTGTCTCATACACCTTCTTTTCCTTTGGGAGTTCAACTGATGGTTCGTCCTCCTCAAACTCTTCTGTTTCAATATCAGCCTTCTCAAAGTTCTGTTTCAACGGCTCCCTGTCACTAACCGCTGTCGCTGGCTGGTCCTTTGTTTCCATACCATCCCTTGTCACACCGAGAACATCCATGATTGCATCGTATGAGGCATCCTTGTCGCTCTCCCTCTTGAACGCGGCCTTAAGGAGTGAAAGCCTAACTTTCTCGTCGCGTATTCTTTGTTTCACAGGGCCTGGATTTTTTCCACGAAGCTGCACCTCACGAAGAACGGCATTGAGGTTGTCAATCTGGTTTTCAAGTGTAAATATGTCATCTTCCATTGCCTTGAGGCTTACCACACCGCTATATGTGTAGCCCTCTGCTATCTCATCCAAAATGTTCATAAGTATAAAATTTGTCTATCTTAAAGATAGGACAAAAACTCGTTAAGTCAATAAAAACTGTTTAACCAACTATTTATAATGTAAAAGAACTGAAATATGAAAAAGACAGTTAAGGAGAGTATCAACGAGATGAAAAATATGGTCGAAAAAATGCCTAAGACTATCAACGAAACCCTGAACTTTGAGGGCGACGACGAGGAGCTTGGTGCTTACGACGACGAAAATATGGAAGAGGAACCGATGGAGAAACCAGAAGAAAAGGGTGAAGAAAGCATGGATATCATGGCCTTTGTTGATGACATTCGCAAGAAGTCATTGAAGGGTATGGCATCGCTCGCTGAAACCCCCGACGATGAAAGATATCAGCTTCTGAAAAAGATTTGGCAGATTTGTGACAAGAAGCCGGAACAGCAGACCGCTTTCGGCAACCCGGCCAATGCACAGCCTCAACAGGGCCAGATGCAGGGTCAGATGATGCAACAAAATCCACAAATCCACTAAAAAAAATCCATAGGACCCTATTTATTAGAAAAATAAGAGATTAAGATTAGTAATACAATGAGTGACCTTCTGACTAAAATGCCCTTGACCTATGAGCCGTTGAGGAAAAATAGATGGATACTTCGCTTCCCAGCAGACCTTGGAATACAGGAATGGACTCTTGAATCAGCAAAGAGGCCTCAAATCAATCAGCCAGCAACTGAAATCCAGTTCATTAACACTTCTACTTATGTAGTTGGTCGTTATACCTGGGGTGAAATCAATGTTGTTTTCCGTGACCCTATCGGTCCTTCAACTTCCCAGGCTATCATGGAGTGGGTTCGTCTGACCTCTGAATCTGTAACTGGCCGTCAGGGTTATGCTATCGGTTACAAGAGAGACCTTGAACTTGAAATGCTTGACCCGACCGGAGCTGTTGTACAGAAGTGGATTCTTAAGAACTGCTTCCTCACTGACGTTGACTTCGGTGACCTCGCTTACAGTGACGATGGCCTTGCTACCATTTCCGCAACCATCCGTCCGGACTACTGCATCCTCGCTTACTAATCATTACTTTATAACAAAAAAGAAGAGCACCCGAAAGAGTGCTCTTTTTTATTCAACTATCGTCCAGACTTCAATTAGTTTTCCAAAATCTTCATATCTTAAGGTTGTATACCCATTATTTCCGAATCCAGTACCCCACGAATTTCTTATGATAAACCCATCTGAATTATATCCTACTATTGATATTGCGTGATAGCCATAGAATCCATCACCAATCATTTTATTCCAGAATTCAGGCCTGTTACTAAAAACAGGAAGTGCCCCGACACATGGGCCGTTCATTACGAGGGCAAATTTTAAATCATACATATTTCGTATCAAAGCATACTCCTTTATTGTCAGATTTCCAGACTTAGACGAAACACCATGATGCCTGAGATAACTGAATGCTTCTTTGAATGTCATACCCTCACCAGAAGTTGTCTTTATCCCGTATATTTCGTGATAATTGATTTTGTTATCCTTCTTGCTACCGGTTTTCAGATTTTCTCTCCAGTTAAGGAATGCGGAGATGGAACATGGGACACATATTGATTCTGCACCCTGATTTAAAACACCTGGCAGAAATTTTCTATAAGAATATGAATTTGGAATCGTGGTTTGTGGTTCACCATTTCCAAAAATATGCTCGGTGCCATCCATCTTAGACGGCGAAAAGCCGAATTGAACATCTTCTTTAAACATAACTATTCTTCTTCACTTACAACTTTTCTTTTTGAAACAGCATACATATCACCCCTTTCGGTTAATATATATATCATTTCAGCATCATTATTAAGTTCCTTGATGTACATATATCTTACAATGTATTTCTTTGTTTCATAATCATTGTAAGATTTACTAATCCAGTTGTTCAGGTCTCTCGGAAGTACATCAACAACACACATTGAATCAACCTGTTGAACTGTATACATATGTACTGCTTGATACATGTTCTGCGTAGTTCCCATAACAGCCTCTTTGTCACCGTTTCCTTTGTTTGATATTTTATTTATCAAACCGCAACCAGTGAACGAGAAGATTATGGAAAACAATACAATGAGACTTAAAAATTTGTTTTTCATACTCTATCTATTTTACTATAAATAGTACATTTGATTCATAAACAAAAAGGGAACCATTAAGTGGTTCCCATTTTTTAAAGAATGTTTCTGTTAGAGCGATTCATCAAACTGTACGCTTTCCGGATAGACTACAAAGCTAATGCTGATGTATTCCAATGCCGGAGTAGGCTTGATGAGAATCTTTGCAGGAAGAATGTGTTGGTCACGCGTCTCTTCCGTGGATTCGGTAACAACACGATAGTCATAGATACCTCTGTTGGACTTCACATCCTGCAAGATTGGCTCAACCAATGAACGGAACTGCTTCTCAAGCGTAGCATCATATTGCTCAAAGATAAGATATCTTGATGCCTGTGATATGAGCTTCTTGACGCGAATCATAAGTCTTGAAACATTGATTCTATTACGAGGTGTCTCTGGATGAAAGACAGTCTTATTACCCCAAAGCTTTACGCCATCAACAGCAAAAGTCTTAACCGGGTTGATAAGGTTCTCATAAAGCGTGTCTTCATCAAGAAGCGTTGTCTTGTAGTAAGCCTTTGCACACTCAACTTCACCACGGTTCAGTCCGGCAGGGGAGAACCAAGGGAATGAAACATTATCGGTTGCAGCCATATCCCTAACGACATCCTTAGTCGGAGGAAGGTCAATGTATCTCTTGTTGTCGCCATCCCAATACTTGACCCAAGGCCAGTATGTGCAAGCGTACGGGCTGTCAATCTCAGTATCTTCAAGGAACATTGCCACATCGCTTGCATCGTATGGCATCATATCCTTATCATACTGGGGTGCTGCCATGATATAGAGAGCATCGCCACCACGGCCATCCTCACTATCTTCAATGACATCAAGAGCATCCTCGGTAAGCAGACTATTGTCATACCAGTTAATTCCAGGGGTTGCGAAAAGATTAATATCAACATCTTCAGGATTTGCAAACTGCATATAACCAGCAAGATATGCATAGTAATCAGTAGTAATCGCAATGTTAGGAAGTTTGAGGCTTACCATCGGGTCAAGTTCTAACGACTCATTTCCACCGCCAATCGGCCTGAAGATTTCATTATATTCATAGCCCTCAGCTGAACGACGAAGCTCGTATTTGTTTCCTCTGTAGTTATTTGTATTCGTCCTATGGTCGCGGTTGATATCCCATCCATCAAAACCGCCGTACGGATAAACAGTAAACTTACGAAGATTAATATCCTTGTAAAGACATTCGTCAAGATATGCAGTAGGAAGGATACGAGGAATACGGTTGTACTTGTTCATCTGAATCGGTGAAACAGTCGTGAACGTGAAACCAGATTCTCCATCAACCTGAGGAACTGAGTCTGGTTCTGCCGTGAATATTGAATCAAGGTGGAATCCATTACTAATCCTTGTCGGGTCAGCATCTCCAACACCATCCGCATAAGCGTCAACACCCTTATAATTTAAGACATCGTAATCAAGCACCTCATCATTAAGACCGAAGTACTGCCTCTTTGGCTTAATCGTATTGTCATAGACAGTATTGTAATTCATCGTGATACCACACTCTGTCTCATACTTAGGGATAGGGTAACCAAGGAAACCACACGGTACGCAATCATCAATACCTTCTTCCTTACTGAATTCAAGTGCAATATACTTGGACTTGTTAGGATATGTACCATCAATAGTACCTATCTTGAGACCAACGAAGTTTGACTCGCCCTCAACCATTGAGCAGTTTGTGTACTTTTCAAGAACAACCTGTGAATTGTCGCTATCGTAGAAGTCACGAACAACAACGTCAAACAGTCCTTCAATCGGGCGAATTCTTTGGAATGAAATCTTTACCTGGTAGTTCGCTGCGTTACCATCACTGATTGTATAAACCTTGAATAGTTTCTTGACATCAATGGTCTTCGTGCTAGCGGCCTTAACCTCGGAAACAATCCAAGGAGTTACAGCACAACGATATGTTGAAATGTAGTTCCAGTAGTGGAACTTTTCCTTGTTTTCATCAAGATAATCCTTAGGCCCTTCTGTACCGATAATGTTGTAGGCCATAACACACTCGCCAGAAGCATTCAAGCATACACCGTCCTTGTCTCTAGCACTATTATAAGCACAATCATACAATGTTTTATAGAATGCCATATCATACACAGCCTCAATATAAAGCGGAGCTGAACCCATAAGAGGGTCTTCCGGGAAAATCTTATAAAGATAGTCCGGGTCAGAAGGATTCATTGACACATTATATGTTACCGTCGCTGTATGTTCTGTATTTGCCGTATCACTGAAATCATAATACTCAACCGTGAGTGAGAACTTTCCAAGATTGATATCAATGTTGCATTCTTCGTCATATGTTGCAACAGCTTCAGCATTTTCTCCGTATGAAACACCGCTCAGAATACAGTTTGCACCATATACATTCCCACTATACGGATTTAATTCAACATTTACGACAATATCTTGTGGCTCTTCCGATGTCTCAACGCAAATGCCGTTAATGCTTGTCGCGCCTGAATATGTCTTTTTGGAACGAAGAATTGCGACAGGAACCTCACCAGCGTCACCTTCGGCTCTAATAATCCAAGCCTTACCGGCCCAGTAACCAGAAAGACCAAGGACACGGACAACTTCAAGTTGCTTTGACTCCTCAAGATATGCCTTTGCAACATATGGGAGTTCGTATTTTGGATAGTTGGTTCCTTTGAACTTGATAGGGGATGTACCGCCGAAGTAGTCAATGAAGTCATCCCAGCTCGCAATTGAAATCGGCTGGAATGCGGGGCCCTTAAGGGTCTCACCAGCTACGCCGAGGGTTGTGATACCCAAACTTTTAGTGGAATACTGAATGTCTCTTATCTCAGTGTATACACCAGGAGAAACATGACCACCTCTTGCATCGCTTATCATCTTAAACTAATCTTTTTAACTTATTATTTTTCTATAAATAGTGGCAAATAGCCGAAAATATATCATCCACTATTTTTATTCTCTTACAATGATTTCCTCTTTATAGCGCTCTTCTTCCGAATCATTATCAGAAACTATATCATCTTCGGTAAAACCATTTAGAATTATTTCTCCATTGCGGCTTTCTCTTTTTTTGATGACCTTGGATATTGTAACTACATCTCCTTTGTGGAGCTGAATATCTTCCAGTATGTTCCCGTCCACGGATTCAGCAACAACGTCTCCGTTAACCTTTATGCGAAAATATTTCACATTGACGCTATAAGTCTCATTCGCCTTCACTGTTACATCGGTATCCATTGTGAAAGACAAACTGCTATCGCACGGTGCAATTATAACCTTTAAGGCCGTATCCCTATAATAATAAGGAGTTTCATCCTCGCACTCATCATTTTCAGTTATAATTGAATGTATGTCGGCTATCTTGTGCGTTCCACCAAACTCTATATCCGCATAACTACTTCCCATCGTAGTGTCAAAACCAATGAATGAAAGTCTCGGAACCTCATGTACGCTAAAACTGTCTTCGGTTATGATGTATGCCCTTACCGTAATGTTGTAAGACTGAGAATAATACTGCCTATCGTTGATACTGTACTCGCTGTCATCACTTATATCATTGAGTTTCATTGATATATAGTGACCGTTCGGACGTATATAACAGTCAATTGCCTTAAAACGTTCATTTACAAGCTCATTGAACTTATTTAGAAGCTCAAATTTATTGGTGAACACACTTACCTTATATACCAAATCAACCGCAAATGGCTGTTTCATACGGTATTCTATATAATATTCACGTTGGTTTTTATCTGCAGCAAGCACTCTTTTCATCAACCAGGTATGTTCTCCTGGAATATTCTTGCTTTCACCGTTTATTGTACCGCTCTTCGGGTTGTTTTCCCTGGATATTGACTTGAAATTGAGTATCGGGTTCTGGTCCTCGTCAGTAAACTTCCAGGACTGCATATATTCGCTGAATCTTTGATTGGAGAACAGCGTCATTGTCGGCAATTTCTTTCCTTCATACGATATTTCAAGGCTCTCCTCCACCCATTTCTTGAACTCACGGTCTATATCTTCGTAAGTCAATGGATTGGGAAACGGACTGCCGTCTTTTAACTCTTCCTTATCAAAGTTCAGACGCAATTCTTTCGGGTCCGGCTGATTGTCGTACCCCATAAAGTTCTTAAAATTCCTGCTTCCCATAACTTTTAGATATTGATGCCTATCTTTTTAAACAATAGGTCTATTTTTTTTGCTGTATTATCTTCTTTATAAATAGTTCTGTATAGTTCGTTGTTGAGAATATCCTTCATTTTTATATGTCGGTCAATAACGTAGTATATTTTTAGGCCATTTTTTAATGATTTAGTATATTTTTTTGTATCCCTTTCTATGCATTCATTTAAGGACGAGAAAAAAGCCCCTCCAAAATGTTGCTGACCCTGGCATTCAATCCCTACATTATAGGTTGGTAAAAAGAAGTCTATTTTTTGATGTGAAAACTTTTCGTTTAAAAAACTTGGTGAATATTGTTCTATATATTCAATATTATTTCTTTCCAAATAGTTTTTTGTTTCTTGTTCGAGTTAAATAGATAGAAACAACAAAAAAAGATATAAATGTTTTTACTGGTTAAGAATTGAACTCTATTGAATCACAAGGGGCACACTCGATAGTTCTGAAATAAGGGGCAACGCCGTAGATTGTATTCTTATTGGCGGTCATTCCAACCCTTCCATCATTTGTAACGGTAAAATACTCCATTCTTTGCGGGGTTATCTGTACACCGACATAATCACCACGCTTAATATCTATATCAAGTTCATCAAAAGTCTTCAATAACACACTGAAAATCAACTTTCCTGGCTTGGCGAACATACCTTTCATCTTGTTCTTCTCGTAAGATTGAAGTTCCGCTTCCTGTATCTCATAAACACACGGAACTTCAATCGGCGGGAGGTAACGAATGGCATCCTTGTCTGCTTCTTTGTAAATATCGTTAACTTTTGTCTTTGAAAGGTCTACTTGATAGAGTATAACTGTCTGATTTGCATCTTGTTCCAGATATTCCATAGCGAATTCCATTTCAAGGTTATACTCATCCCTTCCGAAGAACTTATGGTTCCTCTTGATTGGTGTTTTCCTCTTCAAAGTTGTGTTCTGAAACTGTAAATCCATCACAAATAAAGCCTATTTTGTTATATAGATAAATATCGCTTTTCTTGGATAAAGTAGACATATTGTACCGCTACTTAAAAGAAAGCTATAGATATATAATAATATAATATTATATATAATATATCTCTAGAATCTTAATATCTGTTAAAGAAGAATAGTATTTAGTTACTAATTTGCTTTTTAACAATATTTTTAGTATCTTAATAAGAGATAATATAGTTAAAGAACAATGACTTATACAAGCGCGAAGGCTCAAAATGAAGCAATTGAAATATTAAGGGGGTATTCAGGTACTAACCCTTACTATCTCATGCTCAAAAGAGATGTTATCCTCAAAGGTGACATCAAGAAACTCAATGCCTTCAACGTAGAGTATATCATTGACAATCAAAACTTTGTCCCGAAACAGATTGGAAAGACCATTAAGATTGCCGATTGGTATGGCTTGAAGAAACAAGAGGATTGGGGTACGGAATTTATCCCTCAAAAACTCAGAGTTGTCAGTCTTTTAGGGGAAACAAGCACGACTTATCACTGCTATGTTCAATATAGACAAAGCGTAGACCCAGTTATGGCTTTTCTTCCCAAAAAAGCGGTACTTACCAATTTTACATTACCAGATTGGCACGATTATCCGGTTGATTTTGACCGCTATGATAAACTTTCAATGTCAAAAGACCCGAACAGAAAATTAAAACTTCACCAAAAAGACGGTATCAAGTTCCTTCTGGCGAGAAAGAAATGCGTCCTTGCTGATGATATGGGTTATGGAAAAACTTGTGAACTTGCTGTAGCCGCCATTGAAGGAAATTTTGATGCTGTGCTCATTATTTGCCCCGCTTCAATCAAGTCAAACTGGAAAAAAGAGCTTATGTGGTATGTTCCAGAGAGGGATATTACCATAATTGAGTCATATCTGGATAAAAACAAGTGCGAACTTGAAAGATACCTCGGTTATAAGGAGGGTAAATCCGGTTTAAGCTTAACTGAACTCCAAAACGAGGCGAAAGAAACTGGAAAATGGGGTGAAAATCGTTTTGTCATTGTCAATTATGATATTGTCAATGAGTTTTATGAAATTCCAGCGACAAGAAGCAAGGAAAACATTGAAAAGGCTTACAAAAACAGCCCGATGCTCCAATATATAGCAAACAAGAAGGCGTTGGTAATTGTTGACGAAGCCCATAGACTGTCAAACACGACGGCTGACAGATATAAAATCATAAAGGACCTCATAAAGAGAGGGAACCCGGACAGCGTTTATCTGGCAACCGGAACACCAATTACAAATAATCCACAAAACTATTTCAATCTGCTCCAACTCATCGGTGACCCTGTTGCTGATGATAGGGAATATTATATGAAGCGTTACTGTGCGGCGATTGAGGTTCCCCGTGACAATAGGGAAAGGGCTAAACGTGACGCTATCAGTAAAAAGTTCATCGCCAACAGAGGAAAATCCAATTGGTACGAACTTACGGACGAAGAGAAGAATGAATTACACGAAATCGTCAAAAAGAGTGTACGAATGCTCACAATTCCGAACGGGGAGAGCAACTTGGAGGAACTCAAGGACCGCACCGCACATATTTATCTGAGACGAGTGAAGGAAGACCTGCTTGACCTTCCAAATAAGACGGTGCACGAACTGTTCTATGACCTTGACATGGGACAGATAATGGAATACAACCGGCTTTGGGAAGAGTATGAAGCGGCACAGTTGGAGGCTGACCCGACGAAGGACCTGAACAAGGAATTGCTTGAAGGTGCTATATACAGAAAATACCTGTCCAACCAAATGGTACCGAATACAATCAAACTTGCCGACTCGTTCATTGAGAAAGGTGAGAAGGTCGTTATTGCCTGTTGCTACGACGAGGAACTTTATACCTTGAAGGAATATTATGGGAACAGATGCGTAATCTACAACGGTAAAGTGTCCGCCAAAGACAAGGATAAGAACATTGAGAAGTTCACCAATGACCCGAACATTATGGTTCTAGTCGGCAATATAACTGCAGCAGGCGTTGGAATCAACCTATTAGCAAGTCACATTGTTATTTTTAATAATGTTAGTTTTGTACCAGGGGATAACCTCCAGTTCGAAGATAGGGTTTATCGTATCGGCCAAAAAAACGATGTGAATATATACTACCAGATTTTCCGCGACACCCAATATGAGAAGATGTGGAACATTGTTCTTCGTAAGTCACTCGTTATAAATCAGATAGTGAAGAAAGAGGCGGAAAAATGACAGAGAAGATTAAGATTTTCAACAAGAAGTACAGTGTAAGGTCTTTAATGAGAATAAAGAAGGGATGGAAAGATAAAGTCATTGAATTCCAATATGAAGACCTTGATTACATATGCGACTGTTCAATGGTGAGGTTCTACGAGGTTTTTAGGTGGAGGTTTAAGAACAAAGAAGACAGGCAACTTGTTGATGTGTATGTTGATTATTACCCGGATACAAAAGATTATGAGTTTGTAGATGGGCAAGATAGTATTTACTATATCAAAAAGAAAGAAACAGAAGAATAGTATGGAAAGAAGAAATTTTTTAAAGCGTTTATTCGGTGCTGGCGTTGGTATTGCTGCAATGGCTACCGTACCGGCAATCGCAAAAACTAAGCAAGAAGAAACATTTACGCTTGAAGACATTGCGTTCCGTTGTAAAGGAAACATGGATATGTGGTATCTCAAGAAAGGTAGTTGGCTTGATAATGAGTTGAATGAAATCCTTGGAAAAAGGGTTGTCGACAGGAAGTATTTCAGTTATTATGACCCGAAGCGTGATATACGGATTCCAGTTAAGGAAAAGTATACTCGCGAGGACTTTATGGGAATAATCCTGTGGGCGAAGGCGCAGTATGATTTTAACTATTACTGCAACGGAACAGCAAATGGCGGCGTGGAAACCGGGCTGTGTAGGTTTATTTTTGACAAGAGGGAAAACTGTTATCAAACGGAGGTTTATTCAGCCAGGAACCCTAAAAACGATATTGATTTGACTACAAAAATATTATATGAATGAGGAATATTTAGGTTTTGTGGCTGAGATAGGAAGGACGACGGACAGGAAATATATGTACCGTTTTGACTTCACGTATGACCCGGACAGCCTTTGGGGGGAATTTTTCAATATTCCTCCGGCTTGTATCATACCAGACCTAGCACCAGACCCGAATTGCCTCTCACATACGGCAAAAATCATATCTCCAGTTAAGTTGATGACGGCGAAAGAGAATGCCTGCTTTTCAATGCAGGACTGTATAGATGGGATTATTCCGTTGTGTTTCAGTGAGATAGATGAAGACACAATTTACTTTAAGGACAAGCCGTTAAAATTCAGGTTCGGAGAAAAGTTAGAGACGGTGGAGATGAAAATTGCTGAATGCGGGCTGTTGAACCTCGGTTTTGAAGAGATTAAGAGAAATGATGAGAACCTTGTTAACGATTTGATTAACAATCTTAATAATAATAGTGATGAAGACCTAGGCCCAGATGAGTTCTAATGACGAGGTCCTGGTGTTTGTCAAACCGATATGCAAGAACACGGACCAGACATATGAATACGACCTGTTTTTCAGCGACACCCCTGACATTGTTTGGGGTGTTGATTGGGAATGTAACACTCCAGGACTCATATCAAACGACGAAATAACCCCTGATTCAACAACGTACAACAAGGTCGTGAGAATAAAAATCCCATTCCCGCTAAAGACCGTTCAGGAGACATACTGCTACTCAATGGAATACGCGATTGCAAGGATTATCGCACTTTCATGGATTGATATAGAGAATATGGAAGAATACCCCGAAAAAGGAAGAATGGTTCTCTATTTCGGGGATACTTTTGAACACGTACAAGGGGTTTTGGGTGAATTTGGAATATTTATAAAGGAATAAAGGCATTGCAATGGAAGACAATAAAACCATTATATACGAATTTCTCAGTCAATATGAAGATTTTGTCCAAACTGACATTGAAAGCGGTTATAAAAACGTATATAGACCTTCTTGGCACCAGAACCCGATACAATTCTGGTTTAACCCGCCATTTGACGAGACAGGTAAAAGTGACCCAACATTAAGCGGGGACATTATACTACTTGAAGACGGAACCATAATGGTTGAAAATATGCGGGACCACCTTTTCCATAACTTGGACGAATGCTTAGGCGACTCATTAATTAGTTTCGCCTTAACCATTAAATCTACTAATGATTAAGCACTTCACTGACAATCTGTTGGAAAAGAGTGTTTTCTTTTAAAACACCGTTTGCAAGTATATTGTTTTGCTGTAAAAAGCCGAGCAGTTTTTCCTTTCCTTCTTTATTCCAAGGAAAAACAAGATTTTTATTACCGGCAAGTTCGATTGTATATTCCTTTTCGTCTTCCGTTGCCTTTTGTGGGATTATATAAGATAATATCCAACCGGCTTTTTCCCTCTTACGTATAATGTCCCTTTTAATTACATCTCGCCCCATATCCTGCGCCGTTTTAACCTCGTCCAAAAAACGTTGTGGTGAACCAACATAAGGAACAACCTCACGGAGTGGTGGATTTTCAAATACGTCGGTTTTTTTCGCCTCTTCCAATATTTGCTGGAAATAAAGCAATATCTGTGTATCGTTTTCAAACTTTGACTTTTTGTTTATACCCTTAAGGGATTTAAACGTCTCATTTAAACGACTGATTATCTTACCATTATCGCCTAATGAAGTACTTAGTTCGTCTGCAAATTGCTTATAAGCGGAAAGTATTATTTGTTTTATTTCCGCTATTTTTTCACTACTTACTTCCGGCGGTCCGCTAAAGAACTTTGTCCCGCCGACAGTTTTTTCTATGAAACCGCATTGCGTGAGAATATATTCCCTCATTTTTGTAAAAAACGGGAAAGCAGAATATTCTTTATATGTTACCGACAATGGTCTATAATGTTGTTCGCCCTGGTATTCAAAACAAAACGTCCTATCACCGGTTTCACCAAGTATATCAATTGATTTACCATTAAGGTCATTATCTATTTTTTTACTCCTATTATACTCATATGTCCAAGTAACGTTTGGAGAAGAGTTTCCAATCAAAAAATAATAGATATCACCCTGGGTTTTGTCTTTTAACTCATTACTGAAATTAAGTAATCTCCAAAAAGGAACTATTTCTTTTGTTCCTTTCATCTTCTCGGTGTCATATAATGTTTGAAGCGCGATTTGGGGTGCCGGTATTTTTCTGTTTTTTGGGTTTAAACTGTTCCACTCGTTTATTGCTTCCTGCCCATCTTTCAACAAGAGTTCTATTGTCATTTCAGTTCCTGCGGGCCCTACTCCATACCTCGAGTAATTTGCTGACAGGAGATTATCCAAAGCGCTTGCGGTTATGAAAATCTTTTCAATAGGGGAACACGTATCCTGGTTCCTGTTGATTGGTGGTTTGACAAGATTTTTTATTGCCGCATTATCGTTTTCGCACCATCTCCTAAAACCAGAGTTTAAAACATCGTTTGATATCGTGCCTATCGGGTCAAACATGTCATCAACCGTTTTAAATCCAAAGCAAGATTTAATATCCGTCATAAACTCGTCGGTGAACAGCCCCGGATATTCCTGTTTATAACGTTCAAAATACGCTGCGGCACGGGACATTTGTAACAATGGTGCATTAAAACCGGTATTCTCAAGCGTCTTTGACAGGTCTTGCAACTCATTTTGGGCTGCGTTCAATATCATACTGAAAATATTCGGTTTTTTCTTTAAAAGATATTTTGTATACTGTGAAACGTTTTGATTCTGTATGCCCCCCAGATATTCTTCACTTTTAAGTGGACCAACACCCCTTTTTTCACAGTACACTGAGTGATAGAAAAAAAGTAAGAAAAGAGAGAACGGAACAGTTTCATCAACGGCAAAATCACCCAGATTGACAGTCGGTGTTTTATAGTTGCTGATAAGCATCTCACCAATCGGGTTAACCAAAGCGTATATGTTGTCAATATAATTTTTCAGTGCGTTGAAGTTTGTGTTGATGTCTTGTGTATAAGATATATTGCTGCCACCATTTTGGTTGAACAGGTACTTCAACAAATCAATAGATGTTCCTTTTTGTGTGGTCGGTTTATCTACATTTTCTGGTTCTCCAACGACATTTTCCGCCCCAAATGTAAACTGCTTGTTTGTTTTACGTACTTTTTTCAAATTTTGCGGCATGCCATTTTTAACCCTCGTATAATATTTTTTTGCAATATTTGCCGGGAGCGTTTCATATTCGTCTGGGTGTGGGAATGGCGTAACATCCGGGAATTCTTCGGTCGGCTGAAAATAATCATATAAAGCAGACCTTAATTCCGGACAGTTTCTATAAGTTTTACCGATAAATTCCGGGTGCTGTTCAAAAAAGCCGCTCATACTTGGTGCACCGGCTTTTGGTTTTGCTTCTGCAATATTTTCCTTTATCAACCCCTTCAGGTCTTTCAAGTCAAACAAATTATTTCTTACTTCCGTAATTTTCATATGCCATAAAACGCCACAAGAGGCACTTATCTGCTATAAATATCTCCCTGGCAATAAAAAGAGTCAATTTGTTTTGCCGAGATTTTTTTAGTACTTTAGGATGGAAGAAAGGTCAGGGGATATGGCCAGTTAAACAGTTATAGCATGGAAGAATTTAAGAGACAAGAAATTACAATGGAGGCCGTGAAAACCTTTATGGAAGGACACGACCCGGAAGAAAGAATCGTTGACATTGTTGCGAACTACCGTGATTCGTATGTAAAGGTCTATTACAGGGATGAGGATGATAATAAGTGTGTTTCGGAGCGTCCTTTCTATCCGTTCGTATGGGCCAAGAAAGAAGTTTGCGTGAAGATGAAGAAGTTCATTATGGACAACAACATCTGCGGCGGAAGCATGGCGAAGATGCTAGGCAAGTACGGGATATTCGTCAAGGAACTTTCCACCAAGAACAATGACGGCGAGGTTGTTGAAAGTGTGGAAAACGGCTATACGTTCCTTTTCTATGCTACCAGAGCCATGTCTTATAGTGATTTCCTTAAGTTCTTCAAGGAGGCTGGCTTTCCTATCTACAAGGACCGCACAAAGGACGGACAAGAGGAACTTGCGAAGAACAAGACCAAGTATTACCTCACTGCAACCCCGGAGGAACAGTATCTGATTTCAACCGGAAAGCGTTATTTCAAGGGCTACAACGATTACGACGAGACGCTTCGTATGATTTTTGACCTTGAAACCACCGGTCTTGATACGAAAAAAGACCGCATTGAGCAGATTGGTGTGCGTTTTAATAGGCCGGTAAAATACAACGGAAAATACATTGTCTTTGAAAGGGTGTTCTCCGTGGAGGGGGAAACCGAAGAAGAAAGGAATGCAAACGAGCTGGAAGCAATCAAGAAATTCCTGCTCTGCATCGCATTGTTCAGTCCGGACATTATTACCGGTCATAACAGCGAGAACTTTGACTGGAACATGCTTATCGGTGCTTGTGAAAGGCTCGGAACAAGCATGTACGAGCTGTCAAAGGAGTATTTCAACAACGAGCCTATCTATAAGAGTCAGAAAGAGAATGTTTTGAAGCTCGGTGGAGAGGTTGAGAAATATCGTCCGACCGTTGTTCCTCACACTATCATTACGGATAGCCTGCACGCGGTTCGTCGTGCCCAGGCTATTGACTCCAATATGAAAAAGGCGGACTTGAAGTATGCAACCAAGTATGCGAAGCTAGTCAAGAAGAACCGTGTGTATGTTCCGGGTGAGAAGATTTCAACGATTTGGAACGATAACGAGGCTCACTACGCATTTAATGATAATGATGGTAAGTGGTATGAAATCACAGAGAAGAAACCGCTGAAAGACGGATATGAGGTCGTTACCGGCAGATACATTGTTGAAAGATACTTGTTGGATGACCTTTGGGAGTGCGACAAGGTGGAGCTGAAATACAATGCTACCAACTTCCTCATCTGTAAGATTCTTCCGCTTCCATACCAGAAATGTACCACTATGGGTACTGCTGGCCAGTGGAAGGCTCTCCTTATGGCGTGGAGTTATGAGAATGGGCTTGCTATTCCTGATGCACCGAACACTGGTAAGTTTACCGGCGGTCTTTCCCGATTACTCAAAGTCGGATATGTGGACAATGTAATCAAGCTTGACTATAACTCCCTGTATCCTTCCATTATCCTTACTTGGGGCATTGAGGATGATAAAGACTTGATGGGAACGATGCTTAAGTTCCTGGAATATGTGCTTACTACTCGTGAGGTCTCCAAGGGTCTCAAAAAGAAAGCCGGTAAAGTTGTTGAAAAATATGAGAAGAAGCTTGCAAAGGGTCAGGAACTCACACCGGAAGAGCTTGCTGAATACCAGACCGCACAAAAGGACTACTCGTTCAATGACGGTAAACAACTCCAGCAGAAAGTCCTTGGCAACTCGTTCTTCGGCTCATATGGCTCAAATATTGGCTCACTGTTCCCTTGGAAATCAATCGTGTGTGCTGAGAGAACCACCTGTACCGGGCGAATGAGCCTCCGCCTTATGATTAGCCATTTCGCCGCACTCGGTTATGAGCCGATTGTGGGTGACACCGATGGTTTTAACTTCAAACTCCCGGACACTTTCAGATATACCGATGAAAATCCTTATATCAGTACCGGTATGTCCAGAGAAACGAAAAAGGGAAAGGCATATACTGGGTATGAAGCTGATGTTGCCGAGTTCAATGATGAATTCATGTCTGACAAACATTATGCTGACAATGCGGTTAACAAGATGGGCCTCGGAATTGATGAAATCGTTTCTGCAACCATTAACTTCTCCCGTAAGAACTATGCGGACTACTTCCCAGACAAGCCTTATCCGGAAGATGTGAAGATGGTCGGTAACACTATCAAGTCAAAGAAGATGCCTGAGTACATTGAGAAGTTCTTGGACAAGGGTATCCGTCTGCTTCTCCAAAACAACGGTAAGGCTTTCCTTGACGAATACTACGACTACATTGACAAGATTTACAGCTATCGGATTCCGTTGAAGGAGATTGCGTCACGAGGAAAGGTGAAGAAGAGTATCCAGGACTATGTTGATGACTGCCAGACTATAACAAAGGCTGGTCGTCCGAAATCAAGGCAGGCGTGGATGGAACTGGCAATCAAGGACAACATAGATGTGAACCTTGGTGAGACTCTGTTCTATATCAATACCGGTAAGTCAAAGTCCCAGAGTGATGTCAAGAAAGTGACGCACTACTATACGACTGATGGCCTCTTCGGTGACAAGATGGACTGCAGGGTAGCACTTGAAAAGGAATGGAAAGCTGCCCCGAAGACAAAGACCGTTGAGGACGGAATTCCGCTTACCCTTGACCAGTATGTGAAGAAATATCATCCGGAAGTTACAATTGAAACCGAGATTATCCTTAATGCAATGCTTCTTCCTCGTGATATGGTTGATTCTGAAAAGGATGTATTCTGTAAGGATGTTCCAGGAATGGAGTATAATGTTCCGAAATACATCAGCCAGTTCAACAACCGAATCAAACCGCTTCTCGTGTGCTTCTCAAAGGATATCAGAGACAAGATTCTCATCAACAATCCTTCCGACAGGCCTTACTTTACCGAGGAACAGTCAAAACTTTCAAGTGGAGAGCCGAACAACGAGGGAGACCAGGACACCTTTGAACAGCTGATGACAATGGAGGATAAGGAAATCAAGTTCTGGAAAGCACACCCTGAATTCAAGATTCCGTTCCTGGAAGAATGTGGAATGAACTGGGATGATATTGTCAAGGACTATGATGAGAGGATGGCCAGGGAGAAACAACTTGGTATTGACCATATCAGGGAAGAGGTTGAAAAAGCTATAAGCAAGCTGACCGGAGAAGACTTTGATAAGTTTGAGGATGAGGGAGAAATTCCGAACTCATTGAAAAAACTGGTTAATTTTGACCCTGTTACAAGCAACTTCGTTGACAAGACGTATCCGGACATCGTAATTATGACGATTTACGACCTGCTTGACGCGAGGGATGCTAAGGAAAACGAAAATGGAGAGGAAGCTGAAGCTTAACCTCTCCATTTTTACTATCCGAACCTCTTTGGATTTCTTTTTATGTCTTCTGATGTATTGAAACGGACCTCATCACCCGTTCCATATGTAGCACTCGTGTTTCCTTCTCCGGTTGAACAAGTTATATTGTTTTTATCCATCCATCCTGGTGGGTCACCGACTATCGTTTCCCATGTTATTCCTGTTGTCCAAGGGTTAGGATTATCCCATGGACCAGTGTTTGGAGTTGTCCACGGGTAGTATGGTTGATAAGGTTGTGTCAATTTTTCATTTTCAAGTTGGTCTATCTTTTGATGGGCAACAGCAAGTTCTTCCCTTGCCTCTTCAAGTTCTTCCGTAAGCTTTTTTACTTGATACAGAAGTTTGTCAATCATAGCTTCATCATCAGTAAGTTCTTCCTCATGACTTTTGATAACCTCCGCAACTTTTTTCTTTAAACTTTCCTTGAACTGCTTTATTGAGTTTTCAATTCTGTACTCGTCATTTACATCACCTTGCATGTAGATGGTTATAAGGTCCGTCACCGTCGTGTCTATTCTGCCAATATAGACTTTACCGGAAATAGTTACTTTCCTCCCTTCTTTTTCAATAGTGTATGAATAGTTGTCCATTACACTATTCAATACGTCATAAACTGTTCTGTTCTTCATAATGCATTACTTTACATAAAAAATAAAACCTTGATAGTTCATTATCAAGGTTTATACATCGTATAGTTTATTATACCCGGAAGTTTTTGCATAAATCCTTCTTGGATGTATACTTTTCCTTTTATCTACCAGGAATTCTCTCTTTACCTGATTTATGGTCTGCTTGTTTTTTTTGGATGTCTTTATTATTGGAGTAGTTTCCAATTGCTTTCCTCTCACGAACAGCGGCTTCGGCTTAAACATTTCTTTTGGCTTTGCCGGTTTCGCTGGTTTTGTTTTTTCCGTTAATTTAGGTTTAGGGTCGCTCTTAACCACTCTTTCCTCATCAGAAACCGGACCATAAACCACAGTATTAAGTCCAATTTTATCATAAGTCTCAGATTTTCTAGTCTTTAATTTAGGGTCCTGAATTGCAAGATTTATAATTGCGAATGAGCCAGTAAGTGTTTTATCATTAAGAGGTGTGTCTGGCGGTAAAAGATTTTTTTCATGAGCCTCTATAATGTGTTCCATAGCCTTTCTGTTTAATGAGTAACAAGAACAGAAAATAAAGAACACGCCAGATTCATTCATATCCCCATACAACGAATCTTCCGGAAGTGACTTTACGTATTTCTTGTACTTAACATATTCGGAAGGCGCTGAACTCACCATCTTGTCCAGCATAACAATGTCAGTACTAGGAATATTCAATAACATTGTGTTTATATAGTCCCTATCTCTATGAAATCTAACATCGTTTTCAAGAACAAGTATCCTCTCATACCCAAGAGTATATGCCTCCTTAACTATTTCATAATGTTTCATTGACACACGTTTGATATAGTCTCTACTCGTTGACCTTAAGGCACTATTCATATTAAGCCTATTATCATTAAATACCATATCAAGAAGCGGCGTTGGGTAATCATACATCCAAGAAAAATAATCGGAGTCAACATCAATTCCAACATGGTCCAATTCATCTTTCATTTTCTGATATCTATCTGTTGCTGGCAAATAGTGCAAACAATAGATATGGTCAAAAACATCACTGAAAGATAGTTTATTAACGCTTTCTTCTCCAGTGTTATCAGACCAAAAATCCTTGTATTTTCCAAGCCATTCCATTGCTGGTATATGTTTCGGCTTTTTCATCTTCTCAGCCGCATCAACCCAGCTTCCATTTCCATAATGGACAATGTAGTCGGAAACTTTTATTTCCCGGTGCAGACCTTTTTTTTGCTCGGTTAGTAAATATAATGCAGCACCAGTATCATATCTGTCTCCGAATGCTCCAACCCTAAGGCCGTGCATATAATTCTCATCAAAATAATGGATACCCTTTTCTTTACACATCGGGGTGTTTATGAAGCAAATGAACGGAAGAACCCTCTTAACCTTACTATTCGGCTGGAAAATCACTTCGCCCTTATAGCAAACAATTTCGTCGTAAAGCTGGGTAAAATCTTTTTTGACAAGTACGTCGCTGTCAAGAAGAATAAATGGTTCGTTTATAAGTTCCATACATTTCTCAACGCTGTACGCATGCTTTGCACTACCCCATTTATTCGCTTTTCCGCCAGATTTTTCTCTGTTCGGGTATTTTTTCAACCATTGGTCAAAATTAATTATCTGTCCTTTCGTATTGTCAAATACCGTAACATTGTTGAAGGCATTGACAAACGGCCTTTTATCACTGTTGTCAAAGATGTAAATGTTCGTGCCAGGGGTGTGTTTGTTTATGCTCTTCACCAGATGTGCGGTAAGAACAGGCGTATTGAAGTGTACTATACAAACATTCTTATTCATCTTTAAATAACTCCGTTAAAAACTTCTTCTTTTCTTCATAAGGAAGATTTACCATATACAAAAAATCATCCTTATGCTTCTCCTTATATTCTTCAAGGCTACAAATAACTTTACACGGAACACCAGCAGCTACACTATTACTTGGTATGTCTCTATTTACAACACTTCCAGCCCCAATTATTACGTTGTCACCAATTTTAACTCCGGGCAATATTGTCGAACGGCATCCGATGAAGCAATTGTTTCCGACAACAATCTTTCCATAGATAACGGTTTGTTTTTCTTTGTCATTTGTAGCCAGATTTCTTAATACTCGCGTTCCTGCATCATGGGTTACAAATGCAACGTCAAAGGAAACGGTTGTATTATTCCCTATCTCAATTAAATAGGGTTCAGAACCAAAATTTGGGCCAGGAGAGACAAAATCACAGCCATTTCCGACCTTCATTCCTTTCTTTTTATATGTTTGTAATTGTTCCGATGTCATTACTTCTTCTTGTGAGATTTTATCCAGTTAAAAGTCTTGGAATTGCAGGTCGTCTTGATGAGATATTTAAATTTCTTTGCCGAACATTTCCATAGCGCATAATTAAATGAAAGCTGGTCCCTGTGTGAATAATCTTTAAGTTCTGACCACCATTTCTCCATTAGTTCTTTTGAGTATTGGTCGTTATGTTGCCTGACCATAATATTTGTCTGAACGAGGCCGTAGTTTGCTGGAAACCCCTCATCTTTATAACGCTTCATTTGTTTCTCAGCAAGAGTTATTTCGTCACCCTTGATTTTCTTTATCTTGACGCACGCGTCCTTTTCAGCATATATACATTTCCTTGCTGGGTGTTCAGGAATAAATACTGCATATTGAGCCGTATCAAGCGTCTTAAGATACTCAATGATGTTACCCTTTACAATAACAGCTCCATCAACCCAAATGCTTATGTCATAGTTGCTTAAATACCTATGGGCTAATATTTTAACCGCTCTCTGTTGTTTTACTTTAGAATATGAAAGTAACTCTTCCGGAATTTCTCTAAACTTCCAGGTCTTACTCTTAAGGGTCTTGTCGTCGGTAAAACAAATATAGTCAACACCAGGAGTTACATAAGTTGGTTCCAATATATTGTCATACCCGCCAGTTATACAGGTATATACAACAATTTTAGGCCCCTTTCTCATGGTTTCAATCTTCTTCTTAATTTCAACCAGAAGCTCATCTATGTCCATGACTTTCTTTTCGTACATCTCGCAAATCATTTCTGCCTCTTCTTTTGTAAATTCACCAGTCCACCCAGAAAGTATTGAAATATTTATCTTATCATATCCTAGATAGGTGTTCTGTTTCAAAAGTTTATAGATTTCAATATCCCAATCAAACTCTTCTCTATCGGTAATATCTGTCTTTCCCTCCTTGATTGCCTCGTCAAAAAGATATTGTTTGAACGGATTATCAACGACATAGACAATTTCCGCACCATCGGAAGTTATTGAAACACCCGATTTTACATCATCTATGTTAACTAACAAATATTTCTTTTCCATGTCACATAAAAAAAAGGGAGATTTATCGTCTCCCCTATTTCTTGTCTTTTGTATTCCCCTGGTATTCAAGTTTGGCCGAGAAGACATTGCCCTTATTGTCTACAAGTTTTATCTTTCCGTTGCTCAAACCAATTCCCTTTATGGTTGTTCCTTCATTCAAGAGACCCCGCTGAGCCATTTCGTTAAATTTCGCCTCAATGCATTCATTGACGATTGTTTTAATCAAGGCATAATCAATTCCAGGTCCTCCACCAACGGATTCTGTCACTTGTCTTCTTGCAGGACTCTTCCCATCAAGTTCATTTGCCCTCTGGTCAACCATTTTAGCACCGGCGACCATCTTACTGAAACGGTCCATGTTCTCGTTAAGGTTTCCACTTGCACTTTCAAGCCTCTGTGCGTTCAGTGCCGTGGTGTCAATCGGGTGTTTCACCATATCCTCCAGAATAGCGGAACTCATTCTAGAATTCTTTACCCTTGCTGGGTTGAAGTCATTACTTGAATAATCAGTAAGCGCACGGGCTTTTTCTGGACTAATTTCTCCAGGCTCATTATATGTTTCAGCCAGGAACATGCTGTCATCAAACTCATCAAGGTTCCCGGTACGGCCTTCATCTATGATTTTGTCACCCTTCGGACTACTCAGAGCCTTTGCGTTTGGTGTTATAAGTTTTTTAAGTACGTCTTCGCTTAACGCTGCCATTATACATTCTCCTCTTCTTCGTCGTTATAAAGATTATTCATCCTATTCGTAATATCATTGAATGAATTTGTCAATGTGTTTCCAGTTTCGGGTGTCAGGTCATCTTTCATAACCGGGCCATCATTTCTATAGAGGTCCGGATTCCTGTCACTCGGCTCATTTGCTGCGTTCGGGTCAATATCTGTCTTGGTAACCGGTACAGCGTCACGAACAGGCTGTGTCTCCTTTGAATTATAGTCCTGCCCAGCGACTTTGTCAATATTTTTGTCCTGGGATTGACCGATTTTAGGGTTTGATGTTTGGAGGATATCGCGTACAGCGTCGTTTGCAGTGTAGTACTGTCTCTCCGTATTTTTGTCTGCTCCGCCATTATCAACCTCGCCCTTTCTTACTGGGTGTCCGGTAACAACCTTTTCAGGCCCTACCGGTTGTTCTGGTTGCCTTTCGGGTTTTGCGTTGCTTATCGGAGAGATTGCATAAAGGGTTTCAATCTGTTCGTCACCCTTGTCATTGAAACCATTAAGCTCTTCCGGATTGAAAGTCCTTGAATTGTCGTTATCCCACCTTTCAATTCTGTCAATTCTGAAAAATTTCCAGGAAGGAACTTCAGATGAGGTGGAACCCTGCGGCTGGAATGCACGTACGACAGGATTGCCCGCCGTTGAAAGACCATAAGCAACGGGGTAAATCTCTCTTTCACCATTACCGGTTCCAGATGGACCATTGTAGACTATCCTGACCGGGTGCATATTATTTACCGCATTGTTTATGGCATCAACGGAAGCATCCTCTCTAAGAAGGAACGACTCTTCAAGTATTTCTTTCAATAAACTCATTTTAGACTACAATCTGTCCGTCAGCAACATTAAGTGAGGTATCAACGAGCGCCGGACCATAAGCATTCTCTTTATTGTAAATGCTGATAGCCATAAGTCTCTCGCGACCGCCGATTTCATTACGACCCTTGATATCGTAAAGGCCGCCGCCGCCATCAGTATCAAAGTTTGAATAATTAATCATTGAGGTCGGAAGATTACAGTCCGGAACTGAATGGGTGTGTCCGCCGTATCCGGTACCTTTACCTTGAGGGTCACCATTACTGAGAGCATCAGGGTGGGTTTCTGAATACTGGTCGTGGATGTTGTAATCGTTTCTTGTTAAGGCACTTGCTCTTGCAGGGATGCCTCTTTTTTCCAAACAAGTCTGCATATCTTATAATTATAATCTATTCATTATGCGTAGGTTATATACCCAGTACCTACATTCGGGTCTTTTACTTTCTTTGAGTGAGCCTTACCGTTTCCGCTGTTCTTGGTTCCTCCTTCTTTTTGAAACTGATTGGCAAATCCTAAATTCTTACGGTTTGTCTTCCTTTGTTTAATCGCACCAGTTTCTCTGTCAAGGATTGCACATACACCTGCGAGAGCTGATTTAACTCGTTGTATCTGCTGTTTAGGTGCATTCTGCTGAACCAATTGTGCAAGGAGCTGTTTCAATTCTGTTTTCTTTGTCGTAAGGTTCGTATATGATACACCGTTCCAGGTCCTTCCCTCTAATTCGCTGTTACTTTCCTGGAGTTTTTTTTTACCCTCAGTCAATTCTTTTGCACGAAGTCCAGAACCCCAGTGTCCCCAAAGACCATGTCCTCCGTTCCTGAACAACAGGGCAAAAAGAGTCTCAGGTGCAAGCTCGTGTGCGTAATCGTCAGTAGTAAGCGGGTCTGAATATTCCTTTTCACCGTTACTATCACTTACAGCTCCACCTGTTTTAGTTGTGGTAAGGCCATCCTCAGTATAGTCGCCAGGATTATCAAGATATGCAGTGTTCGTGCCACATATCTCATTGAACTGGTCTTCCCTCAATATTAAAGTCTTACGGCTCATATCCTATTCCAAGCATTATTTTTACATAAATAGTCAGTAAAATAGATTTATGCTACATTTACCTACTTGACTTTCTTGGTAAAAACGCATACATTGTTTTAGAAAAAACCATTAATAGATATGAAAGAGAATTTTATCCACGTATGTTTCATAATTGATGAATCAGGAAGCATGTTCGGAACCGAAAGTGATATCATCGGCGGTTTCAAAAAGATAGTTGATGAACAGAGGGCGAACAAAAACGGAAAATGTGCAGTTTCACTTTACAAGTTCGCAGACAAAGTAAGCAAGATTTATATGGGGAAGGACGTTAACGATGTTGATTATCTTGACGAAAAATCATATCGTCCTGGTGGCTGTACCGCTATGAACGATGCAATCGGCACGGCTGTTGATGAAATCGGTAAGTGGCTTGACGCGATGGACGAGGCGGAGAAGCCAGAAAAGAACCTCATCGTCATTATGACCGACGGAGAAGAGAATTCATCTGTTGAATATTCATTTGACAAGGTTAAGGAAATGATTAAGCACCAGGAGGAGAAATACAGCTGGTCATTCATGTATCTCGGTACCGACATCACCGACGCTTCATATGCAAAGAGTTATGGTTTTGACAACAGATTATATACTTCAAAGAAGAGCCTTTCAAAGTCCTATGATATGCTTAATACATCAATTAATTGCTATCGTTCTGTGACTGGAAGCACGGAGTTTAAGAACGCCACTTTTGCACTTAATCTCCAGGAGTCAATTGATACACTGAATAACGCATATGAAAATGAAATCGGACAGAAAATAACGAATAACGATTAAAATGAGATGGTAGAAAATAAAAGAAAATATCACGTATTGGTCTGTCCATCAGATAGTTACGGGGTTGGACTGTACCGTTCCCGTCGCCCCCATGAGAAGCTCCAGGAACTTTACGGAGATGAATTTGATGTTGAAATCAATATGCAACCGAACTGGGCTGATTTTGCTTCGTTTGAAAAGTACGACCTGATTCATTTCCATAAGGGACTTTTCAGCGATGAAGGGCAGGTAATATTTCACAACGCGCTGAGATATTTCAAGGAACATAACATCACCACCGTTATGGATATTGACGATAACTGGGACGTTGGCCAGTATCACCCGCTGTATCTCTCTAACAAGGCTATCAAGGCCCCCGAGAAGATTACTACAAACTTCACACTTGTTGATTATGTCACGACGACAACGGAAATCTATGCAAAGAAAATCCGCAAGTGGAACAAGAATGTACACATCTTCCCGAATGCAATTGACCCGGATGAGGACCAGTACCAACCAATCAAATACCCGTCAGACAGGATTCGTTTCGGATTTGTAATGGGTTCTTCACACGAAAGGGATATGGAACAGATTAAGGGCCTTGCGGAAAAACTGTACAACGCAGGGCTCAAGGATAAAATCCAACTTGTACTTTGCGGTTACGACCTCAGAGGAACGATTACAATGGTTGATAAGGATGGAAAGACAACAGGACAGAGGCCGATTGAGCCTAAAGAGAGTGTATGGTATCGCTATGAGCAGAACCTAACAAAGGACTATACGTTGGTTTCCCCGGAGTATAAGGATTTCCTCCTGCAGTTTATTCCGAACTCACAGTATCCGGGTGTCAGGGATGAATTCTATCGCAGGGAGTGGACCAAGGATGTCAATAACTTTGCAACGCACTATCGCAACATTGATGTTCTCCTTGCCCCGCTTGATACTAACTCGTTTAATGAAGTAAAGTCTGAACTTAAGTTTGCAGAGGCCGGATTTACTCATACAGCTGTTATATGTAGTGACTTTGGGCCATACACAATCGGAAGCCGCTCACTGTTCAAGAAGGGTGGCGAGATTGACCCGGAAGGAAACTGCGTGCTTATTGACCCGACGAAGGCACACAAGGCGTGGTTCAAGGCAATCAAAAAACTCGCTGAGCAACCAGAACTCATCAAAGTTTTGCAAGACAATATGTACGAGCACGTTAAAGATGATTATAACATCAACAATGTTACTGCAAAACGAGCACAATGGTACAAGGAAATAATCAAAAAGTAAAAAATAATCTCTCCAGAGATGGGGAGATTTTTTATTTTGGCACGGTTTTTGTATATTAGTAAAGAAAAAGGAGAAAAGATTATGAAGACCTACATTTACCTTATTCTTACTAAGTGCTCTGATGGGAAATTCACCACCAGTGCCTACCAGACCGTTGAAGGTGCAGAAAAGGCCCTTGAAATGTACATTGAAGCCCAGAAGGAGATTGAAGCCCTGGACGGGAACATCCACATTGACCGCCACAAGTACGAGCGGTTGAGACTTCCTGAGTTCGTTATGAGGGATGATGACATTCTCACCCATGTAACCATCTATACGAAGCCTGTCATTGACGGAAAGGCCAGGGACTGCGTTACGGACAGATACATCATCAGAGTAGTAATTAACTAAAAGACAATAAGTTATGATAAAGAGCATTAAATTCCCGAAGCAAGGGGAAGGATATTTATACGCAAAGCCGGAAAATCCAGGAAAAGCCCCGGACAAAGAGAGCTACGAATACTCTGATTGGGACTTCAGCCACAATAGAAAGGAGGGCAAAAAGGTTTATAAGGAGGAGAAATTCGCCAGGGACTATGCCCGCTGGGAAGAGGAGAAGAAATTTTATGACGACAACAAGGGCAAGTTCATAAATCCCGCCGCAAAAACCTTAATCGGAAAAGAATTTAACTTTGAACCTGGCAAGCTGAACATCATATTCGGCCCAAACGGGTGCGGAAAAACCACAATCCTCAAAGCCATTGCAGGAACCGCAGGGATTGTTGGTGATGGTATGACACACCCTGGAGGCCCGCTTGATGTCTTCGGGTGGGACGATGACAGGGAAAGTATTGAGGCTGTGGCTAAGCATATTGAAAAGCTCAAGCAAAATACCGCTGATGTCGTTTGGGATGGAAATGTCGTTTATTATGACAACTTTGCCCACACATTTAATCTTGGGAACAGCTTCATCGGCGGACTTGAAGGGACCGCTCTTGGAAGCTTTTCTGACGAAATTACTTTCAGGGTTGCAGGAAGTAAGACCAATTCCGGTAAAAGGGCGATGTGGATGCTCGGGAACGTTCTTGAATATCAGAAAAGGGGGCTTACCATAAAGAAAATATTTGAACCTTTTTTGAAAAACAAGAGACAGAACGATACGTGGTACAAGTCCTACAAGACCCAGGACAAGTATTTCCAGCAGTTTGAGAACTATGACAAGGAGGTCCCGATGACAATACTGTTTGATGAGCCGGAGGTTAACTTTGACATCATGACGGTATGGAACCTTTACAATAACGCGTTCCCGACCATCTGTGAGAGAATGGGGACACAGATTATAACTGTATCACACTCCCCAATTGTAATGTGTGAGGACATCATCAACAATGAGTATATCAACCTCATTTCACTTGATGAGGACTACACAAAATCCGTAAAGGAACTGCTGAAGACAATGCGGTTTTAATATTTGATATTTCGGTTATTTTTCAGTATATTACTGTAGAATAACCGATTTATCATATATGAGAATAGAACCGATGAAGGGACTGGAAGATGTCCTGCTTATACACCCCGACCTGCATGAGGATGACCGGGGTTATTTCTATGAAGTATTCAACGAGAAGGAATTCAACGAGAAGACTGGAGGTAAGTACGATTTTCACGCCCTCCAGGAAAATGAAAGTAAGTCAAAAGCCGGTGTGTTCAGGGGGCTACACTTTCAAAAAGCACCTTATGAGCAGGCGAAACTCGTGAGGGCATTAAAGGGTCATGTTGTAGACTTCGCTGTGGACATTCGTAAAGACAGCCCAACGTTTGGAAAATGCGTATTTGCGGACCTTACGGGCGAAAATAAACGTCAGTTCTTTATCCCAAGAGGTTTCGCACACGGTTTTTATGTTTACAGTGACGAGGCGGTTTTTGAATACAAGTGCGACAACTATTACAACAAGGAAAGTGAGGGCGGCATCAGGTGGGACGATAAAGAAATTGAAGTTCTTGCTTATCACGACACGAACATGAAGCACCCCTCAATCTGGAACGTATTTGACGCACTTAAAATAACAGAACATATTATTTTATCCGATAAGGACAAGAACAGAATAACGACGCTAAAAGACCTTTAATATGAACGTACTCGTAACAGGCGCAAACGGACAGCTTGGAAAGTGTATCCGCGACCAGGTAAAACTCCTTAAAGAAACCGACAATGCATATATTTTCAGCGATGTTGTCGAAGATGAAGAGACCGAATATCTTGACTTGATTGAAGAGGATGAGGTCAAGAAATATGTAAAGGACAGGAACATCAATATAATCATAAACTGCGCTGCTTATACCAACGTTGACAAGGCTGAGAACGACTATGAGATGGCCGAGGCGATAAATGCGTTTGGCCCGAAATATCTCGCAGAAGCCGCACTTTCCGTTGGAGCCAAGCTTATTCAGATTTCAACTGACTACGTGTTCAATGGACAAGGGTTCATGCCTTATACCGAAGATAGGATGACACTTCCGACCTCCGTTTATGGTGTGACAAAGAGAATGGGTGAGGAATATATCCAGGAAAGCGGGTGTAAGTATTTGATTTTCAGGACAGCGTGGCTTTATTCCGAATATGGAAACAACTTCGTGAAGACAATGCTGAAGCTGTTCAATGAAAAAGGTGAGCTGAATGTTGTAAACGACCAGATTGGAACACCTACATATGCCGGAAACCTCGCACAGTTAATTGTTGCAATCTGCGAAAGAATGGCACCGCTCGAAGGAAAGGATACTATTCCACTGCTTGAAAACGGCATCTATCACTTCACTGACGAGGGTGTTGCTTCTTGGTATGACTTCGCTGAGTATGTTCACGAATGCTGGATGCACATTATTCGTGGATTTGTAAACATAAAAGGCGTAACAACAAAGGAATATGGTTCAAAAACGAATAGGCCTTTCTACTCGGTTCTGGACAAGACAAAGTATAAAACTAATTTCAAGGGACTATATGAGCCAAAGCACTGGCACTATGGCGTACAGAAAGTGGTGGAAAAGCTCTTAAATAATTGACAATAAATAGACAAAATGGAAAGAGAAATAAAAATTGAAACCGGTACGAAACCAATAATAAGGCCAGACAAACTCACAAGAAAAGAAATGGACATCAACGCCAATAATGGCCGTGCGGGTTACTATTCCGATGGCGAGGACCGTTTTGAAGACCACATGATTGATATTGAAGAGCGAAAAAAAGACCTTCGTGACAAATATATTGCCGAAAACAACTGTAATCCGGCAAGAGAAGCCATGGAAAAAAGGCTAAAAAGGTACGAAGAAAGGGTGCTGGCTGAACAAGGAAATGTTAGACCAGGAGAACTAATTGACGGACAGATTCCGGTTGGCCATAATTACAATGGCGTTGAAGTTGTAAATCCGCAAACAGACTTTAACGATACCGACCCAGATTATGTTTGTGATGAAAAGCAAAATCTGACACTTGGTGAGCACATCCTGAAAGAATACGCGAAGGACAAGAAACGTGAGGAGATAAAACGAGATATGTCAAAATACATCATGAACGACCAGGAAGAGGAAAAAATCAAGAATATGCTGCATCTGAAAGAAACCAAGAAAGATAACGATGCGGTTGTCCCTGGAGACTTTGACGGAATATGCCGAGACCTTATGGCGCTCCATGCAAGGAAGAACAAGGACTATGGAAACGCCGCCCACGAATCTTATAAGGAGTTCGGCCTTGTAAGTTATGTAATCCGGCTCAATGACAAGATGAACCGTTTGAAATCGCTTACAAAGCCCGGGGTTGAACAGGAAGTCAAGAGCGAGAGCATTGAAGACACCCTTATGGACCTCGCAGCTTACGCGATTATGGCTATCGAATCATTAAGGAGCTAAAATAAAGGCCGTCACTTTTTTGTGGCGGTCTTTTTCTTGTGGTTATCCATTACCTTTGAAAGTATCTTCACCTCGTCATACAGTGAATATTCCTTCTTTCCTTTTTTCATTTCAATCATTGCCTCACACATTTCATCGTACAGGGCACCGGGATTGAACTTGCCCTTGAACGAGTCATCCTTGCTAATGATGCTGGCGACCGCGTAAACATCAGCACAGAACTGCTCGTTGAATGGCGTGCCTTGTTTTCTCATCTTCTGTTCCCACCTTTCAACAGCCTCAAACCGCTCAATGACCAAATCCGTGAACTCTTCCGGGTAATTCCTGTCCAGGTGTCCCTTCTCAATCCACTTGTCCTTCAATGTCTTCTCTTTTACTTCTTGTTTTTTCATACTTCAAATAAATAATAGCCCGAAAAATTTGACTAGTAAAGATTTTTTAGTACTTTAGTAGAAAAGGGAAATTATGGCAGTAAAGAAGATTACGCTTACGGACGAACACATCAGATTGATACAAAACATCAATTTTCACGCTTTTGAATTCGGCGAGGAACTACCAATCCAGCCGATTATGGATGCTATGGAAGAAATTGAATCCATGCCGCCACAAAGACAGAAGAAGTATTCCAGGCTCCACAGCAAGTTGTTTGATATCAAGAACAGAATCAATGAGTACAATGATGACGCTTCGCAATATGGGTGGGGTGTAAACCAGTGGAACATGTTCGGCGGTACCTATGTAATGGAAGATGTGGCACTGATTACGGGACACTATGGAGAAGCAATTGATGATGGCGCTTCCGGAAAGGTATATCCTAAGGAACTGGAAGACCATATGTGGGAGCTATATCTCTACATTACGAATAATATGGAATGGATTATGAAGCTCGTCCTCTGGTCAATTTCAAATGGCGGACTGCAGGCTGGAACCTATAAGACAACCGATAAGGGAATAAGCTGGGTTAAGGAATGATTGTAGAAGATAAGATTCGTGTACTTGGTCGTGGGTGGGTAATCATCTCAGAAACCGACGAGCCACCAACCATCTCGGACGAAATTGAAGTTAATGGGAAGGTATTCGGAATTGTCGGAATTGAAAGGTGGTACACTAAAAGACTTGGCCTGGTACTGAGACCAAATGACGAGGTGAACGAAACAATTTCAATAGGGGACAACCTTGAGATAAAAAAACGGACTCACAATTAAGTGGGTCCGTTCTCTTTTTAATATTCTCCGGAATCAATTGAGTTATCGTCGTCCGGCTCTATTTCGTTGGATTGTTTTTCTATCAGAGCCATAACCTCCTCAATTCTCCGGTTAACATATTCAATCACCTTATGCTCAGGAATGAACTTGATGATTTCATCGTTATCGTTACGGATTGCAATTGTTTCAACATCGTGGCCGTAGTTGATTGCAATCTCACCGTATTCAAGCTGTTCTGAAGTAGGAAGCTTCGGGGAAAGTTCGTCCTCGCCACGTTGCTTACTCTTGATATGTATGAGTTTCCAATTCTTTGACATGTTCATCTCCTTTATAATATAAATATATTGTAAGACCGACAAATTTTTTGTATATTAATAGTGCAGATAATCGTTTAATTTAATAGATAGCATTATGAAGAATCTTACACTTTCTGAGGAAAACTTTAACAAACAGTGGGTTACGTTCTGGGGAAACATGCAGGCCGTAAACCTTGCAGAACACTGGGACGAAGAAGAACTTAAAGCACAGTTGAAAGTCGCTGCCGGAGCCCTTTCAATTGAAACCGGCCTCGCATATCCTGGGGCCCTTATTTCTCACATCAATCTGTTCTCGTCAATCGCGGAACGCATCGCAAAGATGGTATGCGGCACTTTCCCTAATGTGACGAAGGAACAGCTCCTGAAAGTCTGCCTAATCCAGCATCTCTCCAAGATTGAGATGTACGAGAAGAATGACAACCAGTGGGAGATTGACAAGAGGGGTATGCTATACAAATTCGCGGAGACCGAAGGATGCCTGAAATTCGGCGAGAGAAGCGCCCTTAACGCAATGAATCTCGGCGTGAAACTCTCCCCGATTGAATTTGAGGCAATCTGTTCGCTGGACAAGGACGGTGAAGAGGCCAAGAGCCGCAAGTATGTCGTGGATATTCTTACTACAATCGTACGCCAGGCGAATGAGCTTGCGTATGCCATTGAGCGTGAGAGGTTTAATAAGCTGAACGAAGAGTAAAGATGGCGGAAAGCAAACTGACAAAGGTTGGATATGAGCTTGAAGATGTAAATATCATTCAAGCTCCTATTTCTACTATATGGCATCGGTCCGAATGTGACCCGATGATTGAGATGTGCGGCAGAAAGGTGTATCCAGTAATCGTTGCACCAATGGGAGCCGTGACTGATGAGAACAACTACAAGGTATGGCTTGACCACGGGTTCATTTGTGTTGTTCCGAGAACGGTTGATTACGAAAAGCGCATTGAAATCAGTAAAGAGACATTTTCTTCATTTTCTTTACAAGAAGCGGAGGGACTTGAAAAGGACCTTAAAGACGAAAACATACATTATGTATGCATAGATATTGCTCACGGTACGATGTCTAAGCTTTATGCCATATGCGCTGAACTAAAACATAAATTCGGAGATAAGCTCGTCATAATTACCGGTAATGTGGCTACACCTGAGGCTTTCGAATATTACGCACGATACAAGATAGACTATATGCGGGCTTGTATTGGTACCGGAAGTAGATGTACAACGACAAGTAATGTCGGCGTTCATTACCCAACGGCGACCCTTATTGACGAACTTAGGATGAAAAAGGACAAATTTGAAAACTGCTATGATATGAAATTCACTGAATTCATTGTTGATGGCGGTATCAAAAATTTCGATGATATTCAGAAGTGTTTATGCCTCGGCGCTTACGCTGTTATGAGTGGTAGTATATTTGCCAAAGCACGGGAAGCGTGCGAGTCAATCGTCTTCCTACATCCGAACAACCTGAATATGGCTGATGCTATTCCTTCAGAAGAATATTATGACAAGTTGAAAGAGCTGAAGGAAAAGAGCGACCTCATGGAAAACGAAGACAATGAGTATTGGGATTCGTACAGAAAGCTCATCAAGAGGAAGCCTTACCGCCTGTACTACGGAATGAGTACGAAAAGAGCTCAGAAACTGACTGGTGGTAGTGGGAAAGTAACCTCAGAAGGCATCGCTAAACCAATTCCGGTTGAATACCCGATTGCGAAATGGGCTGAGGATATGGCCGACTATCTTCGCAGTTGTATGTCATACACCGGGTGTCGGACTATTGAAGAGCTGCGCAAAGATACACAGTTAATTATCAATGGTTCCGGCAAGAATTCATACTGGAAGTAACAAAAAAGGTCGCATTTCGGTGCGACCTTTAATTTTATATTCTATTATTAGATTTTATATAAACCTCATAATTTGCATCCCTATCTTTAAGCCAGCCGAGCAAAATCTTTTTGTATTTTCTAAGCAACCTGGCCTTTTTAGACTCATCATCGCCTGAAACTCGTAAAATTGCATTTTCTTTATTGGTTATCATACGATTCCACATTCTATCACCTTCATCGTGATAGTGCTTCCCAAAACTTCCCCATTCAAGCTGACTGTTTTCTGGAGCTACTATTTCTCTCTTTGCATCAAGTTTCAATCGGTTACCCCATGAAGGAACCACTTCCGGTTTTCCATATTCATAGCTAATATTTTTACTGGCCGCAAGCCTTTCGCTTTGCTTTTGGGCTTTCGTCTTTCCATCATGGCCATTAAAGAACTGTCCAGTGGCATTGCTTATTGTATCTCTTCCAGTTAGAACATCTGTTGCTTTTGAAAACATATCTCCAGCTGATGCGAATGGAGACAATACTGTTTTAGCCACCATCCCAGACGTGTTCTTTAAAACGCTTCCGATACCCTCATTAATAGCATTGTTCAATTCTTCGGAAACAATGCTATTAATTATGGAACGAAGTTCGCTTTCTTTAAGAATATACTTTACCATATAAATTACTATTCTTGTGCTTCGGCCTGGCCTTGAGGTTGCCTTCCGCCGAATAAATTATCAAGTCCGACGAAGTCGTATTTTCTGTCAAGCCACTGTCCGAGCGAATAGCCACCCACTTCACCAACCCTCTTAAGAATCCATTGTCCGAGAGCCTGGTCAGTTGGAATACCTATAGCATTCAAAATTCCGCTGAGTAGCTTTGGAATAAAGTTGTGTCCAAGAACTGACATAATGATACCTTCCAAACTAACCCCCTGACCATTTCCAACTCCAGTAAGACGTTTGAGCGTATCAAGAAATTGACCTTCATCGGTCATATTCTCGCCAAGTTCTTCATTCATAAGAGCCTTTCTAACTTCCTGCTCTACATATTCGCGAAGTTGTTCTTCGCTTAATATTTTCTGTGACATTTCAAAACTAGTTTTCATATAAATATCTGGAAAACACTAAAATTTGACTTTTAAATGGTTGTGCCTTACATTTCTATAAAAGGAATAGATATGGCAACAAAAATTAAAAGTTTGAATTTTGAACAACTTGTGGCCGCTGAGAAAGCTGCAAATGCTGTACGAAAAAATTATGAGGATAAAGTAGCCATGAGCCGTGGAATTGACTATGATAACCAAAGCGAGAAACAACAGAGAGAATATGCTGAACTTTCTCAGAGATTATCACTCGTTAATGCGGTTAGGTTAAAGATATTAAACGAAATGGAGAAGAAACTTTTGAATCTTGATTACGATGATTAAATTTTTTAAGAAACTTAAGCTCAATTTGACACTTTTCTTCCACGGGTTATTCCAGGGATTGAGAAGTGCAGACGCTACTATGTTATCACAGGTCAGCGGAGAGGATGGGGATGACCAGGAAATATCCCACAAACTTGAAATCAACAGTGTTTATAACGACCTTTTAAGGGAACACAAGACACAAGAGGTCCTGGAAACTATTGACATGTCTTATAGGGTGGCTCGTGAGGCTGATAAATACGAAGTGACACTCATCGGAGACCTTAGTGATGATGCCGTTGGCTCCGATAAGGAACTTTCCGCCATTGCTGTCAAGAAAGTAGCCATGAAATATGACAAACACCCGGAAGTTTTCAATGAAAGGGGCTATCACGTCGTCTTAATCCAGGATAACAAGAAAATTCAGAAGACGACGAACTTCGCAATGACGGCTGATGACCTTAAAGAAGCTATAAATACGAACGGAGGGGACTATGCATCGCTCATTGACTTAAAATATAACGGATTCACGCCAAGATTCGCTCTGCAAAATTTCGTAACGAAAGTTGTCGTAAGGGAAACCAAGGCTGGAAAGGTAAAACTTGACTTGTATTTGCCTACTGAGGCTGGACAATTCACAAAAACCGACGCTATTCTCATTGCTGAACTGCACAGAATCAAGGATAACAACCTAAAAAAGACAGATTTTCTTGACATTCAGGCAATTAGCTTTACAACTGACAAGGCGTTTGGGGCTGAAGACTATGTCTGGTACAACTATGCCTTCCTGAAATTCAAAAAGATATCAATTTTTGATGGCAGCTTCGTTCTTACCTTTGAAGTTGGGGCTACACAGAACGTTGACATCGTTGAAGCCCATAAAACTGACAGCTTGACGAAGAAATATGAAGAAATGGCACCGAGGAAGGATGGAATATCCATTGAAGATGTTGGAGCTCTTGAAAGAAGGGAGAAAAAACTGACTCAAAAGAAGTCCAAGAGCGAATAATGCTTGACAATGCCCTATTATTCAACTATATTCTTAAAGAAACTTAATTAAAACATGAAAATTGCAATAGACCTTAACGATGTAGTAAGGGATTTCACATACAATTTTCTGATGTATTATGTGAAAGGATATAATCATCAGTATAATCCGGAAGAATTCAACGAAACAACCAACGATATGGAGCTTGCGCTGCCTTTCAAGACAACGAGAGCCTATGAAAAGTTCGTTTATGAGGATTATCCGTTTGAATTGTTTGGAAAATGCCCAACCTGCACCAAGAAATTGACGGAACAGCTTAATGAGTGGACCGAACAAACCCTGAAAGACATTGATACTGACGAACCGATAGAGGTAATGTTTGTTTCAACGATGGAATACGGCGCATCAATCGGAAATACGTACTTTTTTCTTTCAAAGTTAGGTACTAAAATCCGCGAAGTTTATCTTCCAAGTGATTCCAGCACGATTTGGGACAAGTGTGACGTTCTCATTACGGCAAATCCGACACTATTATCAACAAAACCGGATGGAAAGACAACAATCAAGATAGTGAAGGAGTACAACAAAGATTGCGAGGCCGATTATCACTATGAAACGCTCAGTCTTTTCCTTACCGATGAAGAAATAATTGAAAAATTGCTTGAAAATGAATATACTACAAGAACTTAGTAAGAAAGTAGTTGATATCGGTACCGACCAGGAAAGATTATATGAGGCATGGAAATCAACAAGTATGCTTGATGGTCTAGACGAAGAAACTGCCAGGAAAGTAGCTGATGGTTTCACAAAAATGGCACGATATCTGTTTCTTACGGAAAGTGCTTATCTCGGGTCGGTACTTGTATGCGCCTTTCCTGTCGTGAGAGTAATCTTTTCAAAATATGGCGGTCCAAATGACAAATATAGCCCGATGGCCGTATGCGAACAACTTAATCAAACGATAAAAGAACTTGCCGATAAGGATGTATCTTCTCTCGGTATTGACTATGAAGCGGAAGCAACCCAGGCAGTAGCGAAGTATTTTTCAAACGAACCTACAAAAATAAATGAATAGAAACGATAAAATGTTGAACGACAAGTTTTCACTGACCTTTAACGGGAAGTATTACAAACTGAATATTGACAGAATAAATAATTTTTGCCTCGTATCGAGCGGAAAAAGCGGAAGTGAGGGAGAAATCACGGAAGCTTACGAAACTGACGAAAATGGTGAATTCCGCCTTGCTTCAAAAATAAACAGAGAGATTACAACGACAGGAAATACGCAGGAAGATATGATTGTTTATGATTTCATCAAGGGTCTGGTATCAAAATTGCTTGAAAGTAATGTAAATACAAATGATACGGAGAACCAGGTTGATTTTGGGTTCGCATTGGCCTTCAATACCCTGATAGCGGAAGGAATGATAGAAGAAATAACTGAAAAACAATAATATAGAATGGCAGAATTGAATAAAGAAGAAATGTTGAGAGTAGTTGAGGACAATATCCAGAAAATGGAGAACAAGTCCTTCAACGTATTCTTTTTCGTGATTGATACAAAGGGCAATCCGTCCGGTTCCCTTGAGTATATTTACCGCACGGCTCTGACTTTGAAGGAACTCGGTTATAATGTTTCAATGTTACACCAGGAAGAGGAGTTCGTTGGTGTTCGTGATTGGCTCGGAGATGCAGCTGCAGACCTCCCGCACCACAATATTGAGAAGGAGAATGTTGAAATTTCAGCCAGCGACTTCCTTTTCATCCCTGAAATCCTGTCTTCCGTGATGTCTCAGACTAAGACACTCCCTTGTAAGAGAGTAATCATCCTGCAAAACCATAGTTTCATGGCCGACTTTATGCCTGTCGGAGCCACACCGTTTGATATGAACATCAATGAGATGGTTGTAACGACCAAGGCACTTAAGGACATTGCTGACGAGTATTTCCCGGGCATTAAGACGCATGTTGTACGCCCTATGATTTCACCTGTTTTCCGCAACAATGATACTCCGAAGAAGCTTATCATCAATGTTGTATCCAGAAGCCAGGATGATATCAGCAGAATCGTGAAACCTTTCTACTGGAAGTATCCTGTTTACAAGTGGGTTTCGTTCCGTGACCTTCGTGGCGTTACCCAGGAAGTGTTTGCTGACGCTCTTCGTGAGGGTGCAATCACCGTATGGATGGACGATATCAGCGACTTCGGTTATTCGGCCCTTGAAGCTGCGAAGTCCGGTTCAATCGTTCTTGCAAAGGTTCCAGCAACACCTACCGACTGGACATTTGTCTATGAGGAAAGCGAGGACGGTAAGGAAGCCTCCAACGGTCTTAACCCGGCGTTTATTTGGTTTGATGACATCCGCAGGGTTCCGGATATGGTTGCCAGCGTTGTAAGAACATGGACGCTTGACAGAATTCCTCAGGAGCTTTATGATAACCTTGCTGATGCGGCGAAGGATTACACCTACGATGCCCATAAGGCTGACGTTGAGAAGGAATACGGTAAGGAGTTGTTTGACAAGCGACTTTCAGACTTTAAGGAAGTTCTCGCACAGATTAAGAATAATAAATTGACACCTAACGACTTGAAGTAATATGAATAAGATAACAACAATTGTACCGGTTCATAAGTTTGACGATGAAGTAAAGACGCTTCTTGAAACCGCAGTGAAGAGTTTTGTTGAGACAAGCAAGAATAATCCATCAACCCTCATGTTCGTCGGACCAAAGGAAGTACTTGAAAAAATACAAGAAAATAAGATTGCGGATGATGTAAAAGGTGGGGCAGTCTACGTAGAGAATGAAAATACTTGGTTCTCCACACAAATAAATACTGCAGTGAAGGCCGTCGCCACTGAATATTTTGCAATCCTTGAATATGATGATGAATTCACGCCAATCTGGTTTGATAACGTTGTCAAGTACATTAATACGGGAGACGACGTCTCTGTTTTTCTCCCGTTAACCGAAGTTTTTGATGCACAACACAAGGAAATGGGCCCTGTTGGGTATGTGAACGAGGCTGTATGGGCAAGTTCGTTCTCCGAGAAGCTTGGTTACTTTGATAACGAGTGTCTCCAGGACTACCTTATCTTCAATACGACCGGTGGAGTCTTTAAGACAAAGGATTTCATTGAGATTGGCGGTCTGAAGGAGAGCATGAAACTTTCATTTTGGTATGAGTTCCTTCTCCGTGCCATCAACAAGGAAAAGAACGTATTCGTAATCCCTAAGGTTGGCTATTTCCACCTTGTTAATCGTAATGGCTCACTTGCTGCAGATTATGCGGACAACATGAGTGACCGTGAAAGTGAGTTCTGGGTAGAGCTTGCAAGAAAGGAATACCTCTATAAGACCGATAGAAAGAAGACCTACGAAGAATAATGACACGATGGGGGTCAGGCAAAGCCAGGCCCCCTTACATCTTATTATGTAAAGGAAAGTGCATTGTTATTTTGCAGGTTAAAAGAGAGAAGAAGATGAAAAAGTGTCGCAAAAATTGACAGTTTTTACGACAAAATGGCAAAAAGAGGAAGAAAACCAAAGGAAAGAAAGGGGTATTTCTATGAGAAGGAAGAACAAGCAATCGTTGACTACATAGCTACTCAAAACCCCGAAGAAAAAAACAAGATATTCAATACTATTTTAATGCCCGCCTTAACGAAGATGATAGAATCAATCATAAGGCGGTATAAGTTGTTTGTACCGGAAGAAGAATTCCAACAGACATTCAACGACACGATATCCTATCTACTAACAAAGATTAACAATTTCAAACCGGAAATGTGGGTATATGAAGAAATTACAGAGAACCCACCAGAACCGCCAGTTGATTTGACCGCAGCAGGCTTTGTTGAACTTAAAAAAACAATCAACGAACACTCTCCGAAATACATAAGAGTTTTCAGAGAGGAACCAAAAAGCCTTGAAGAAATGTATTATCCGGTTGAAGTTGAAGCGATGCAGAAATGGTGGAAAGAACATCCAGAGGACAAACCAGTGGAAGAGCCCCCATACAAACTCTATAAACTTGAGCTCCATCACTACAAGGCTTATTCATATTGCGGAACCGTATGTAAGAACTACTTGATTTACAAGAACATACAATACACAAAGAACAAGCAGAGGAATCTTCCGTACGATGAAATGCTGGACGACTTCGCAAGAGACCCGCGATATGTGGCCCCGGAAGAAGAAAGTCACCTCTCAATGGTTGAACGCCTGATTAAGGAAATGTCAACTGAGATTAAGAATATGATGGCCAATAGGGAAAAGAACTCGCTTACAGACAACGAAATGAAGGTTGGCGTAGCACTTACTGAACTTCTTGACAGGTGGGAAGATGTTTTGAATGTGGATGGAAGCAACAAGTTACAAAAGAGTTCAGTACTTTATTTCCTTCGTGAAGAAACGATGATGACAACGAAAGAAGTGCGTGACAATATGAAGAGTTTCAAGAAGGCGTACTACATTCTTAAGAAGGGAATGATTGACGAGGAATAGGGAAAAAATTGACCCGTAACTATTTATGACAAGCGATTAAGGAAATGGAAAAGAAAGTTAAAATCAGACTTAATTCCACGGAGAAGGTTGAAGAACTCCTCCAGGAAATATATGACCAGGCGTGCAGACAGCTTGTTGGTGTTCAGAATGAAATCAACAAACTTATTACCAGTACAAACCTGGCAGAAGCCACAATTGATTCAAAGGCGAAGTACGCAAAGGCCATGCACGATTACCATGGTGACCTTAACAGGGCTCTATCTACAAAGGTTGAGCTTGTCAAGTTTATGGGTGAGATAATCAAACATAATGGAGACATTGAGGATGCACTTAATGACCAGCAGTTCGCAAAGGCCACAAAACTTGACCTTAGCCAGCTTCGTGCAGAATTGAAGAGCGGGGATGATGACACCGATTCATACGACCTTAAAAATTAATTAAGAGATGGCAGGTACAAACAAACAGAGTGCAAATGAGTTATTCGGAAAAATTTCAGCTTACAGTACTATAGTACAGCAAGAGCTTTGGAGATTTCTGAGTAACTTTACGTCTCCATACATAAAGGAATACGAATCAACGCTTGACTTAATTATAGATATTCTTCGCACACTAAGATATAGTGACAACCGTATAATAAGGGAACTCCTGGAAGTTGTTACTGGCGACGCGTCTATAACTTTAGCGTTTGATGCAGGTTATCATGGGGCTTTGAATTCTCTTGAAAGTAAACTGGCACTCATTGAAACGAAGCAAAATAATGACAGTTTTATCACAAAGCTTGAAAATGCCGTAAAAGTTACGATAAGTTCAATTCTTACAAGTTTCCTTTCCTGTTCAGTATCGCCGTTCATTCCAAAATATTCGTTGGACACATATTATAAGAAGAATCCGAGCTCATATCTTGCCAGGCCAATAAACATTCCGACACATATTCTGGATTTCAGTAATACGCTTCATGTTTCTCCGGTCGGGGCAAGTGGGATATATTTCTATAATACACCTTGTATCACAACATATTATCGTAGAGACGGTGGAGTCCAGGAACCTGGAACCGCAACAGTTGCAGATGTCCGTGAGGCAAATGCGGACATGTATACGATTTACAACTACTCAAAGATTGAGGACATAAATCAAATAAGTGACGCAGATAAGAAAAAATTTAAAAAAGTTGTCAGCGCACCAAGTTCTGTGAAGGTAAAACAGGACGAAAAACCGCCAGCAGAATTCGTTTATACTTTACGGCCATTTTATACGGCTGAAAGCCTGTACAAAACGGATGACATGAATGCTTTTATTTGGTATGTGGCCAATCGTGGAGACAACACTAACGATATGGGGTCAATGGGCACGGATTCATTTTATGAATACAATAAAATGATGTGGGACTCCAGACGGTTGAATTCAAGAAATGAAGATACCGCAAGAAAAGATGACGACTGGGATGACTGGCTTAAATCCAAGACTACATTTGATGGAAAACTGGAGATAAGTAAGGGCGGAGAGGACCCAGTAAGGTCTTTATATCCTATTCTTCAATTGGAACCGAGCGAGGATTATGGGCATTTAGAGCATTTACTCGCAACGTTTCCAGCGCAGACATATCTTGCCCACAAAAAACTTGCTGGAAAAGAATTTGACATCACAAGGACGATTTACAAGTTCAACTCGGACTATTTGAGGAACATTAAAATTTTTAACTGGAAGACAATCATAATGAATCTTTTGTATGAGCTGAACGGAATAACCCCAGCCATAGATATAAGCTTTCATTTGTCTCTTAGTGACGAAATAATAGATGCCAGACTGTCAACCCTCATTTTGAATACGATAATGGCAGACGATATGGAGGTTGACGACAGTTACTATTCTTTCTCAAACGAAGACTATGCTGATGCTTTAAAAAGGATGGAGTTAAAAAAATATGGAGCCAAGCCTTACACAACAGCAGGAGGGTCGGCAATCCAAAACTCGCCGGAAGCGCCATTGAATGCGATTAACTCATTATCCACCGCCGCCACACTTAATGAAATATCTTCAACAATCATGAGGGGCGTTTATGATGTTGCTGGTAATTCGGGAAGTACAGGAATTACCAAAACAACGCTTTCAGCAGAATTAGGGCTTGAATCAAACTTTCTTTACGAGCTATTGTTTGCAATAATAAGGCCTTTCGTACGGGCACTTTTATCGCCACAAGTAATGCTCCTGTTCTGTATAAACCTGGATGTGATGGGGCTTGTAAACTTGAAAGACCTATCACGCGGAGATATGGATGCGGTTGTTGATTTCATTTTCAGAAAGCTGTCAGGCATTATCAAAAAACTTATCATACAAATCAAAAATGCAATCATATTGTATCTTTTTGAACTTGTAAAAAAGGCTATAAAGAAACTAATAGATGAAATAGTTGTATTAATTCTCCTTGAACAGTTGAATGACTATATACGATTATTGAACCAGATTATGGAAGCAATCAGACTCGGCCTGTTCAGTATCGGTATATCAATCAATGGAATTGACGAGGTTGATTATGCAGATATAATACCGGAAGCAAAGGGACCCAAAACCACATAAAATGAACATTAAATCTTTATTGGAGTCAGTAAATACTGCACTTGATGCTGCAAGGAAACCCGCTACAAAACTTGCAGCCATCTTTGTCTATGCAACATCCGTACAAAGGCCAGGTATTTCGAAGTTGAAAATAGCGTCTGAAATTATTTCCGAAAATGCGTCGCTTGGTATAGAAACAGGGAAAATGCCAGACGGGGGTGATAACATAGTCAATTCGTTTGTATACAATGTTGTTGAAAAAGTTGTGGATAACCTTAAGGATGATGCCCTTGTTGAATGTGTAATACCGGCAGGCTCGGCAATTATTGAGGCTAACGGGGCAAATGTAGGTGGGCCGGTTGTAGCTCTTGGGACGAACATAAATAATGCTAAAGGATACGGAATAATAAGATAATGAATATTGGAGAATTAATAAATCTAACCTCAGCAACCCTTGAAAACGTGAGGCATAAGCTACAGAAAATTCCTGGGCTTTTCCTAACGGCTACTTGTGCGCGTCGTCCCGGCTTCTCATCAACAATTACATCAGCTAAAATATATGCAGAAATGACATACTTGCAAAGGGATTATGCTGACATTGTTACTGAGTTTGCCTATAATGTGGTTGACAAGATAAAAATGAATATGCAAGATGACGGCGTATGCTTTGTCATTATTCCTCCTGGCGAGCTAAAAGTTAAACTGACAGGTGGAAATGGTGGAGGTCCGATTGTGCTTGATGGCGCCAATAAGAATTTCATCTTTACTTATGCGATAATACGTTAATATTCGGTTTATTATGATTGAAAAAGACTGTAAAAACATGAGCAATAACGAGCTTAAGTTGTACAAATTATCCCTTGAAAATGAATATGAAGCTATAAAAGCAAAAATATCCGCCCTTGAAGAAGAGTTGGATAAGCTTGACCGAGCATACATCAAGATTGAGAACGAAGAAAAAATAAGAAGAATAGGCTGATAAGATATGGCGGAAGGTTTAATTATAAGAATTGGGCGCGTAACCAATGTAAAAGACCCTCATGGCGCTGGAAGAATACAGGTAAGAACTGTAAAGGACAATGAGATTTCTGATGACAGTAAATTATCGTTCTACAATCCGCTTCTCCCTAAAATGCTGCACATAAAACCTAAGGTTGGCGAACTTGCATTGGTTATATCTATGGCTGTCGGTGAAACACAGCATTCAAACTTTTACATAGCGCCTTTGGTTTCTCAGGACGATAAATTTTATTATGAAGACGATGATAGAGCTCTAGCAGCAACAGAAACCGGATATATTGACTGGGACGTTAACCCGCGCATGAAATCCGGAGTTACAGAAACCCTTTATCCGGCCGATGAAGACATTGCCATAGATGGTCGAAAAGATACAGGAATTCAATTGAAAGATGATGAGGTACGAATTAAAGCTGGCGTTAAAGTAATCAATATTGCCGGTGAACCAAAAAACAACACGAAGAACCCATCTTTCATTTCGCTTAAATATTATCCGAAGAACAATCCGGAAGTTGATGAATTCATGAGTACAGCAACGATTGTGGCGGATAAAATAAACTTAATAAGTCCTGCTGGGAATGACCCGAAAACAGCTCATATTCCAGTAACATATAATTCAGACCCGAACGCGGAAGACAAAGACAATCTTATATCCGATTCGGCCATGAAACAATTATTGGACTGTGCACACAAACTTCCATATGGTGATAAATTGGTTGAGTTTCTGGAACTTTTAAGAACTGCATTTGAAAACCACGTACACCCGTTCCCTACTATTGCCCCTTGTAAAGATGAGAACATGGTAGCACTTAAGGCCTACGAACTCAAAGACATACTCAGCGACAATGTAAGAATCAATTAAAAAGAAATCCTCCTTTTTCTGGAGGATTTTTTATTGAATTATGGTTCCAAGTGTGTTTTCTGCGGATGTCAAATTCTGAATCGCAGTTCCAAACAATTTCATTTTTTCTTCAGGTATTCCGTAAAAAGCACCTGGAACATGTGTAAAGCGTTCAAGTTCCGCTTTTATGTTTTGAATATCACCCATAGTCTGCCTTATGGAGTCAGCATATTTCGGGTTAACAACCATATTTGGTGCGGCAGTGGCTGGAGCCATTCCTGTCGTCGGAGGATTCGTAGGATTATTACCAACTACGCCCTCAATAACTTCACGGATAAGTTTTCGAAGTTCTGTTTCACTTATTCTAATTTTCTGTCCCATAGTTTACTGGTATCTTTCTGTTACATTACTTACAACCCTGAATCTGAGAACCTTCTTATAATATCTGGTCTCTCTTCCGTTCATTACCCTGATGTCAACATAGTAATCATTGGGAATAAGGTCTTCTGTATTGATAATGAAGAAGTTATTAAGGAACGCCCTCTCTACCGGCTGATAATCAATGACGTCAAGGTCACGATTTGCATCCTTGATATAAAGTCTCCATTCTGCACTATCCAAAAGTTGTTTCTTGTTCGTGGTGAATTCCTTTCTGAAATCAACGACAACCTCACGGACCTCGCCTCTCGTAAGTTCCTCCGCATCGTCAATTCCACTTACCTGGGGAACAGTTCTGTCAGGTGTTGCCGACTTGCTTCCCACAGACAGGAAATTATGCATGTCATTGACAACAAATTCTTGCTCAATATCACTGATTGGTTCCCCGTTCAATGAAAGATTGGACCAAACGTCGTAGTGTATCGTCTCTGCCTCAAAATCACACGGGTCCGGGGTCAGTTCAACATAATATGCACCCTTTGTCGCCTGTTTTACTTCATATTCCTTCCCGTCAATTGTGCATTTTACACCCTCATCAAGAGAAGTCGGTGTGCCATCAATCCCAGAATAGAGATAGAGTCTGTTCTTGCGACCGAGGCAGAAGTTAGCCCTGTCATCAGCAATCACATCACAGTACTTGCACTCAACATAAGGGTGGAAGAACGTATTTGTCATGTCGGTGAAGAATGAAACATACTGCTGGACATTGAGTCTCGTCCTTTCAAGGTGTGGGATGAAGGCAAGCATTAGCCCATAGTTCTCACCGCTTTCAAGGCACTCAAACACATATTTTGTAATGTCAATCGCAAGATTTTCAGCCCCGAAATCAAAATGCTGCGAACCAACTATGATACTGTCTTCACCGGCTATGTACTTGTTATATTCATCTACAAGCTTGGAGAACTTATATACGCCACCTTCAAGATTTACCCTTTCCCTTACTTCTGTTTCACCGGACGGCACAAAATGATAGAAATATGCCGGGTGATTCGGGTCAAGTTCAATCCTTCCATAGTCATCCGGAATTATCTTGTCCTTGTCAGCTTCCCAGACACGTGCCCTTTCGGCATAATACCAGTTTGAAGGCATGTTGACGTAGGCCCTGCTGTGATTCGCCTCAAGCCAGAAATCGCTGACATATTCAAATCCCTTTCCAGCATCAAATTCCTGTGGGAGCCTGTAAAGCACAAGGTCAAACGAAGTGGCCCTTTCAACCGGCTCCGTTGCCCTTCTATGTATATTCTTGTCATATGGAAGGCCGTCAACAGAAGAACAGTTGGTCATCTTAAGGGTGCATGTAAGTTTTGACGGGTCGCTGAACGTTCCGTCTGCGATTAGGGAACCAATTTCATTCACGTCAAAATGAATGAGGCCTCTTGACACCTCATTCCCATAGTTTATTTCCAGTATTGGGTTAAGCCCGGTGTTCCAGAGCGAGCCCCTTGTAATGGTATTTGTCTTGTCTAAAAATATGTGTCTGACCATGTTGTATACAATATTCTCCTATAAATAGTCCATAGCTTAGAAATGTATTATTTGGCCAAAAGTCATCTTTTTTCTTACTTTTGGCTATTTATATAATGAGAGCGGCGATTGCCCAAATCACGTAATGCGTGGTCACAAGGTTAGCCGTAAGGGGACTAGGCGCATATGTCCCCTTTTTCTCGTATCTTGACTTCCGGACAAAATCGCTTATATTTAGTTGTAGATTTATTGTGTATGACTAAAAATATTTGTAGCGAAGTTTCTTTGGAAAATCCATATTTCAAATTAAAGATTGGTACGATTAACAAGAAAAAGCCCACCACTTTCTATGTTGAGGGCGGTACATTCATTACCCCCGTTGATGAAGTTGATGAAGATATGTCTTTCAAAGACAGAATGAATATTGTGTATAGCGATATGACGAAGGGGATTATGGCTCTCACTTCAGAGGCAAAGAACATACAGCATTCATTCATTGCAAACATTGACGTGGCTGACGAGAGGATGAAGGTTGGTAAAAAGACATATTTTGCGTTCCAATATTACCTTCATCAGGACGGGGAGCCTGTTCCGTTTACCGAGATAACAGAAAACGGGGACAAATACACGAAAATTGTACTTGACAAGATTGAATATAGCCTCAAAGAAAACGGTTTTGCATTGAGTAAAACGAAGAACTGACTATTTATACGAAAAGTAACGACATGCAAGAATTTTTTATCAGGGTTGGCTCAAATTACCCGGCCTTAAGGATGGAATTAATAGAAGACGGGCGTTATGATTTCCATAAGGCAAAGATAAACAATGCCTTGCAGGACTCAGATGTTGTCTTTTCAATGAAGGATATTGAGACTGGAATTCTGAAGGTCTCAAAGGCGAAGGCGGTCATAAAAAATGCCGACACAGAAGGATGTGAAGACAAGTATGTTGTGGAATATGACTGGCAAACCAGAGATACAGCCAAGCCTGGTATCTACGAGGGTTGGTTTGACATAGATTTTAAGGGAGATGTGGTAGAAGCGGGAGTTGATTACCCATCTGCCGGAAAATTGAGAATTCCGGTCACAGAGGACCTGCTCATTTACGTAAGATAACATAAAACCCAGGCCGCAAGGTCTGGGTTATTCTTTTTATGCGTTCTGCTGAATATCTGTTTGATACCAATTGGCTTCCTCAGCTCTTCTTGTTACAAGTCCAGGGAATTTTTTAGCCCTCGCATCAGATAGATGAGCCCACTTTTCTGGGATTTCTGGATTATTTGGGTTCTGAGCAATCAAGGCCGGAACACCTGTTTTCAAGAAACCGGTTCTTCCATAATTGTAAACTGCACTGACCATCGCATCAAGCTGACCCTGTCCGAGAGTTACCCCGTTCTTGGTGGCCCAGTTGATGACCCAGTTCTTTTCAGCCTCAATTTTGTCTTTGAATAGCTTTTCAAGTTCCGGTTGTGTCCATACAGATTTTACATCTTGCATATACTTTCCATTTGGATGTACACGCAAACCATATCCATATGTTTTTATATTCTCACCATTTACATAATATCCCTGGAGGTCTTTCGGTTGCATTTGATAGCCGAAATCTTTCCTAGTCTCCCATTTACAAATCTGTGAAATGGCATTTTGGCTTATATCTGTTGCCTGTTGTTTTGCATCAGTTTCCATCTTGTCAGTCACTTGTCCCTCCTTATTTTTAACGTTTATGAATATGCTCTTTATCTTGTCAATAAGACGGTTCTGGTCAACATTTTCCACCGCCGGGTTAGTTTGTGCTAACTGACCGACAATTTTAGGAAGCGCAGCAAATCCGATTGTCCCAAGCAAAAGAGCCAGAACTATCTTTGATACCACGCCCTTAAGGCTATCTATCCCAAGAAGCGAACTGATAAAGCCCTCTTCAACTACTTCTTCCTGGATAAGCTGGTTAAGCTGCGACTCTGTAAGGATTACTTTCATTACTCAAATAATTTACTCATTTCTACGAAGTTACAGATGTCCGGACCGATAGTCTCTGGATTATAGGACTTTGCGGATACCTGCTCGTGGATTTTCTTTAAAGTGCTAAGTTCTTCTTCATGGTTACCATCGCTATACTTCTTGATAGCCTCGTCCAAAGAATTTACGCACTCGGTCTTTTTCTTGACGAATACAGTCTCCTCATCACCACTCCTTGCAATCTGGTTGGTGAGCATGTCCTTCTCTTCCTCGTCAGTATATTCGTCCTTGCTGTACTTTGTTACAAGGTCTTCAATGGTCTTGTCAAGGTCGGTCTCTTTCTTGAAGCTGTCTGCGATGTTTCCGTTCTTTTCAACGGCCTCGCGGATGACCTTCACGGCCTCACTGTACTTTACGATGTTCTTCTGTCCAACCTTATTCTCGGCGATGTATTCAATTGCCCCGTCAAGTCTGTCATTCTCGGTGCCAAGATACTTTCCAGCTCCCTCACCAACGACGATATAGCCCTCAGCAACGATTCCGGCGAGTTTTTCCATACCCTCATTGAGTTCCTTCGCCTTGACGTTCCAATTTGTTTCGCAGAGTGTTCCGACGAAATAGTCAAAGTCAATTCCGGAGTGAGCCTTACGAATATTCTCATAAAGCTTGTGGAGCGATGAAAGGGACTTGTTCTCCTTTATAGCCGAGGTGTATTTCTTCATGACAGCCTTTCCTTCTTCTGACTTGAAAAGCTTCGGTGACAGATTTTCAAAGCTCTCTTTAAGATAACCGAAAGTCTTCCCGCCAAGTTCCCTCGCTTCTGCTACGAGATTAAGAACCCTGCGTCTGGTCTCAATCTTCTCATTCACCTTTTCCTGGAGTGTGTCCAGACCGCCAAGGGCTCTGGTCTTCATGATAGCCTCGTCAAGTGATGCTAAATCACTATCTTCAATACCCTTGACCAGCTCAATAATGTCGTCGCAAGCCTGGTTATACGCGCTCAGTTTGACTTCCCTCAGCGCCGAAACGTTCCTGTCAAGTGTGAAGCGTGTGTCTCCCATCTTCTCCCCGGCATCCAATTTCAGCCTCTCTATCTCGCTTATGATTTTCTCTATAATAGTCTCCATAACAGTATTTTTCTGATAAATAGTTGGCTGAGAGCCATTATTCTTCGTCGTTTAACAAATCTTCATCGGAAACTGTATCGCCAGAAAGAGAATCCTCGTCCTCATCATCGTCTGTCGGCAGGTTCTTTAATATATCGTCTTCGCCAATCAGGTTTTCAACCTTTTCAAGAAGGAAGTCAAGGTTCTGTGCTTCCTTTTCACCTTCTTCAAGGATTCCGTAGGCTTCTTCACCAGAATCACCGTCCTTTTCCTTCTGCTTTTCGGTGAGCATGTCAAGGTATTGGTCAATTACGGATTTTACGGTCTTTCTTTCCTGGAGTGGCTGTCCGGATGATGCTGCTGGAGCTGAACTCATATCAGTTGAACCAGTTGCGCCACCGCCTTCCATTTCGCCGCCACCACCGAGGTCCATGTCTCCACCAAGTCCACCTCCGAGGTCACCGCCAAGGGCTCCGCCACCGCCCATCATACCGCCGCCTCCCATGCCGCCCATGCCCTGGTCTTGCTGGGGCTGCATCTGTTGAGGATTATTCATTGCTTCATAGTCACCATAGATTCTGTCAACGGTGTCAAACATTCCAGTCTTCTTGATTATCATAGGAGTCATCTGCAGTTCAGCCGCCATAGCCTTTTCAAGACGGATTTCACCGAGAATGTCCTTAATCTCATTATCACTGAGTTTCAATATGTTAGTTTGTACCCAGTGGAGTGATACCATAGGCATACCGATTCCGGGGTCAGCAAGTGCCTGCGATGCGGTTTGTATTCTCTTGCTAAGGGCATCCAGTTCAAGAGATTCAATCTGGGCTGTAGGAATGTTCATTGCAAGGGAGAAGTTCGTAAGTTCTTCCTTGAAACCGAGGAGATACAGGTGAACCATAGCCACCTTGTTAAGCTCCGCAAGGACGAACTGCTGTACACCCATAATCATACGGGCGAAACGGATGTCAGCGAGAGACAGGTTCTGGCCCTTACCCTGAGCATCCTGGAAGTTGATGAACTGCTTCGGGACACGGATTGCGGCAAATATCTTGTTCTGCATGTATGTGATATCGTCCATTGAGGTGTCGTTGTGAGCCGCCTGCAACGTATCAATAGGGTTCGGTGCGGCTGGGTCACGGACAGGGATGAAGTAGTCACTGGAAACATCAAGGAAGTTCTTTCTGAGGTCAACCTGCCCGGTCATAGGGTCAATGATAGGTGTTCTCTTGAAATTGTTGGCGATGTCCTGCACGAAAGCTGGAACATCCTTGTCATTGATGCCGCCGACGTAAATCTTGAACACACGCCTTTCAATACTTCTGTCCAAGCGATAGATGAGCATCGCGTCCTCCATCATTGACCACATTCTCCATGCACGTCTTGCCTTGTGGAGAAGCGATACGCCGTAAGGGAGGAAGAATGAGTCGTTAAGGAGGCGGAAGTGAGCCACCTGCCATTCACTGTAAGAAGTGTCCTGGTTCATTCCGGCATGGACAAACCTCACCTCGTCGGGTTTAAGGTCTTCGCCAGCATTAATCATCTGGCCACCACCGTAATACCCACTGAGACCACCCTCGTAGCGGTCCGTCTCGTAAACTGAAAGCTGTCTCCAACCCGCGATACCGTTTTTCGTGACATTAAGGAGCATGTAATGGTTACCGTACTTTACCATTCCACGGGTAATCATACGGAGAGCTGTTGAGATTTGAAGCCTGTTATAGAAAAGGTCTTCAAGTATGCTCTTGATTCTCTTTGATTTTGATGAGATTTTCAGCAGCTGGTTGTCGCTGGAAAGGTTACACACCTCGTCAGCGATGATATCAAGGGCCGTACCGATTTCTGGCACACCGTCCATAAGGTCGCAGTCGCGGTACATAAGCTTCACGGCGGTATAGCTCGCAAGGCTCTCCATATTGTTTTCAACCTGGGCCCTCTGCCACTGATATGCAAGATACTTCTCCTGCTTGTATTGGTTCAACTTTCTCTCATATTCCGCCTTGTCATTCGTAGCAAAAAGCACCTCGTTGCCCGGAAGGGTCGTGGACAGGAATTGATTGTCCCCCACAGCATCCGGCTTGTTGATACCCATGATACTTGAAAGGTTCTGGAAAATTGTCTTTCCGTTATTCGGCATATTGTCTACGTTCTAATATATTATTCCGTTAAAATATAGCGTTTCTTCCCTACAAAGGAAAGATTACACCTTACTGTATAAATAGTTGAAGCATTGAATAAATAATAGGTCACAAATCTTCTTGATTTTACGTTTTGCAACGAATGAAGACTATTTATAATAAAAATGATTTAAGCTATGGCAGTATATTTGCATTTATTTGAAACTGAATCACAATTCCGGGATAAAAGAATAAACGATTATTACGAACCTTGGGTGTCGTTGACCGAAGAAAGCAATGACAGGGTGGATTATAACAAGACTGAATATGAAAAAGCGCCAGAGACTCCGCTGACGTTTGAGATTACAAGAAACGGAGAAATTCATTGGACTTCAACACACACCGCATACACAAGAACAATTCAATACAAAAAGAATGACAGTGATTGGACCAGCATCACGAGTTCAACCGGCGGAACTAACATAAGTGTTGTTTCTGGGGACATAGTACAGTTTAAGGGAGATAACAATAGATATTCTTCTGGAAATAGTTCTATTTTAAGTGACTATCGCAGGGCTGTTTTCTCAGGGACAACCTGCGGGTTCAAACTCAAGGGTAATATCATGTCACTGATTAACAGTAGGAGTTTTAAGACTTTAACTACTTTAACTGGTGAATTGAATTTTTATCATCTTTTTGAAGGATGCACTGGGCTCACTGATGCAAGTAATCTGGTCCTACCCGCAACTACACTTCGCAAGAATTGTTATACCGGTATGTTTTTGGGCTGCACAAGTCTCGTTACTGCCCCAGAATTACCCGCTACGACATTAGTGACTGATTGCTATAACAGTATGTTCTACGGTTGTACAAGTCTCACCACGGCACCTGAACTTCCTGCTACGACATTGGCGGACTCTTGCTACTACCATATGTTCCAAGGTTGCACGAGTCTCACAACAGCCCCTTCGCTTCCAGCGACGACATTGGCGAAATATTGCTACTGCTATATGTTCCAAGATTGCACGAGTCTCACAACAGCCCCTTCGCTTCCTGCTACGACTTTGGTGGGCTATTGCTACGGCAATATGTTCCAAGGTTGTACAAGTCTCACAACAGCACCTTCGCTTCCTGCTACGACTTTGGTGGGCAATTGCTACTACGAGATGTTCTACGGTTGCACGGGTCTTACCACTGCTCCGGAGTTGCCTGCTACGACATTGGTGGGCTATTGCTACTACGAGATGTTCTACGGTTGCAC